TTAAAACATTTCTACATGTTTCCTATACTGCAACGGTGTCACACCTGTGCGCTTTCGGAACTCCTGTATAAAGTTTCCCAAATTGTTGAAGCCGCATTCCAGACAGACTTCCGTCACCTGCAGATCCGTCTCCTCCAGAAGGCGCTTCGCCTGCCTGATGCGGTATGAGTTGATGTACTCTATCGGCGAATGCCCGATCGCCTTTCTAAAAAGCCTGCAAAAATACTGCTCGTTCAGGTTTACCTGTCCGGCAAGGTCCGAAATATAGATTTTACTGTGATAATTCTCCTCGATAAACAGGAGCGCGGTCTTAATACTCTCCACACGCTTGTCGAAATTTCTTTCTACGGTCATAAAAAGTCTGTGCTCGGACAGTGTCGCAAAAATATGGAGCAGAGACGACTTGACATACAATTGACTAGTTAAGTCACTTATCGTCGACCCACAGTCTCCCGAAGAACGCGATTTCCCATCGTTCCCTTCCTCCGGGACTGCTTCTGCAATCTTTCCAAACACATGCATGATATGTAAAAAAGACTGGCGCAATGATAAAAATGCAGGATGATGCGGCGTGATACGGCGCGGAAAGAGCAGTTTCCCGTTCTGAATCGGCTTCATCAGGGAAATCTGCGCCTCGTCGCGGGAATCAAAACCGAGAATACCGGGCGAGAAAACAACGGCGTCCTCCCAGTGCCTTTCCACCGTCTCGGAGATAATGCCGTGCAGTTCTCCGGGATTGATAAAATAAAAACATTCAGATTGGATTTCAAAAGACTCCATATTGATTTCAAGCCGGAATCCACCTTCTGAAAAATAGAGGATTTCGATTTCATCATGCCAGTGATGTTTCACTAAAACGCCCTTTCCCACAGAATGCGTGCGATAAACCGCACAGGGCAGCGACTTTGTGCCATGCGAACAGATTTCTTTTAAAACAATGGGCTGCTGCTCCATGATAGACCTCCTTGATGATATTGACTCACTGTTCAATACAGGCTACAATAATATATAGGAAATATTGATTATCATTTATTAACAGAAAGGTTGTGATAATATGAATATGACAGAGGTCGCAAGACTGCTTTTGGGGTTACGTGCCGCCGGATGGACTGAAAAGGAAATCAACGATTTTGTCCTATACATTGAATCAGGCGAAGAACAATATAAGCCTACCGCTAAATGTGGGAAGACAGAATAAATCTAAGGAAAATAAGGAAAGTATTGAGAACGTTACATTCCCAATACTTTCCTTTTTTCGTTATTTACTATCCTTATTTGGCATAATGTGTAACTCTTTTCTTGAAAGCATTGATTTTAAACGCTTATAGAGACTACATTTTCTATTTTCTATATATTTGCACCAATGTTGCACCACTAAATATCGCAATTCATTTTATTCATTTCCGAAAATATTTGCTCATCAGTGACATGCACATACAAGTCCATCGTAGTACTGAGAGTCGAATGTCCTAATATTTTTTGTAAAGTTTTTGGCTGGACTCCGTTTTCAATGCATCTGGTTGCAAATGTGTGCCGCAACGAATGCATATAGCAGTGTTGAAATTCTTCGTATAAGCCATTTTGTGCATTATACTGTCGATCAAAATTAATATTTTTTACTATCCTAATCATCATTGATCTGAATGTTGACGCACCTACTGGATTGCCATTGACTGTTGTAAACACCAAACCATCCCAATAACTATTCCAATTCTTACTCTTCATTCTCAATTTACATTGTAACATTTTTTGATTATTTAGAATTGATACAGCTTCATTAGTTAATGGAATTTTTCTTTTACTCTTTTTTGTTTTAGGTGTCCCAAAATAAAACCCACCTTTTTGTGCATCCTGTAAAATAGTGCGTTGCACATTTATAACTCCATTTTCAAAGTCCACATCGCTCCATTTCAATCCACCAACTTCTCCAGCTCTTAATCCAGTTTCTAATACCAAACAATATGCATTATTATATAGTGTGTTTTTCGCATACTCTTTAAAAATTTTTTGTTCCTGTCGAGTTAATACTCTTCGCTCTTCATTATCATTGTCTCTACGCTTTAATTTCAAATTTTCTGCTGGATTTTTCTGCAAATAATCATTTTCAACAGCACCCTTAAATAATGCATGTAATGTTATTTGTGTCAACTCCATAGTTCCATTAGAATATCTTCCACTATCAAACATATTATTTAGTATTTTTTGACAATGAAGTTGCCTTATGTCTTGTAATTTTATAAGACCAATTTCATTTTTGATATTATATTCATATCTTTGTTTATAATTTTTTGTTGTATTATCTTTTACAATACCATTTTTAAAATTTTCAATCCAGTAGTTATACCATTCATCAACTGTCATATCTCCTGTCGCAGTAATGGAGTCTAAATATCTTTGTTCATTAAGCCATGATCGTGCTTCTGTCACTTTCACAAAATTTTTTTCACTTCTTTGTCCATTAAATCTTGTAAACCTAGCTTGATATCTACCATCCTTTCTTTGATTTAATCCAACACCAAGTTCCTTTCCTTTAAGGTCTTTTCCCATAAAAATATCCTTTCTAGCAAAAGACCAAGCCCTATTTATTATATCACAGTGCTTGGTCTATGTAAAATTTATTATATATAAGTGTTTTGTTCTAAGTACTTTTCAAATATTATTCTTTTAATTAGTATATTTCTACCATTAAATAAAACAAATTTACATCCCTCTTCATTTACCAATTGATATAATTTGTCTCTTCCTATATTAAAATATTGGCTAGCTTCTTCTACTGTAAGATTGAATTTTTCGCTGATAGGAATATACAATTTTGACTTTTTATTGTTTTCCTGTACTTCCATGTCCACCTCTATCTTTATTATTAAAACTTTTTACTTCATCAAAGACAATCTTCGGCTGGTTCTCCATAATGCGGAACTGGCATATGCGGTCGTTTACATGGATCTGCGTGTCACGCACTGCATAGACCGGCATAAACCACTGGTCGTTGTCTCCATTGTACGAGCAGTCAATCACACCCTGGTGATTTGTCTGTATAATGCCGAAATTTTTGAAAGTGGAGCTTCTCGGCACCACATGGGCTTCATAGCCTTCCGGCAGCTCCATGGCAACCCCCAGAGGGATCAGCTTAAATTCACCCTTCCTGAGATCAACGTCCTCCGCCGCCCGCAGATCAATCCAGTCCGACTTTCCGTCTATGTAAGCCAGTTTTTCAATTTTATCCGTAAAATATTTAATTTTGATTATCTCGTTCATTCTTTTTTCCTCTTTCCTTTATAATCACATGGAATATATTGTCCCCAAAAATACATTTTATCTTTTACTTTGCAATATACAGTCACTCTCGCCTTATCTTCATCGTCAATTATTGATTGAGGACATTGTTCACATTCACTCGTAATTATCATACTTGCCATAATACTATTTCACCCTTTTGTAATGATCGTTGAATGTCGATAAGTCTTTGATTATCGCTACCTCTGTATTGGAGAGTCAGGTCACGTTTGGAATCTATGTATTTACCATCTACTAGTACATCACATTGACAAAATATTGCCTGACGTAATGCCTCACAATTCACATTATTTATGTAACTTGTACCATATTCATATTTCATTATTTCTTCATACGTAAATCCTGTATATAACCAAACAGATTTTTTCGGACTTGAAAGACGGATTCTATTGACTAGATCTAATACATCGTCAAGGTTTTCTTCTGCCAGAGGCTCACCGCCGAGGATACTGATCCGTTTAATATATGGTCGGTTTGCTAGTTCCAAGAATTTATTTTTTACTTCTTCTGTCCATTCTTTACCACCATTAAAATCCCATGTCTCAGGGTTGAAACAGTTAGGACAATGAAAGTGACAGCCTTGTACGAAAAGGGCGACTCCTATGCCCTCTCCATTTGACAAATCTAAACTACGAATTTGTGCATAATTCATTTCTCTATAGCCTCCTCATTTTGAATCCTATTACTTCCAATCAACTCATATCGCACTCCTTCGTAATCTGATTCAACAATTCCATAGACTCTGTTATAAATAAAATTGTGTGTTAAATTATGTTCTTTTTCATATTTTCCAATGCCATATTCAATTTTTTCGCTCCCATCTTGTGAAATGACTTTAAAATAAACAGTATCTTGTTTATTATTTGCCTGTTCCTCCCATGTTGCCCATGTTATATTATCCTTCGTGTAATCCAGATTAACATCAATTCTTTCTAATGTTGTGTTATGTATTCCATATCGTTCTACATGTTCTATAAATGATTGATACATACAGTCATAAAAATCAACGAATAAAATAAATTCGTCTGACTTGATTCCTCTTCCACCATATATAGGATATTTTTCATTATTAGGATTAGTAGTTCTGTCTCTCATATTTGCCCATCTACTTCTAAATTCATCAATATATTCTTTGTTATCTATATTAAGCGAGCAATACTTATGATTTGTTCCTTTATGATTGTAAATATTTGAATACGCCATTTGTTTTATACGTCCGCATTTATTACACTTACATAGAAATAATGGTGATTTATTTTTTGAATTTGATTTCCCAATATATGAAATAATTTGAATGTCATCTATTGTTAGACCGATTTTTTCATTGTATACTTTTTCACCACAATTCTTAGCATTATGAAAATATATACATCGTTGAATATTATCAATTGGAAGATACTTTATATTTCCACATGTTTTACAACGTATTTTGTAAAGCTTTTTGTTACTTAAAGAAATATTATCTGAACTACATAAAAATTCATAATCTCCTTCTAGTTGATTTGTTTTAAAATAATCTTCTTTACAAGTTTTAACTGAATGAAAATTTCTACATCTTCTAAAATCTCCTGTTTTAATTTTTCTTTTATGCTTGCAAATATTACATTCTACAACGCAATATCCATCGCCAATCTCAATGACAGTATAATCATCGTGATTTTCACCAACATAAACAAAATTTCTTATTATTAATCACCTTCCTTGTATTTATGATCGTCTAAATGCACCCACCGATCCATAATTTCCTGTGTTCTGCCCTGATTCCAGTAATGACTACCAATGTAACCACAGGTACGCCTTGCTATATTCATTTTATCTTGATCACGATTCTTACAATTTGGACATTCCCATATGAGTTCATCATTATCTTTTACAATCTGAATTTCTCCATCATATCCGCATATTTGACAATAATCTGATTTTGTGTTTATTTCTGCGTACATGATATTTTCATATATAAACTTCATCACTTCTAATAAAGCTGGAATGTTATCATTCATATTGCTACTTTCAATATAAGAGATGGCTCCTCCAGGACTCAACTCTTGGAACTTACTTTCTATTTCAAGTTTTGCAAATGGATCAATTTCTTCTCTGACATTTACATGATAAGAATTTGTAATGTAATTTTTATCAGTTATACCTTCAACCACACCAAATCTTTTCTGTAAGCATTTCGCAAATTTATATGTAGTTGATTCAATTGGTGTTCCATATAAACTATAATCAATACATTCTTCTTTCTTCCACTGATTGCACTTATCATTTAATGCTCTCATAATCTTCAATCCAAATTCAGTACCTTCAGCATTATCAGTATGTGATTTACCAGTCATATATTTTACACATTCATATAAACCTGCATATCCAAGAGATATTGTGGAATATCCATTATGTAATAACTCATCTATTGGCTGATGTTTATTTAACCTTGCTAATGCTCCATATTGCCACATAATAGGGGCTGCGTCAGATAAAGTTCCTTCCAATCGTTCATGACGGCACTTGAGAGCTTTATGACATAATTCTGTACGCTCTTCAAACAGTTCCCAGAATCTATCAAAATCTCCTTCAGATGAAAGTGCTAAGTCTACCAAATTGATTGTAACGACACCCTGATTGAATCTTCCATAAAACTTAGGCTGACCATTCTTATCATGCCATACTGTCAAAGCGGATCTGCAGCCCATTACAGGATACATATTCCCATTTTTCAATCTCTTCATTACCTTCTCTGACATAAAATCAGGAACTAACCTTTTTGCTGTACACATTGATGCAAGTTCTGTAAGATACCAATATTTACTGTCCTCATGGATATTATCTTCTTCCAATACATATAACAACTTAGGAAATGCAGGTGTAATATAAACACCTACTTCATTTTTTAATCCTTCAATTCTTTGTACTAACATTTCATGTATAATCATTGCCAGCTCTTCTTTATACTCTTTTGTCTCTCCAATATACATGAATACCGACAAAAATGGAGACTGCCCGTTTGTATTTGTCATAGAATTTAACTGATATTGAAATGTTTGTACACCATCCTGAATTTCTTTCTGCAAATCTTTTTTTGCCCATTCAATAGATTCTTTACCAGCAAATCCCCATGATAAATATTTTTTTAGATATCTGTTGTAGCTATCTCTAACAAATGGAGCTAAATGTGTCAGTGTAATTGTTGCACCACCATACTGAGAAGAAGTAACTGCTGTAATAATCTGCGTTGCTATTGTCATAGCTGTTAAAAATCTATGAGGTTTTTCAATTAGTGTTCCGTTAATAACTGTTCCGTTCTGTAGCATATCCTCAAGGTTTATTAAACAACAATTATGCATATGTTGAGCAAAATAATCTGCATCGTGAAAGTGAATAATTCCCTCGTCATGTGCTTGTACTACATCTTCTGGAAGTAAAAATCTTCTTGTAATATCTGTACTTGTAATACCTGCCAAATAATCCCTCTGAGTCGTTACTACTGATGCACTTTTATTAGAATTTTCTGAGTTCCAATAATCATTTACACCATCAATCAATTCAAGAATACTTCTATCAGTTGTATTGCTTTCTCTGACCAGCTTTCTTTTATATCTATATTCTATATACTTTGTAGCAACATCTTTTCTTGTGCTTGCCATGAGTTTATTAACAACTTCATCCTGAACCTCTTCCACACTCATATTCTTATTCAAAGATTCTATGTGATTAGCAATGTCTCTGGCTTTTTCTTTTGCATAAGTAGTTTCTTCACCATCAACATCAATAAATGCTTTTAACACAGCTATCTTGATTTTTTCTTTATCAAATTTAACCTTGCGTCCGTCTCGTTTTTGTACTGTCAATAACCATTCCTCCGTCATCCATTATCTTTCATCAACTAATTCTTCCAAAACTCCACCAACTTCAGCTACAATAATTCCTATTGCAAGCGGAACAACCGATTTATTTAAAAGGGCAACAATACCACCGATAACCCTAATCGCTGATTTACCAAGACTAATAAATAAATGTCCTTTACTGTTCATTTTCTTTAATCTCCTCTGCAATTTTATTCGCTATAATTTCACAATCAATCTCACTGGATGTAGCAAAATTATAAGTAATATGCATTGTGCCTAACGCATTAATAATCTGTTTTCTAACTTCTAATGCTTCTTCTTCGTTCTGGAATCTTCCTTCGTCCTCGTATGTATGTTTTCTTGTAAGAAGATAGTTTCTATTCGCATATGAATTAAATACATTTAGAACAGTGCTATTAAAATCTTCTCCTAGTGTTTCGTCATTGTTATATACAATACAAAGAATCAACGGTGAATCTACCACCATGACCTGAACTTTATCTCTTACTCTTCCCATCTTGAAAGATTGCTTACCAAATAGATATTCCTGATGTTTGAATACTTCTCCATTATTTTCATACACCTTATCTTTTGCAAACTCAGAAACATACTCTGCATTTATGCCTTTTCTTTTCAACCTTGCTGTAATATCCATAGCAGCCGTACTTTTACCTGCCCCTGGCTCACCGAATAAATTTATGACTATTGTGTTCAATTAGTGTATTCCTCCGCTTATTTTTTTTACTATATTTATATAAAACTCCACCAACACCATTCCCAAGCATCAACATAATAAGTGCAATAATTTGACTCTCATCATAAATAGACATATATGCAAATGCTCCAATATCAATAATCGCCATTCCAATTACATTGATTAAAAACTGTATTTCTATCACATACTTCCTCACCCAATGAAACAGGCAATTTATTTCCAACCAAAATCCCTCCGAAAATTATGTATATCACCTTACTATGAAGCCATAATAACCGTATACTAATTCGCAGTACCTTCCTTTTATCAAAATACATGCTTTACTTTTCGAACATTTGTTTGTATAATATTTTCATACCACACAAGTAAGGAGTAACCATTATGTCATCTACAAATTATGAACCTGTTTCTATCATTGCATCATTTGATACAGAAGGACATATTCGTCCACTATATATTAGAGTTAATTCAGAATCACTCAAGGTTCATTCTTGCTGGTTAAAGCCATCCTTCCGTGGAACAATCGAATTTCAATGTAAAGTAATTGATAATGATTGCTTAAAAGATGTAAATATCATATATAGACAATCAGATAATATATGGTCGTTAGTAAAAGATTATATTACATGATCAACTATACTTCTGTGTACCTCCAAAACATTCTCTTTACATCTTCGTTACAAAACGCGTCATCAACTGTGCATCTGTTCCTGTTACAATATTCATCAACATATTTTCTAAAATTTGAATTATGCTGATACTCATTTTTTATCAAATTTTTCATGCTACTCACCTCTTCAAATTACCTTTTCCACCATCACGTAAATTTAATATCCAATATACTACAGAATCATCAATGTTTGCGTGTGTGGTTACTCTTTGTGTGTTGCTAATTACATATTCTTCATCGCCAAGCGTAGCCGTTATAAAACCATCTGACTTACTTAACAGTTCTTTGGCTAACGCATGGCTTGTATTAATTATTTCTGAAATTTTCGTTATCTCCATTCGTTTTAATTATATCGATCCACATAATATCTGTAGATGTAATCTATTGCACGTTTCATAGCATCTTTGCCAATCTCGAATCTATCAATCTGCTCAATCTTCCAAGGATGAATATTTTTTACTTCTGAATTATCATCTATAAATCCAATAACGGGTTTACCACTTATGAATGCATATAAAATTTCATCGCTTGTTCCTAATGAGCTATGTAAATCTCGAAGGTTACATAATACTATATCTGTTTCTCTAACCATTCTGAGATCAAATCGCATAACTTCAGACTCAGATTTGTGATAGTTCTTGCCAATTTCATAAAAGTCAGTTGGAGACACAACAGTAATGTTGTCATATAGTTTCCTAACATATTTCTTTGCATCATCTCTCCATTTCTTAGGATAATCATTCTGATCCGTATTGAAATAGCAAGACATTGCACCTGCAAGGTAAATTGTTTTATTCAATTCTCATACATCCTTTCTGTCTCTAAGATTTCTTTTACAACATCATTAATATTAGTTCCTTCATTATTATCAACTACAAGATTTACTTCTCTCTCTAATCCTAAAAACATTGCGGAATCCCTCTCAACTCTTGCAGCAATTTCATTCTTATCATCAAAAGTAAATTCATTGACACCACATCTGTCTATGTATCTTTTTACTCTTGTGCCAAGACTTGCATTTACAAGCACAGTGAAAATATTATCATTGGGGCAACTCTGTTTAAGTTGTCTTAATCCGTTTGGTGTAAGTACAACTACTTTATTGCCATCTGCATAATCAGATTTCAAAGTTCCATATAATCTGCCTTGCGAATATTCATCATATTCTGCTAATACACCTGTATTTATCATTGCGGTAAAAGTATTATTCTCTGTAAAATAATAGTCTTTTCCATTTTCTTCGCCAGTTCTAGGCTGTCTCGTAGTGTATGAAATAATCTTTTCAAAGCCATGATGTGTTGCTAATTCATTTTCAATTGTGGACTTCCCTGATCCAGAAGCACCTAGTAAAACAATGATCATATATGTATTTAATTCTCCTTTTTCTGTACTCTTCCACAAGATTTTTTCTCTGGACAATAGCCAATATAATCACATTTGGGAACAAACAAGTTATCTACAATCCATGCCCATTCATCAGATACTTTATATAATGCAGTACGAATATCTCCAAATAACTTTCTGTATTCGTGATATGCTCTACTACACATGCGTTGATGTGACATATCAACAAGATTACGCAAATTACGTTTATCTACAATTTTCGTAGTCATTCCTAATGGAAGTAATAATGCTGAATCCTCTCTTGGTGTTCCTATATCTTCTAACTCCACAAGTGCTTTATTAATTTGATGAATTGCTTCTGTATAAATTTCATATCTCTTTTCATCGTTTCTAACACTTTCGGGGACAACATAATTGAAACCATGCTCATAATCTATGTATCTTGTACTTGCTTGTAGGCGTGTTGGAGATCCGCCAAGATGTGTATACCATTCACGAATAACTCTTGCTGAGTATCCATCAAGTATCATTTCTACATTTACGTATTCAAGAGTTCTTCCGTGATTAGACATAATACAATCCATTCCACGTTTATAATTCTTTATATCATCAAAAATATCAGCTCCCCAGCAAATACCTGCTCTTTTACCAATCAAAGTGATTGGCTTTTTAGTTGTTTCCTCTAAAATAATTACATTTCCCATATCTATACCTCAAACTTTCTCATATCTTCGATAAACGATGAAATAACACTTCTATTCTTATACAAACTCGCCCATAATATCATTAAATCTTTTAATCTCATATGGATCGCTACTATGTATTTCTACATCTACTGGTTTAGATAAGTCGATGGTCAGAATTCCCAAGGCAGACTTGCCGTCAACCACGTATCTCCCTCGAATCACATCAATTTCGCTCAGAAATTTTGAAGTTTCATTTGAAAACTTTCTTGCCTTTGCAAAATCATTTAAATTTACTGTTAATCTTGTATTCATATTATTGATCCTCCTTCCAATATTTATAAAAATTGTGTGCACCATCTTCAAATATTTTTTTATAATTCAAAGTTTCATTGCTATCAAAAAATAAGCATTCATCAGTAGTATCACCAATCATAAAAGCATATTCACATGCAAGAATTGTATCTTCTGTTGCTTTTATATCTTTGATTGAAAACTGGTCTTCTACCAAAACTTCTGATAATAAATCAGGAAATCTTTCATGTTCTAAACGATTATAAATAACATTTACTACATTAACTTTCTGTATAAAATCATCAGAGTCTCCAATCTCTGCTTGCACTACTTTGAATAGTAAATCTAATTCTTCTTCATCAAAATAGTCATAAATAGTTTCTGGTGGATCTACTATTTCTGCATATTTTTCAATTATGCATTTATATCAAATAAACCATTCACGCTTATCTTCAATATTTGATAATGATTCCATTTCATCATAAAAACCATCCATCATTATCTGTTCTAAACTTTTTGTATCAATAATTTCTTTTGTTTCAGTAGTTACTGGTTTTTCTGTTACAAAAACAAGTTGAACTTCTTTTATTTCTGACTCATTATTTTCACTTGCTTTTACTAAAAATGGTGAAACTAAAGAAGCCAACATAAATGTCAGTAAAATAATAGCCGTTATTCTCTTTTTCATAAGTCTCCTCTAATTTGGATTTTTCGTTGATGTGTTTACGAGTTACATATACTATTTCTACATTTAAGATGTGATCATCTGAACAAATTCACCTTCGCTGATAATTGGTATTCCTAAATCATGAGCTTTCTTATTTTTGCCTGATGTACTTGCAACATCGTTATTGATTAAATATGATGTTTTAGCAGACACAGAACCAGATACTTTTCCTCCGTTTCTTTCAATAACTGAAACCAATTCTTCACGATTCTTATATGCTTTTAAACTACCAGTGATTACAAAAGTTTCACCTTCAAGCACTTGCTTTACATTACCATTATTATCTGACTCTCTAAAGTCAAATTCCCCAATTAACTCAGCAATCCATCCATAATTATCTCTGATGAAAACCTTCATTGAGTTATTCATTGCATCTCCAAAATCATCTAATTTAGTAAAGTCATAACTATGGCACCAAATATCATAAAATTCTTCTGCTTGATTATTAAATTCTTTTGCAATAACTTTACTTGCTGTTCTACCAATCAGAGGAATACACAGTCCATAAATAAATCTATCCAATGTAGTATTTCTACTTTTCTCAATGCTTTCTAAGAGTTTATCTACTGATTTCTTTCCAAAACCATCAAGTTTGTACATCTCTTCTTTATAGTCTGATAAATAATAAATATCTTTAAATGAATTTAACCACCCTAAATCAATAAATTTCTGTAATGTCTGCTCAGATAATCCATCAATATTGATTGCGTTCTTGCTTACAAAATGTGATAGTTTACCAAGTAACTTTCCTTTACAGTTTGGATTAGTACATACGAGAATCTCTGTGTCATTATCTTTAAGTCTTTCTGTATTCCACCCACAAACAGGACAAACACCTGGAATGCAAATAGATTCTTTTACTGATACACAATTCATTTTTTCTGCATATTTTATCTGAGGAATAATCATATTAGCCTTATAAACACCAATTTCCTGATACTTTGATACAATTCCCAAACTTTTCATAATTGAAATATTATGAAGTGAAGCTCTTTCAACCATTGTGCCATCAATCTCTACTGGTTCAAATACTGCTGTTGGAGTTAAAACACCCGTCTTGCCCATCGTAAATTCTACATCTAACAATCTTGTAGGATAAATGTCATCATAGAATTTATATGCTAACGAATGTTTTGGGTGGTGTCCTGTCGTTCCTAATGATTCTCCATAAGAAATATCATTGTAAGTCATAACCAATCCATCTATGGGACATCCTAATTCTTTTGCAGTATTTTTCAAAAGTGCTACTCTGTTTTCAACAGTATCTTCAAAATAAATAATGTATGGTACAATATCGAAACCTAATTCTTTTACTTGCTCTAACTTCTTAGCAAAATATTTATCATACTTTGAATCTTCAATTTTCGGAACTTTCCATGCTATAAATTTAATATGTCTCTGTGCCGCAATATTACTATCCAACTGCCTAACTGAACCACTTACAAGATTTCGTGGATTCTTATATTTTTCATTCTCAGGAAGTTTACTGTTAATCCTCTCAAAGTCACCATATGTAATAATAGCTTCACCTTCAACTTCCAAATGTCCTGTATAATCTATATGTATTGGAATGTTTTCAAACACCCTTGCATTATGGGTAATAATTTCTCCCTCTTCACCATTTCCACGAGTCTCCGCCTGAATCAACTCACCATTCTCATAAGTAAGCAGTACAGTTAATCCGTCCATTTTACACATAAGTAAGCAATCTTTATCACTAGCAAATTTCTTTAAATCATCTACTGACTTTGTTTTATCAAGTGAAAGCATAGGATGCGAGTGTTTCACCTTTTCAAGTTTTGACTTGGCTTCATATCCAACTGTATGTGTTGGTGAATTAGCCATTACAATATTTGTTTCTTCTTCCAGTCTTTTTAATTCATCAAATAAATCATCATATTCATGATCTGAAATTTCTGATACAGAATTGTTATAATATGAATCTCTGTAGTGATTAAGCTGATGAGTTAATTTCTTTATTCTTTTTAATTTATCCAATCACATTCCTCCTATAATTTAGTAACAAATTCTTTGAATTCCTGTAACTTATCTTCTCCAATTAGAATATCAAAATAACAGTATTCTTTACCTTTGATAATGCACCAAATTCTTTTTATTTTTTCTGATAAAGACATTTTCCCCTTATTCTGTGCAATATAGAAATTGTCGCTCACAAGTTGTAATGACATATCATTATCTACTCTTTCTGCTTTTAAAACAATCCCATTACCACAACCACAAGTACAAAATGTTATGAACTCATTTTGTTTCAATTTTCATATTCTCCTTCCATTAAAACACACAATTCATCTACACATATAAATGATATTTTCTACCTATCTGATCAATTATTTCTGAATCCATTGGTTTGAATCCTATCACTGTTAATGTTCTACCATTTTCTTCGGGTTCTAACTCTGTATGGCAATTGTCACAAATTAGCCAGAAGTCTTTTCCTTCCTTCATATCTAATTCTTCTGCCATAGTTTTAGCTTTTAAAAGTTGATTCTTGTTTTTTGCTTGAAGAATACACTTTGTAAATTCTCCATTGAGCCATTGTTCATATAAATCATTTTCAATCCTAAATTTAGATTCGTATTCACCTTGACATGCGAGCGGATGACTATTATTTCTAATCATCCATATTAAAAATGCCATGCTCCCATGAGATACTTGTGCTGCTAACTTTCCAGGACTCATATTTAAATCTTTACGAGCAATAATTATTTGCTTATACATTACACATCTCCATTTTCTCTGTTATTGGCTTTAACAACATTAAAACCTTCTGGATATCTTGCTTTCAACTTATCAATATTAATTTGCATAATTTCATCCAAATTAAATCCACATGTATGACATATAAGAGCTATATACCACATTACATCACCCAGTTCTTTTTCTAAATGCTCTCTGTCAATTCCTTTTTCATGAAAAATTCCTTTCTTTACTAAATCAGAAACTTCTCCAGCTTCTCCTGTAAGTCCTAAGACACCATTTAAAAGTGCTGCTGTTTCATAAAAAGTAGCACTCATAACATTTGAAGATAAGCGATTCATTGCATAGCCATCATACGTTCTCATTGCTAATTCCTGATATTCTTTACCATTCATTTCTCTTTTTACCTCCGTTGAAATTTAGTACAACTTTTTACCACATGTGGGGCAGTTATACAAACAAAACTCGCTTTTTTCTTCGCCCTTTACAGCTAATTTATAATTTCTCCCATTATTATCACAGCAGATTAATAAACTTCCCATTCCCAAACTCTGTTGTAATTTTACATTTACTTTATCAAATGTTTTATAATTACATGTACTACACATCCATTAAATCCTCCTTTGAAATTGCGATTTCAAGACTATTTCTGTTCTAAACTTTCTGCATATTCCTTGATTTTATCTACATTACTTTTCTTTGTTCTAATACAAATTTCTACATATGAGTCAACATTTTTTAAATATTCTTTTACATTTTCAATGTCTTTATCTAAATCCAAATCCTTCTCGTCACAAATATCCTTTATCTTGTAATAAAGCATATCTCCGTCTTCGTTTAAATCCCAACTACAATCTGCAACCTCATCTTCAGAATATATTTCTACAGAAAGCTCTCCTTCTACTTCGCTATGTTTACCATCCAACTCACCAACATAAATACCTCTTGCGTTTTCATTATTCTCTGAATCATATTCATCTAAATTCGTCTTGATTTTTTCATATAGACTTTTTGAAATAACTATATCCTCTTCATAGGTAGCTCCGCTATAATATGCCTCAGCATAAACATTTAATTTTACAATATCCATAATCACATTCTCCTTTATTTTTTCTTTGAAAGACTTGATTTATTGCCATAATTAATATCTACCACTACGCAGTCTATCATATAAATATCCCATCTCATCAAATGCCTTGTACATATTCGCATTCGTCTTTGATAATTCATCGCACAATTGAGCAACTTTGGAATCTGAAAGAATTTTAGAAAACTCTTTTAATTCGTCTATATGGGGAACAGCTAAACTAGATAAACTATCCACCATATTCTTCACATCTGGCATTGATCTATAAGCATCAAGCAAATCTTTTAAGTGTTTATTTTCTGATTTCTGAATATCAACTTCTGCTTTTAATTTTCTATTCTCTGTTTCTAATTCAATATTCGTTGTGTCATTAGATACTTTGAATTTCAAACCTGAAAGTTCATTTCTTAAATCATCATTTTCTTTCTTGATTTTCTCAATACTTATATCTTTTGTATCTCTTAATTGTTGCTCTAATACTGAATATTTCTCATTCATTTGTTCCAACTTGAATTGTAAAGTTTCCGCTTGGATTCTTAATTTTTCATTTTCAAGTTGTAATTCATAATTACTTTTCCTATTTTCTTCGTTTTTATTTCCAAACATATGTATTCTCTCCTATTTTATTTGTTTTTTATACCAATGAAAGCGTGGTTTTAAGACTGGTTATAATTCATCTCTATAATATTCCAACGCTTTAATAGTAATTTTCATTAAATCATGTTGATGCTTTGCCTTCTTTTGATGAGCTAATGTATTTCCTTTATTCTGTTTTAATCTATATATTCTACATCTTGCCGATTCAATAGCTTGTTCTATCAAATCATATTCATGATTATATGATGAACACTTTTTGCATGATTTAATGTAAAATTTTCCTTCCCAATGACATCTATCAGGGGGTATATTATCATCTCCAACTGGATATCCCATATCACATTTCCACATCGGTATTCACCTTCTCTCATAATCATTCATAATCCTATCTGGATCAGGATCAGTTCTTAACGGAACAAGTTCACATTCACCGACATAAATTGTTGGATTGTCTGTAGACAAACTTTTTTCAATCCATTCTTTACAACCCAAAACATCCTGTATTGCTTCTTCTTTTGTATTGAATGTACCATGTGTCCAATTTTCATCATTTGTTTCGTTCCATGACCACATACACAAATTTAACCACCTTACTCGTCCATCTTTATTTTATTATTTAATACTTGCATCAAATCTCCTACTAATGTTATCTCTCCAAAAGTTTTTGATTTGTTATACATCTCTTCTAACATATTTGCCAATTCTATATAAAATTCTTTACTAATTGAATTATCATATTTATCTATATTCTTGTTCAAAAAAAATCACCTCTCAATCATTTCAAATGCTTTTATCATGCCTTCCATGAAGTCAGTCCCATCCGCATTATCATCTATATACTTCTCCAATTTATCTATCTGTTCATTTAAATAATCTAAACTTTCTGATATATCATCATAATCATTACATCTTTGTTCTAATTCATCTTTCTCTCTTTCTAACTTATAATAAGCTACCAATAATTCTTCGCTTGGCTATCCACATATCTCTTCTACTTTCTGAGCAAATTCATTACCAATATTTTCAGATACAATTCTGAGAACATCTGATAAATTTTTGACTTGCTCCCAGTTTCCGTTTATCATTATCATAGATATTATCTTCTCCTTCTAATCAGCACAGAGGTCAACCATTAATCTTATTGCATAACTTAAATTTTCTTCATCAACTCCATAATCCTCATCATATAATGGTGACAAATCTAATGCGCCAGCCAATCTATCCATTGTTCCTTCGCTAATCTCTATATTTGCTTTCATAAATACCCTCCATTTTTGTCTTGAAACGAGCGTTTCAAAGCCTTACTGTTTATGCATTACATCACTTATTAAATCAGCATACGATTTACAACCTAAATATTTTCCTAACGTAGCAAGATTTTCTTTAGTGCTCTTTATCACGCTCTCTGTAATATAATCCTCAAAATCTACACAATCATCGAACTCGTCTTCCACTCTGCTAACTACATCATGAACATAACTATGCGTTTTATCTAAAATCGTTTCTATCATCTGTAATCTATGTAATTTCTCATAATTTTCTGTAATCTCTTTTAATGTTCCTGCCATTCGATTAATCCTCCTGATATCTCCAACTAACTATATCTACATCACTTCTCCAACCATCGCAACTATCTTTCCCTATTGAAAAATGATACCATGCATGACCTGTCCACTGATGATCTCTATATTCTTGACCGTCTTTGTCTTTAACAATTATCCATGTATCTTCTTTGGGCTTAACTTCTTTACTTATCCATTCCACTTTTTCTTTTGGTTTTGCTTCAAAACCGATAAATTGTCCACGATCATATCTGATATTTTTAATTCTGTATTCAGAATCACCAATAAATACAATCGCATCTTTTCTACGTGTAATTCGTAATGGCTGCTTACCTATTCTTTTCCATATCTCTAAAAGTTTCATTAATACCTCTCCTCAGCAATCAATTCTGTATTTTCATAGATATTACCAATAATTCTATGTTGTTCTAAGAACCACCCTCCGCAATTCATATCACTTAACCCTCTAAATTGTGTTGGAGAAACACCATTGGAAGTTGCCCAATTCCATTCCTTTACCAAGCACATACAAAATCCACCTTCCCATAGTAAACAACAAATACTTCTCCTTTTTGATTCTGAGAAATATCACCAGTATATAATTCCTTATCATCAAAATCACACAGATTCACAAATTGCATAACTTCATATCTGTCATTGTCCTCTAGCACATCTTTAAACGAAGGTTCCATAGCACCAGATCCGCTACAAGTAAAATCATATGTGTTTTATACATCATAAATCATTTCTTTTGCTTCTTTATCCCACGCTCTAAATTTAATCATTTCACACCAACACTTTCTCTGTAATCAACAGTGTCTTTTGGAACATATACAAAAACTTTTTCATCATTAACAAGATTATTTTGCATGATTACAGCATATGGATTTTCATTTGTATAAGTTATATCTACACTTCCTTTATAAGTACGAACTTTTCCATTTATACAAATTTCAATTATATCGTAGTTATGCGCTGGAATCGTTGATACTGTATGATAAGTTCTAGCATATATACCACTTTCTATTTCTTCTAATTCATATCTGCTTTCATGATATTCTGATTGTTTTCCAAGATAATCAACAACAGAATAAATCACGATAAAAGCAATACATATTAATAATGTATACATCATAATTTTTCTTGCTAACTTCATTCGGAACCTCCAATTTTATGTATAATACAACAAATGAAACCTATCTTTCATTGTTTCTTATCCACCAAAATATAAAAGCCATTTGTAGTTCCTTATATTAATCATTTTCTCTTTAAGTTCTCTGATCTTTTTATTGTTTTCTGTGTATACTTCAATTTGTTTTTCTACTAAAGTATCAGCTTTTAATTCTGGATATAATGCTACGAGTGCAATACTACTTTCATTTTTCAAATTTCCATATGTATTAGATTCATAATTCATATATTGTTCTACAAGAATATTCATATCTTCTTCAATATTTTTATTTTCTTCTGTATACATATCTATTTTAGATTCCAAAGTACGGCTACTGATAATATTCCAGCTTAATACAACAATAACTACTAAACATACTCCAAATCCAATTGTATAAAAACTTCCTGCGCTATCCCAATCTTTATTTGCAGCAACAATTAATAAAACCAAAAATACAATAGTTAATAAAATCAACATATTTTTATTCTCCTTCACGCTCCTACATTTGAAATCAAAATAACTTTTTCTTTGCCTGGTTTAATCTCTGTAACTATTACTTCTCCTTTTGCAAAGTATGAAGAATTACATCTAGCACATCGTTCAGCATGTAACTTATCTATTGCTAAAACTGCAATAGCATCATCTTCACACCAGTCCGCTTTTCTTGTTACTACAAATACCTTTAATTTTTGATCTGTCATTAGTCCTCTATTCTTTCTTTCCAAATATTTTTAATTTCACCACTTACAACTCGCCAAAAATATTCAATGATAAAATCAATTGAATTGTATTCTACATTATCAATTTCTACATCATTCACTAAAATATTTGAATTATCATCCATAACAAATAGTTTCAAATAGTCCTCTGATAATGTACATTCAATAAATCCAAATTCTTTTACATCCCAATGGAATTTGATAACAGTATCTATACCAACTACATTCGCATATACTTTAGGCGTGGGAACTTTTCTAAATTTTCTCACAAGATCTAATGCTTCAATAATAAGTTCATCGCTTGGTCTATCAGCACCATTATCATTCCAACCAGTAGATAGATTTCTAAAATCTAAAATTTCAACAATATTATCCCATGAATACATTTTTGTTCTCCTAACCTATATCCTCATATTCTAAAATTTGAAACTCTTTAGAAACACAACTATATTAGCTTATGCATCTTTTGATTGTTCTTTGAATAAAATCATATCTTTTCCATTTAATTTCCCATCTGTTATCGTCAAATAGAATAAGTTGATCTAATCTTCGACTTCTCAAATCGCCTATACTATTTTCATATAAGCCAAATATTTCAGTTCCATCTTTTAAACATATGTAACTTTGTCTATAATTACATATTTCTACATCCTCTTTATTATTTTCTGCAAATTACATCAGTCCATCTTGTGTAAGCCGTGAGTTATATCCGATAAATCCTATTTTTAGTGGCACTATTTGTTCTACTTCTCTTATGATTATCACCTCACATTTTTTCAATCTTATCAATCATCTTATTTTCACCTGTGAATAATCCAATTAAATAACAAGGAGTCTTTCTACCATTTATGTCTTCATAGGTTTCTTCCACTTCCCAATGATACGGCGATAATCCTCTGTTGATAGAATCTATAATCTTATAGCACTTTTCTTTATATACTTGTTTTCTCTTTTCAATGGATTGTTTTTCGATATCAAGATACAGGTTAGCAAGTTGAACGTTATAGGATTTTATTGAATTAATATGCATAAATAAATCATCAAATAATTTCATGCTCATTTGAGATTTGACTATTTCATTATTATGTATTTTCTTTGGTATAAACCATTTTATAATTCTACATGAATAAAAATCATTTTCCGTGTATATGTAATAGTTGTCATTATGTTCCAAATAGTAAATTATTTTTATCACCTCTTTCTCAGGCGTTAAAAGTCCTATTTTATGGATTCATTAACAACCAAATAGTCGTTAATGTTGACATGAAACCATTAGATAAATATGTTGTCATCTTATCTTTGACTTCAAAACACTGTGGAGTATACACATATTCATCACTCATAGCAGATATTTCTTCGTTATATACAGGAATGCACATCCATCTACCGTCTTTTGATTCAGAGAATCCAGATATTTCTTCGCCATTAAAATATGTCTGGTTTCTCTGAAACATAATTAGACAATCTTCTGTATTTATATTTTGATTTTTACATCGCTCCTTTATCTCCTCAGTCCATGTATCTATAATACTGTTCATATCAAATCACATCCTCCATATTATACTTCTCTCTTATGTAATCACATAAACCATTCATAGTTTCAATAATGTGGTCATCATCCTTTAAAACTGGATGAATAACGCACATACATGAACCTTTAGTACCATTTTCTATGAATTTCTTCATGTTAAAATCAATTCGTAGCAATGGCACTCTTTGCAGATTTTTAGTCAATAATCTTGTTATCAATTTCATAGCAACCACCTTATAGCTGGCACAATAATGTCTTCACTGGCTCTCTTGTCATATTTTCTTTTGCCCATGAGATATATCCTGGGTCAACTTCTGCAATCTGAGGAAGTGTTTTTCCACTATGTTTCCCAAATGTAATTACATATGTATTAATATCTGGTAATTCTACTTTTACATTCTCACCAAGCAACACTTTTAATTCGTCTGGAATAATATAATCTAAATCTGCTCTTGAAGCTAAAATATCACACTCATGAATAAAGAATTCTCTTGGATTTCTAGGCTCTGCCATAATGACCTGTCCTGAACGACTTTTATTCCATTCGCCTGAATGAGCTTCACACATATCGGCAATCATCTGTTTGTATTCCATAGAAATGTCATGTTCTACTTTTGTTTCAAGAACCCACTTAGCAGCAAGTAACGGATGATCTGTAACAGTATATCTTGAACCATTCCAGCCACACTTAATTGCATCATGTAGAGCAGGAACACATCTCATGCAATCTCTTTCTTCTGGCGTTGGATATAATTCTTTGTTCAACTTCAGTCTTAGTCGATGATTTAAGACTGAATCGAACATATATACATGATAAATCTGTCCATATGTCTGACACTGTGTAGCATTATGGAATTTCCCAGATGTGCTACTTGGCATTGTAAATATGTAATCCGGAATTTCTGCTACCATGTCCATGTAGTATGACTTAATTGATTCTGTTTCAAAATTCTTTGCTAATGGTTCAAAAATTTTCTGTTTATTCTCTCTTGTCATTTACTTCTCCTTATCTCAAATAATTCTTCAAATAATACTCAAAATACTTCTTTACAAACAACGCTGAATACTTATTATCTGGCATAAAAAACACGGGAATATTGTACTTAAACCAAAAACCATGTAACGATGCTAAAAATGACTTCTTATTATACTTTGTGTTGTAATTACCATTCGCAACATCAGAATAATTTGCATTCTCTATCAACAATACTTTCTCTTTTGGAGCAAGACTCAGTTCCTTTTCAAATCTATCTCGCTCTTTTGTTAAATTACCACTGATTTCTTCAAGACTTGCTTTCCTCTCAATGCAAACCTTTTTATTGAAATACATATCCCTTGGTATGGATAATTCTTCGTTCCTTGGTAATGCAAAACTGTAATCTCCGTATTCCAGTGCTTTCTTCTTATAGCAAATTCCATTTTTATCAAAACTGGAAATGATGTGATCGTTGACCTTCTCTCTGGTGTCAACCAAAATAATCATGGAAGACACCAGTTCGTCAATTTCTTTGTCTGTATATTTGTAACAACTAATTATGAATCGCTCACCTCTTTCTTCTCATTCGCTACGACCTTATAATAGTCTTTAATCCACCACTCATAAGTGTCTGGGACAATCTGCCATTCATCATCTACCTTTATTTTCTTAGGTTCTTTTTTACAATCTTTTATGTAGATAATTTCTCCTTCTTCAAATGGAACTTGTTTGAAACTAACCTTACATCTCTTATCATTACGTGGTATAGTCTTATGAACTTTCATCTCGGTAATTTTCCCATTTTGAATACAATATGCGCTGAATTTTGGTGAATATGTTTTATTTAAATTTGTTATGCAAACATATCTCCATTCCAGTTTCGGATCTATGCGATCAACATATCCTAAAACTTCATATTGATAATTTGCTAACTGAGTAGATTCAAATTCTTCATTTGGAATGCTATTACATAATGCAGTTACTAATCCCCTCCAATCAGTAATTCTATACTGCTTACTTTCGTTTCCAGACTTTGTTTTATCTGTCACATATTTTAGATAATCAATTTTATCCAATCCAAGTTTTGCCACACCTTCTTTAGATATAGTTTTTCTTACATCTTTACTTTTTCCTCTCCAATATTCAACAATATCCACACACTGAAGCAACTTTTTCACAGTTCCAAATTTCTTAAAATATTCAATCTTAACCATCTTCCTAAATACAGAAGCGTTTATCTTTGTACCTTTAATAGCCAAATAAGTATCTATAATATTATCATTTCCAGCCTTGTAGATATTCACCATATCTTCTACTGCTTTTTCACCTATATCTTTTACACTGGCAAGATTGGGATAAATCGTTTTTGTATCATCATCAACAGTAAACTTTGTGTTATCTTTTCCATATTCGTAAGAACCAATAGAATAACCAAAGATTGTCATTGCTTCTTTTTCTAAGTCTGCAACTTTATTTTTATTCCCTTTCTCCTGATAATGGTTAAGGGTTGTCTCATAAAATATTGAAGGATGATGTGCTTTAGCCCATGCCTCATATAATGAATCATTCGCCATAGCTAACGCATGGGGAGCATTGAATGAGTAACGAGAACTATCTTTTATAACTTTATATACCGGTTTAAAATTATCTAAGTTTCCAATATTGCTTGACCAGTGATATGCCAAAGTATCTTCTACATGCTTTAATGCTTCACCTTTAAGTTTTTTCTTGCTGATTTTTTTGATTGTGTCGTAGCTGTCTTTCATTTTTATACCAAGCCACGAAAAAATCTTCATAACCGCTTCCTGATACAGCATATAGTGAAAACAATCTTGAAGAAGATCATCTATTGCCTTTTCTCCGTTTGTATATTCAACACGGTTCAAAAATCCATCAATCAGTGATTTAAAGCCAGGACGAATTGCGGCAATAAAAGCTGCCAATTCCTTTATTTCTGTTGGTTTGTATTTCATAACCCTTTTGGTTGTTGTTGGTTTTTCACACTGATTTAAACAACATGTAGCTCCGATTTCATACATTCTCCACGTCAATTCATCTTCCTGTACCATCTTTCTAAGCTGTGACACCGTAGGAACCTTCATACCAATGTTTTGATACAATTTATAAATGATACCCACCACATCTACAATTAGAAAGTCATCTTTTACATAACCATATGAATCAAGCAAGCCGCCTTCTATGTTTGCTACAATCGTTGATTTCCCTGTACTTTCGGACTGGCATCGAATCAAACCGATTTCATATCTAATATCTCCATATCCTATTACATCTTTCTGGTTTGGATTTCCATTAAATAATAAAAATCCACAGGCATGACATTTCGCTTGTTCAATAATCCCCTGATATGGTTTACTATCATTGAATATTTCAAGATATTTTGGATCAGTGATGTAATCTTCGATATGAATATCCTTTTTATCTTCTTCGTCATCAACCTGTTTTAGTGCTTCATTATATTGGTCAATACATTTTGAAATATCATTTGCAACACTCGGCTCAAGTCCTCTTATATCTGCATAAAGTTTAAAACCAGACTTTTCACCTAATTTACCCACTGAGAGAAGTGGATAACAACCATGTTCACCAAATAATTCTTTTGCCGCATCTACAAATGGTTTTTGATCAGCAACATTAAAGTCAATATCTGGCATCTGATGAGAAGCAAGGATACGTTCTTTTGTAACAAATCGTTCAGGATAAATTGGAACTTCTGCTTCAAACCTATCCATCGTTGTGAAACCAAGTAGTTTACTTGTATAATAAGAACTCGCACTTCCTCTTGATGTGGTAGTTAATTGTCCATTATATTTTGTTACTGCCAAGTCAACTAACGCATGGTTACTGAGGAAATAATCTGCCGTATGACTTCCATCTATCTCACCATACTCGTATTCCATTCCTTCAAACCTATCTGGTGTGTGATGTTCTTCATCTTCATTATTGTATTTTTCATTTAATATCTGTTTCAAAATTTGGGATCGTGTTTCATAACTTTCTTGTTTGTATTCGTCAAGTATCGGAATCTTAAAGTCTGTATTATATGAAAGTTCCTCACAACCATTCACAAAAACATGGGTGTTCATCATTGCATAAATAATTTCTTCTTTTGGCAAACAATCCTGTTCAACCATTCTTTGATATACGATATTTCCTGTTGGAAAGTCCATATACCATCCGTCTTCACCCTCATAAATGAGTTTTTTTCTTAATAAAAGATTATTTCTTTTTGCGCAGTCTTCATCATTTATGTAATGAGTATCAAGTCCAATAATAGTTTGTATACCAAATGTTTTAGATATTTCGTATATTCTTTTATTCAGTTCCTTTTGTGGTTCCGTATTATTAGCCTGATATTCAAGGAAAAAACTATCTCCAAAATGTTTCCATATATTTAGCCAAATTTCTGTCGCATCTTCATATTTCCATCCTGCAATACACGCAGAAGTAATATATACATCATCTTTATCCAAAGTAAATAATGACTTCAAATCAATTCTTGGCTTATAATAAAATCCTTCATCGTGTGCACATGATAATATATAATTCAACTTTCGCATCGCATTGTAATTCCTAGCGACAATTACCATATGACAATTCGTATTATCTTTTTTTTCTCTTGTTTTTATTTCACCAGTCTTTTTATCTTCATATTGTTCATATAAAATTTCGTTTGCATCTTTCACCCAATATGCTTCTACGGAATATCTGAACTTAATAGGATTATTAAGACCTTTCTTTTCCCTAACATCCTTATCAAAAGTATTTTTACATACATCGTAACAATATAGCCATTCGCCAGGGAATCCATGCTCACCAGAAAAATAACACTTACACCCATAATTATCTGAAAGTTTGATAAAATCATCTACACTTGTCGGAGAGTCAATTTGAACTAAATCTGACCATGTAGTATGTTTGTGGTAGTTTTCCATCATCATGTTCATATTATTTATCCATGTTGGTATATCATATGGAAAATCAAATTTGAGCCTTTCTGATGCTTGCTGCGCATATGTAATCAAATTATCATTAATATTTATCACCTCGCTTACATTGGTCTATTCGTTTGGATTGTAATATTCATCATCATTGCTTTTCTTACTAATTGGCTGTGGCTTAAATTCACAAGCATTATTTCTCTGTCCACATAAATAATTGCAATAATAGTAATCCTGATTTGGTAGCCACAAAGATTCATTCTCAATAAGTTTCAAAGTATCTTTCGCCCACTGGATAGCCTCATCATATTCTTCTTGTTTCCAAGGTATTTCAATCCATTTCTGATCTTTAAACATATTCCACTTTAATTTGGAAACACTACCATATTCTTTTACAATGGGGATTGAATATAGATAAAGCTGCCTTTTAAACTCTAAGAAATGTTTCTGATCCGTTTTACTGATACTCCCATTTTTCAAAATCTTAATACTTGCCGATTTGTGGTCAATAATAATTATTTCATCTGTTTCTCTATCCTTAACCAACAAGTCTATATATCCTACAAAGTCTTTATCTTCTATTGTAAAGTGTATTTCTTTTTCTACTCCAAGGATTTCATATCTGTCTAAATCCAAATCTATATTATTCAAATACTCGATCCCTTTGTCATAATATGACTGTCTAATATCAACGTATTTATTTGGCGGCGCATCGTGTGGAACTGATTCATTGAAGTTTTCCTCATAGTATTGATTTAAGTCAAACAACGACAATTCACCACTTATATATTTTTCAAGTATTTTATGTATAAAAGATCCGTACTCTCCAAAAAATCCATTTTCTGATTTATTACATTCCAAGTAATGTAAATACCATTCATAAGCACAATTATAATATGAATTTAATCGTGAAAAACTCCATGTCATAGTATCCATTACAAATAATTCTTCTTCAGTCAAATATTATTATAACCTCCTTTTCTCTCTATATAAAATCTCCCATACTTCCTTGCCTTTATCACAGGGAGACATTTTATCTTCTATTTTTCCTAATAATCTTTCTTTTACAAACTTCCTGTCAGTCACAACATATACATTTGTAAACTTCCTAAGTTTTTTTGTACATTCTTGTATCTTTTTAATATCAACATCATTGTCATAAGCAATAACTATGTTTTTTACTCCTAATTTAATGAGCAATAACACTTGATCATCATTTAACCACCCCGTCTCACTTGAAAGCCAATAATTATACCCCCACCCCCCTACTTTCATGCCAGACTTGATACCTTCAAAGATGATAACTTCATCGTGATTTATAATATTTTCGTAGTTTTCTTTCATCCCTACAAAGAAATCTGTTGTACCAATCTTCTGATAATTTTGGTACTTCTTGATTTTCATTTCCTTATAGTTCTTATATCTTGTGCGCCCCTTAAATCCGATCAATCGTAATTCGCTATCATATACAGGGTAGACTATTCTATTTGCCATGTTGTCAATCCTAACATTATATTTTTTCATAATATCTGGATTAATCCCCTCATCTATCCACTCTTCAGGAACTTTATCTTCATATTTATCTATTTCAGAATCATTCAGTATAACTCTATCAACCACATTTTTCTTTTTAGCTTCTGTAATTTGTGCAAGATTTTTATACACCTTTAATGCGCTGCATTGCTTCAGGTTCTTTACATCTACTCCTGCTAATACACCAACTTTTTTAACTGCATCATTAAATAACATATTCTCAAATGTCATTAGCCAGTTGATAATATTTCCACCAACACCGCAGGAAAAGCAATGGAACAAATTTTTGCTTGGAGTAATTACAAGAGAAGGTGTCTTGTCAATATGTTTTGGGCAATGGGCAGCATAACTATCTCCGCGACCTTCAAAGTCTATATCCTTACTTGCATATTCAAACAAATCTACTTTTGAACATAACTCTATAAGAGCTTCATTATCGTAGTCGTTAGCCACCCTTTATCACCTCACTTTTCAAACGGATTAGACGATGAATCATGTTGTTTTGCCTGTTCAATCCTCATCCTGTTACCATCAAATTTAAAATCTATATACTCATCTTCTCCCATCTGTTCGCCCATGCGGTTGAGATCTACAGTCAAAGCAAAATTACCACAATCCAATGTATCTTTTGCAAGTTCCTCTGTTGTTTTATCTCTCCATAGCATACTTGCACTTACATAACGCTCTAGCTTATCTGAATCTGCAACTTGGTTTGCCCTGTTAAGCTGTGCGCCAGCCAACATTGCAATGTTCAATTCGCCAGCTATATTGTTTTTTAGGAAATCGCATCTTGCACCAAGAGCATTATAATTTTCAGAAGAAGACAGAATGTTGCTTTTGATGTAATCGAAAATACTAAACTCCAATCCCATTTTATATTTCAAAATTTTATGTATAGCATATATTTCTTCATCTGTTGTTTGTGGAGTGTAGATATGAACGAATGGCTGCTTCTTGATCCACTCATTTGTTTTCTCTAATTTCTGACCTTCTTCATGAGAATATCTACCGTTTTTAATTCTCTTTACTTCAATTCCTGTTAAGTTCGCAAGCATCCTCTCATAAAATAATCTGTCCTGCATTTCTGTGTCAAAAAAGAGTGTTGGAACACCATTTTTAATCTTATGAATTGCTTCATTCATAAAAAATGCAGATTTACCCTTTTTCATTCTTGCTTTCAGCAATACAAGTTCCCCAGGCTCATATGTAAAATACTCATTTAGCCTTTCATATTTTGAAGGGATTCCATAAACTCCATCTTCTGTCCTACGACTGCAAATTTCTTTCCACAAGTCATCCACACGACTGCCAAATAATTCTATTTCATTTGATGTAATATACTGCTCCGTCAATTTGTTGATTTTCGTATTCACCAGAGAATTGAGTTTATTCAAGTCAGAATCGCTATTGAAGCAAGCAGACTGTACTTCCAAAACAACCTTGTTTAAGTCTCTCTTAAATGACATTGTAACTACATTATTCACAAGCAATTTGTATTCTTCCAATGTATGTCTGCAAGCGAACTGGCTCATCGAAATGAACTCTTGCATATCCGTCAAATTATATTCTTCTATCTTTTTCTTTACAGCCTTATTGGAGTTGAGCATATTAGTAATGTTGATAGCGTCTATTGTCTCAACACCGTTTTTGTATAATTCCTGTATCGCCCAATAAATACAGCCATTTTCTACATTATAAAAATATGAAGGTCTTAAATAGTCTGTATGCAATATAAATTCAGGATGATATACCAAAGTGGCAATTACTCCTGCTTCAGCCTGATTGTCTGAGATTAATGAAATGTCTAATGCCAAATAGCTATCACCCCTCACTTTATAATATCTGCAAAACTTTTATTTTGAATCGGAACATGAGTAAATTCCGAGCCAGAATCTTCTTTAATTTCAATGTTGCTTTTCATGTTCTTCACTTTTGATTTATTATAAGCATCCAACACTTGTTTATTTTGTATTACATAGTAAAGTCCTTGCGGATAATTCAATGGTATTTTGTGGTCAATATAATACTGCAATCCAAACAATAGAAAATCGCTACCAAGTCCTTTTGTAAAAACGATATTCTTGATTACACTTTGCAAGGTTGAATATACGGGATTAGGATTTATATGATTCTTGAACAGATCAATAATCTTTTTGATATCTTCCTTTGTTTGAAAACAGTCTGGATGATAATATGAATTACCCGATTTAACCGCCTGTTCCTTATCCAATGTTTTGTCTGGATGCAAACACCCAGAATATTTACAAGTAACTATTGATTGATTTCTCATATTGAATTTTTCTCCAATTTTATGTAAAAATCATTATATTTTTCAAACCACTTCCATTGATCTCTATATTTATCCCATTTACTATTTCCATATGCTGATATACCTATCTGAGTCTGTCCATATACATGACAAGATGGAATAATCATTGTCTTATGAATTTCGTCATTATCATTTAGACAATACAAAATATAAATATCACATGTTGGTTCTTTCTTCTCTAAATTAAATGAATGAAACTTGTAGCCATAATTATTTTCTATAATTGTTGAACTCTTTATATCAACTTTAATGTGCCTATTTGTAGTAATGTCATATGGATATCCAACTTTATTTTTGTAACTACTAAGTCCAGTGTGTTGATAAATATCATCTATCGCATATCTTTCAAAATAATCACCAAACTCACTTTCACAATCTTTAACTCCATATCCTAATCTGGAAGCCCAATATTTTGTACCACCACTTTTTGATATCTTATTTGTCAATGATTTGTTTCCATAAAACTGTTCAATCTCGCTATGAGTTGGAAATCTATCCAACTCAAGCGATTGAACAACCCTATCAATTTCAGACACTACCATTTCATTAGTCCAACATGTACCATGTGAATGTCCTATTTTTATCACCTCTTATGAAAATGGAAGTTCTTCATCTATGCCATCAGGAATATTCATAAAACCATCAGCAGAAGGTGCATTGTTGCTTGCTGACGTATTTGAAGGTGCAGATGCCCCACCGCTATTTTTACTCTCAACAAACTCCGCTTCTTCTACAACAACATCTGTCGTATAAACCTTTACACCGTCCTTGTTTGTATAGTTACCTGTCTGAATACGACCCGAAATACCGATAGCCATACCCTTCTTAAAATACTTCTCAATAAACTCAGCAGATTTACTAAATGCAACACAGTTGATAAAATCTGCATCATAATTACCTTCATTGTTCTTAAAACGTCTGTTTACAGCAACGGAGAAACGTGCAATCGCACTTGCGTTTTCTCCCTGTGTGTATCTAACCTCTGGATCACGAGTTAATCTTCCTACAAGTTCTACTTTATTCATTCTTTCTTATCCTCCTCTGATTATGCAATAGGCTTGATAGCCTTAATCTTTTCTAAACAATTATTAGCTTTCTCGATATCTTTCAGTGCATTTGGGTTCCCGCTAGGCACGAACTCTTTTAATGTAGTCATCAGTTCTTCATTCTTTGTGCCACCAAGTTTGGTACACATTGCAATAATTTCTTTCTTAACAGCAGAAATATCATCACTTGCAACATCGGAACCAGTATCTTTGTTCCTTACAACGGGTGTATAACCCTCTCCTGAATCTGCCCATTCCATAATCTTTTCGCCATAAGACTCATTCAACAATGTAGCTGTCTCATTTTCAAAGATATGGGTATTATCTTTCTGAACCTCTGCCATATGTGTCTTCTGGTCAATCAAGAACGTACAAGTAAACTCATACTCAAAACCATCTCTCTGCTTTGCGCCAACACCAAGTTTCTTAACGCTTGTCTTACCCTTTTCATCCTTTTCAAGTTCATACTGATCCTTGCCCCTCATAGTAGCAATCAGATGAATAGGACTGTCTGCGATAGCTTCAATAAACTTATTATGTCTAGGAGTTACCTTACCCCATGCCTGATATGTACCACCTGCTTGCTGCTGAAGTTCAAGACATCCGCCTTTGCCTTCCCATTCGTGAGAAGAACTGTCAATAATAAGAATTCCATATCCTTCCTTGACCGCAAACTCAATGAATTCTACATACTTCTCTGGATTATGCGGAGCGTCAATATCAACAATGTCATAATCAAACTCATTAGCGTAGTAATATCCACGCTTTGCCTCTGTGTTGCCAAGCAGGATCTTCGGTCTATTACCTGTCTGCTGCTCAATCTTATTTGCCATGCCAGTAGCCAGTTTCAATGCCGAATACGTCTTACCGCCACCACTAGGACTCATCAATGCTACCTTTACATAAATCTTTTCTCTTACTGCTTTCTTTACCTGAAATCCCAAATTTGTTCCTCCTGTAAATAAATTCATTAAAAATATTTTCACATCATATATAACATCAACAGCCTTCTCAGACTGGAACATAGAAATTAGATCAGAACAAATCTATAATAAAATCTATGTCATCAGTGGTTTATGGCTAAATTTTGCGTAATTTAAGCCAAGGGTATGCTGTTCACCACCCAAAACGGACATAACTGTTCAGTTGTAATTATTGGATTTGTCTACGGATAACCGTGCGAAATGTTTACTTGTTACTGTGTACCTGATTGATTATTCTCTATCTAACTAATAATCCAAACAAATATGAAGGATAAATACCTACTTCTTTTCTATCTATTCTCTTTCTACAGTCTTCGATATTTGTAAAATAGTAACTTGAGAACCACCAAGGCATATACCTTATTTCTCCCAAATGCTCAACTGCGTAAATTGAACACCCATTATATACTTCTACTTCAAACTGCTTTTTATATTGTTCATAACACTCTTGACTGCAAAATAATTTTCTTTTACCATTCTTATCATAACCTTTCAAATTGACTGTAAAGGTTTTAAAATTACACTCCCCAATTTCTTTTCTGCAATTTAGGCACTTGACTTTTGGATATTGATTCATTTTAATCACTATTCCTTTCTACAGAATCCTTATAATCTGCTCATATAAGCAACTACTTCTTTCCCAGTGAAAAGTTTTGTTCTGGTGCATATGTCCGAAAATCCATGCCTTATAATCGACACTCTGTTTAATACTTTGCAAATAATCAGTCAATCTATCTCTCTGATATAATTCTGAGCCACCGTCCATCTGCCTAAGCAATGAAGTATATGGACTATGAGTAATGATATAATCTACCTTATTATTATATTTTTTGAGATTCACCAATCCCTCATTCATTTCTTCTTCATTTGGAAGTTCTCTTTCCCACCAGCTTACATGATTGATTCTGTATAAAGCGTATGGATTTTTGTCTAACTTTTTCTTCTTTTCTTTGAGTCCTGGATCATCAGGTTCCAATATTCCAGCAGATATATCATGGCTGCTTGCACCACCAAAAGCAAAGAATGACTTATCTTCAATACTGAAAATCTGACCTCTCATAAGATGAATGACTGATGGACGAATGAAATGCACATTTCCTCCGTGCCACTGTTCTATTGGGTAATTATCAAGTCTATCAAAATTATCATGGTTGCCATCAACAAACAGTGTTGTGAACGGTTTATTTTCAAGCCAGTCTAGCCAATACTTCTCAGTTCTATTTTCTCCCTTGTAATCCCACACGAGTCCGAAATCACCAAGAATAATAACTACATCATCTTTTGTCATTGCTTTCTGCTCTGGAAAAATATCTGTTGAAAAACTTTGTGGATTTCCGTGTATATCACCTGTGATCCAAACCGCCATAACTACCTACCTCTTATCTGCTTTCTTTTCCTTTTTTCTCTTTCTGTAACTTTGCTTCCTCTGCCAACTGATTCTCTAACTTTCTTGTGATACTTCTCATTTTGCCTACTGGTTTACATGTTAATCCCATATGTATATTTCTCCTTTTCTCTTTTCAATCTACATAATCAGTAAATTCTTCATTACAACACATACATTTGACTGTTTGACACTCTACAATGCCACTTGGTAAAAATTCATATACAAACTGTTCACCTGCTGTTGCACGAGATACACAACTTTGTTTTATATGTTTTTCTACCCATTTATCTATTCTTTTGCTTGTTTTAAATTCTATTATGTATCACATCACATTCCACATCCCATTACTGTATTGCCTCCATCACATTCAAATCTATCTTCGCAATCTCTACAAATACAAGATTTACAATCCCATTTAAGTTCTGGACTACAATCTGATTCATTCTGCTCAATGATCGGCGCTTTCCTTCTATTACCACGAGGTATTTTCTTTTTCTCTCTTTCTTCAAACAAACTACCTTCCTGACAATAACAACAAGCTAACTGTTCTTCTCCATTGTTATATTTGCAATTTTCACAGATTTTTCTTCTTATTTCTTCCTTTTTATCATCAGGAACATATTGCATAGCCATATATAATGCTTTCCAAACTATTTTATATCACCTCCAAACTCACCCAATAAAATAAGAATTTCAAGACATATTTTTACGCTTCACTTCCTTTAAAGCACCACAATTATTTTTTAATATACACAAATCACATTGCCACGAACCAGCTTTTACACCAACATTACTACAAGTAATTTCTACATTAGATTTTGTATATTTCATTATTTTATCATCTATCTCTTTTTTACTTCTCATATGTTCCTAAAACATTTCTCTCATACCGATCCATAACTCTCTTATTCATATACATAAGAGCAATTTCGATATGTTTTAAAGCCTCTGCATTATCTTCAGTTGCAAAATTACCACTCTGGAATCCTTTTAAACGATCACGAACAATCTCTAACAAATCTGTATCAATAATTCCTGTAATTGCTTCTGGATCTTTTCTAGCTCCATTCTGAAACTGGATAAGTGTAAATGGAATATCTTCATCATCAGGAACAATTGCTTCAATTTTATAAAGATGATTTGCATTACCACTTCCTCTTTCATCAATTGCCTTTACGATGTTTAAGTTCTCTACCTTCTGAATTGTGTTTAATTTTCTCATTATATCTTTTCTCCTTTTTTGTTTTGATTTCACTGTGTAGCAACAACATTTAAAACATTTTCAATTATATTTGAATAAAATTTATCAACAAACTCTTCCAAGCCAATACTTCCTTCGTATTCTCCATCAGTTATCAACATACATTCTATGCCTAAATCAGAACCTAACTCTTGGAGTGTTTTATCAACAGTCTCATAAACAACTGTTTTTGTATCTGCGTAATCACATACAAGAGAAAGAATATCTCTTAATTCTTCTATATCCTTTTTTGATAGTTTACTCATTGTTTTATACCTCAAATTTTTCAACGAAAGTGACAATTCATCTGTATAAAATATCATTCATATTAACCGCAGATGATTTCTTGCTCCACTTCTTACAATCAATATGTGTTTTAATAAACACATTAGTTCTACTCTCAATATCCAAAATATCCTTTATAGCTTTCATGCACTCTTCTTTATACATACACACATCTTCTTTATCACAATTCTCACAAATTTTTTCACCAAATTCCTTTACAGGTGGCATTGGTGTTCTACAATTTGTTTGTGGTAATTTAGCACCTATATCTCTATTCATTTTAATTTATTTTTACCTCCTACCATTCAATATCATGTGGAATTTGTGGCAACCTATAAACTAACACGCCTGATCCTACTGTAGATTCATTATAATGTTTTTTATAATTATCAAATGCTCTGTAATCACCTTTATTATCTGTAATCACAACAGTGTTTTTATCCAACCTAACTTTCCAAATTCTATCGCTTGTATACTCATTACTCAAAAAATGTACTCTTATGTCTTGTCCATGTAATTTACTAAGCTGACCCTTTGTTAATGGTTTTATATATTTATTTCTGAACACTAATTTACCTCCAACTTATCCCAATGAAAGAACGCTTTCATTGATATTTTTACTATTCTATATCTGTAAACAAAGCACATCTGTCTTGCTTAAATCTTTCTATCCACCAGTTCCACTTATTCTCATCCATCTTATAAAGTTCCATAAAACACTTCTTACACAAAAACTTATCAATTTCTCTTCCGTGGAATTTCATATTCATAGAAATGGTATCTCTGTCTTTAATTTTCTTTAGTTTCCCAGACCTAGATTTACATCCATTAGAACAATATTTATTAAAATACTGTGCTGCTACCTTCGTATCTCCTACATCTAATCCGTTATATCTTGCGAATTCCTCTATAACTTCCTTAGTAGGTTCTTCTCTGTAAGCACCACCATTCCAAGCCACATTTAGATATTCTTCAAGAGTACAATTTATTACGATCCACTTCTTATTCTTAATAAAATCGTCTCTCAAAATGTCTTCCCACCTTGTCCTCATGGTAGGATACCAATATTTATCAAGAACCCATGTAGATTTCGTGTAGTATGGACAGGCTATATGGCAACCAACTCTCGCATATCCCTTCTTATATTTTGGATTTATCTCAATACCACGCCATAATGTATATAACCACACATCTAATTCTGACCATGTTCTAATAGGTAAAATTCCTTGCCATTTTGTATCTCCCCATTCGGCTTCATTCACCCATTCATCACCATATCCACTTCTGGTATTACTTTCTTCATTTCTCATACCCATAAACATCAAATATAGAGCATTGTGATCCAACTGATTTACCATTTCTCCAACCTTAAAAATTCGGCAACAGAATCTTGAAAACCTTGTAGGTATCATCTGAGCTTCTTTTATATATTGATAAAATCCTTGCTTTGGAGTCATCATTTCACAGTTTGGAAATTTCTTAGCCATAGAATATGTATCAGCGCAGTCAAGGGTTGTATTATTGAAAATGGCTTTTGTATCTGGACAACATTCTCTCACTAAATGACAAGTAACTTGCGAATCTTTACCCATGCTCACAGGAACCAATGGTGTATATTCATCAAATTTATTCATCTTATCTATGATGAGTTGCTTTGCTTCGTTTTCTATATTCTCCAAATGAGATTTATTCATCTCAATCAAATCATTCCAACTCGCCAAGTCTATATCTTTAATGTTTTCGTATCCATTTTGGGGTTTATCAATTGTCACCACTAACAAATCCGAAATTTTAATACGATAGAACTTATGTATATTCCCTTGCTTATCAAACCCTTTTATAATCTGATTATCTAACCAAAAGTAGCCTTCTTTTAGTTCAAATAATTGTTTACCACTTGTATCTCGCAAAAATGTGAGATATTCATTAAAAATTGGATTCACTCTTTACCTGAGTGTAATGTACATTACTTTTTACCTAGGATTATCTTTACCTTTCATTACTTATTTTTCTGTTTTGCAAACATTTTCTTCCATAAAATTTCGGTTTCAACCGTTATTCCAACTAATATTCCAATGATCTTCGTTATATTGATTTCCAGTTTTGACTTTATAGCCAAGTTCTTCTAATCTTTGAGTTGTTTCATATTGTAAGCAGCCATCACCATTAATATAGAACTTACCATTTGCGATAGCATCACTGATTCTTTTACTGATTTCTGATAATTCTTTTGTTAAACAATCTCTAATATTATCTGTTGTCTTTTTATGCGCTTCACTTGCAGACAGTAGTGTTGTTGCATTATTTACGATAGTTGAATTTTCACATATATTTTTATCAGAACACAATACACACGCTTTATAACTTCTACTTTTAACCGGATATTTACAATCCATTTATATATTCTCCTTCCAATACTTTTTAATTATTCTAATTGCCTTTTGAAGACCATAATTTTCTCCGATTTCATATTTCCAGTTATTTTCATATTCCTCAGTACCACCAATCAAAACATTATTACCTTTTTCATCAATATTCATTTCTCTAAGCAAATCAGAAATAATCATATTGATTTGGTCATAACATAAACCATTGAGCATGAATGGAAGTCTTACCATATCATCATTAATGAAAAAATATTTTTTTATGTCAGTATTTCGTGTTCTCAAAACATATTCACATAACACTTTATTCATATCAAATAATTCTTCTTGTGAAATCGGATATTCTGCAACTAGTTTATTGAATTCTTTACCTGTTTCAATGTGATACTTTTCTTCTTCTGATAGTCTATTATAATAATCAAGTTGTTTATCCAAAACTTTAATTTCTTTACTTATGTATTCTTTAATTAATTTGAATAAATTTATATTTTTCACCTCTTTTTTAACCTTGAAATCGTGCATTCAATGCTTCTCTTTGTATGGCTCAGGCAACGGCATCCATGCCCTCATACCTCCACATATCCTTCCCCAATACCAAATGTTAGCATAATCATTAAAAATCCTTTGTACCTTCGTAACAACCCCTTTATTAGTGGTGGCAATAACATTAATAACTTTTTTACCTTTATATCTTTCATCATCTTCTGGCATTTGACCAGAAATACATTTGATCCACTCCAATTATTTATTCTCCTTCCACAATTTCCAAAATTCCTTCGATTTCAGATTTCGGTGCTTTAACTGTGCTATCATCTTTCATGCGAATCATGATGAAATCACCATCTTCTCTTGCTTCAAAAGTTTCACCTTTATTAATATTGATCTTGCCACTGATATCTACATTATCTATAAATTTTACTTTCAATATATTGTTCTCCTTTTCAATTAGTTTTCATCCCATCCATATTCAACGATTTCTCACAGAATCCCTTAATTTCCTTAACAATATCCTCGTCCGACTTGCCACTATTGCACATTTCTAAAACCGCTCCAAGTATACCAGCAGCACCAGACTTCAATCCTTGAAATTTAACTTCTTCTAATATCTTTTGAATTGATTTTTTAATTTGTTTCTCTTGCTTCTTTGTTAATGCCATATATATCAGTTCTCCTTATCCATTAATCATTAAATAAATTTTTACAATATCCCAAATTATATTTACACCCCAACACAATGCACCAATTGTCCATAAAATTTTTCCTGATTTTTTATTACTTAATTTTGCATTAAGACTATAAATTACAACACAAGCAATATGTAAAATTGAGAAAAATATTATTTTAATACTTATCATCTCCCATCAAATGAAACCAAGATTTTAACTACAAAATCTCATTAATAATTCCCCACTTTAAAGCATTTTGTGGATTAATGAAGAAATCTTTTTTTCTTTCTCTGATATCATCTAAATCGGCTTTTGTTAGCTCTGTTCTATCAATAACATATTCTTCAATAGTCTTTTGCAAGGAGTCCATTTGTTCTCTATCCTCTACTAAATCTTGATATTTTCCCTGTCTCCAGCAAGACATTTGATGATACATAAAAGTGGAATGTTTTGTAGCAAATCTCTTACTACCAGCTAAAAATATCTGAAAAGCAGCACTCATAGCGTATCCAGTGCAATATGTATAAATTGGAGATTTTGCATTCAGAATTATATCAATTAACGACCACATATCATAAACGCTTCCACCATAAGAATTAATATAAATTTTTATTGGTTCTCTTTTAAAATCTTTTTCTTTTGCTTCCTTATTATCATCTTCCTGTAATAAATAAAGCAAATTAAAACACATCTTTCCCATTGTTTCATTATCAATATCATTAGATATATAAAATAATCTCTTATCTGTATTTAGTAAAATATCTTCTCTAATTGACAACTTAATTCCTCTCTTTCTTACAAAACCATAAAATTAACCTTTTATTGCCTATTTTTCTTATAGTCTTGTACCAAATTACCACAACATAACGGCAATTCTGCTTTTGCTGCAACATCTACAATCACCTTCAGACCACAACTTTCAACTTTCTCTTTGATTTTATTCATATTGTTCCAATTCCACTGGATAGCATCTTCAAGACCATGTTCCTTAGTAGCGTTTGTAGTGTTTAGAGGTGTAATTTTTACGCAGAACACATTGGGATCTAAGCCATATAATTTATCAGGATCAAGTTCCCATCCGGCTCCACAAATGAAATTCAATGTAATAAGCCTGTTGTTATTTGGCATATTATTAAATTCTCGCTTCATCTCTTCTATGGTTACTACATCTGCTCCACCAAAAAGATATTTTCTTTCGTCTTCATTTGTACTGTTAGTAGAAATCTGAATGTGCATAAATCCATCAAGATATTCTTTTACAGACATTACTTCTTCTTTTATAACATCTACCGGATTCTTACCAAATACTTTTACTTTTGGAAGAATGGTATTGTAACATGGTAGAAATGTAAAACCATCTCTATATGTTTTCATATCTCTCATAACTTGCAAAATATTCTTCCAATTATATTGTGGTTCTCCCATACGAGCAAAACCGACTTTAATTTTATCGCTTTTTGTTACTTCCTTATGTTGATTGAATACGAATTCAAGCTGTTCCCACATTTCTTCTGTTGTAAGATTCCCATGAAAACCTAATTCTGGAACCAAGCAGAACTGACAATGTTGTGGACATCCATATTGCGTACTAATTGCTGTAAGCCATTTTTCTTCAAACAGAACCAGATTTTTCTTTATTAAATCTACATCATCAGTCATAATAATTTCTTGTGACTTACCTTTAGTATTTACATCCTGCATAGATGTTGTCTCTATGTAGAAATTCTTTTCTTTGTTATATAACACATACACACTTCCACTTGGATATGTATATTCTTTCACCAGCTCAAAATGTTTCAAATTTTATCCTCTCTTTCGTTTTATATAAAATCTCATATGCAGCACTCAAACCCGCCCTGTCATCAAGTAAAATATTGTAATATAGCTTATTTCCTGTGAATGGAATATATGGCGGTGACTCATTGATATAATCAATTTCAATACCTTTTTCTTCACATTTACTTTTCATAAATGCAAATTTTGTCTCATCACAGCAGGTACTAAGTATCAATGTACAACCCATACTCTTACATTCTTTCAATAATTCGATAACCTTATCATACTGATAACCCATGCCATAATAATCAAATACAGTATTATCAAAATCAAAAGCAATAATGATTCCATCATGTAACTTCCAATTTTCAACAAGCCTATCAATACATCTTTGATTGTCTAAATACGGATCAACCACAATACTGTTCAATGTCTTCATATTTTTTCATCCATACCTTTCTATCTTCTTCTGTGTAACCAAAGAAATATGGATAAAGTTTATTATTAGTTGTAAAATAGTAATTGTGATATTCTCCATCAGGAAGAAATAGAACACCAGGCATATTGATAGTATCTTTAATTTTCAAGAAATTCTGATATGCTTTCCTGTTACCAAACATCTGCCTAAAAGTGATTTGTTTTACACCAATATCGTGCATTTGATTTATGTACTGAATACAACTTTCTCTTGTCATTCGTTCATCAAGGACATTGATGATTCTTATCATTGTTGTTTTCTCTATAATCGGCAGCATGTATTTCAACTTTTTAACTGCTTCAATATCATTATTCTCTATACTTAATGCAATTTTTCTGAATTTTGCAATTAGTTCTATATCATCTGGAAGAACTCTTGTATGTATATCCATCTTTTTATGATATTTAACTGCCAAATCATAAACTCGATTATAAAAATCTATGTTATTTCTCCAATCATAAAATGGATCACCACCTCCTGATAAATTGATAGTTGGTGCTTCTGACTCAGAAATACATTTCTCTAAATACTCCCAATCTATCTTTGATTTATCCGTAACTGCATTTTGCAAAATTGGATGGCTTCTTGTTATACAATATTTACAATGATTGTCGCATCCAAAATTAGTTATAATCGTAAATCCTTTATTATTTTCTGTGTACATATTGTCCTTTCTATCAAATTTTTGCCAATGAAACTCTGGTTTTAAGACCTACTCTAACCACTTATTCTCTGCGTAATAAAATCCAAATACACAACCACAAATCAATACAATCCAAAATATCCAAAATATAATTACTCCACCACTAGATTGCAAAGTTTCAACTGTTTCCTCTATATTTTTATTATTATAAAATTTCGTGTTGTCAGAAATAGTATGATCTCTCAAATTTGTAAATATTGTACCTTTATAATTTGTTTCTGCTCCATAATAAACGTAACGGATATCACTATTAAAATTATCATAGATTGTTTTTATATAACTTTTACTTGGTTTATAAATCTGTCCATAATTAAATTCTATTCCTAAAAATGTAACCTTTTCACAATCAATAGAATCTCTTCTAATCTCATCCCATGTCCAATACACTTCTTCGTGTGAACCAGTTACATTACCGTCTTTATCATATTCATATACTGTTTTAGTATGCCTTGTATATTCTTCTGTTCCTTTTCTAACAGACATATATTCTCCACCAATTTCAGGATAAGTAACTGTATCAACTGCAATTAAATCACCATATACAAAAGCATATCCTACATTTGTGTCCATACCATATTGAAACAGATCCATATTATCTATTTTCACTGCCTTGTTATAGATTTCATTTGCGTCTAGCTGGTGTTCTGAAATCTTACTAGAAATCAGAACACCGATTAATAACATTACAGCTATAATAGAAATACTTGCTAAAATTTCTCTCTTGGTGATTTCAAAATCTCCAAAATCAAATCCATGTTTTCTATAACTGTATCTACTCATACTTATTCTCCAAATAAATTCTGTGGTGCATCGACAGGCGCATCATAATCCAGGTATGTATAATCTTGTGTTTCATATCCAAGCATATTCAGAAACATTCTGGTTGGAAACTTGCGAACATATCTGTTATATTCTTTAACCTGTTTATTATAATTGCTTCTATATTCAGCAATCAGATTTTCAGTCATCGCCAGTTCATTCATAAGCTGCTTATAATTTTCATTTGACTTCAACTCAGGATACGCCTCTGAAACGGCTGTAATTGCTGTAGTAACATTTTCAATATCGCCTGCTGATCCACGCCCCTCTGCAATGGCTGTAAGAGTTTCAGACTCATGTTTGTCATACTGCTTTACACAATCTGCAAGGTTGTACACCAAATCTACTCTTCGTTTCTCCTGAACTTTGATATCCGACTGTGCTGTGTTTACCTGTTCCTCCAAAGCAAACGCCCTGTTCTGGGAACTCTGTACACCAAATACACAAAGTAGGATAATAGCAATAACACCTGCCACAATGATTAACGGTAACTTCCAATTTGTTTTCTTGTTCATAAATTTCTTTCTCCTTTTTGATTTATTTTTTATATTTCTTGCTCAACCGATAAAAGCAAAATTTCAAGACTATTAGTTAAATGGTATATATAACTGATTACCTACAATATGTTCAATAATTTGGCAATACAATCCTATTTCTGATTCAGAAAAGAACATATATCCTCTTTCTTTTACATAACAAAACCAATTATATTTTTTCTCTTTTCCTACAACTCCAAAATTTGTTTTTTCTTTAGATTCTTGAATATCAAATTCAAGATTTCCAAGTGCTGTATATGCCATTATTTTTAAATCATCTTGCATTTCTTTGGCTATTGCATAATCCCTATATTGCCTTGCTGCATATCTAAAATCACTTGGGCTAATCAATTTCTTTACTCTTGTTCTTGTCTGTTTCATTTAACCACCTCAATTTTATATTATTTAATTAAAGCATTACATACATCTACCGATTCACCAGTTTTAGTAAAAGTATTCTCACACCAACTTTCAACACATCTATTTTCTGTGTACACCATCCAATATCGCTCATCTTCTAAGGAAGTCTCTGCATCATAATCAAGTATGGTTGCTTTTGTACCATCATTATTATCCTGTACCACATCGCCAGCACGAATCTTTTCTTGCTCTTCCTTATATGCTAAAATTTTCTTTTTAACTTCTATAGGATTATGATTTCTAATCACTTCAGCAAGAGTCGAATCATACTCAAAAACATTTAAAATTGCACAATAGTTACGATCGTCAAATACTTCTTTAGCAATCTCCCATGCATCATTCAAACCACGTTTATATTCTTCATCTAAACGATTTTGCAATTCTTTTTCATTATGTAAAATCAAACTAATTGCATCTGTTAAAGCTGTATTACATTTTGCTTTTGCATTTTTATTTAATTGTATTGCTGATTGTATTTCATTTAAAATCTGTTCACTTGTCTTCATACCTTATACCCTCCGTCCAGTAAAATGAATCGTTAGAATTAAGATTTTTTAACCCTAAATCTTCTGGTGTAATACTGCCACCTTCTTTACATTTCTCCCACAATTCATCATCAGATAATTTACACATATTACCTCCCATTTTGGCAATAAAAGAGTTGTTTCCAAGGGAAATTATGCCACATAATTTTTATCGTTCCTAATATCAAATTCATATTTTACAACAATATCGTAAACATATTCAGGCATGATATTTTTATACTCATTTGCTAATTCTACAATTACTTCCTTTTTCTTTTTAGTCTGATAATGGTATGCTTCCTCAACTGTATCAAATTTACCTAAACATTCATGATTATATTTTGCAAGATAACCATTTCCTTGTCTAACTATCCCATTCGGCAATCCACAATTATTTGGTTTATTTGTAAACATTAAATTTATTCTTTGCGGAATTAGTATACAAGTTTGAGGGCTATATATTGTATTACATGAATATTTAATATCCTTATCAATCTGCAAACTTTCTTTTATTTTGTAATAATGTTCATCATACCACTTTGCAAATACTTGAAAATTTAACCACTCTTTACAAACTTTCGCGTTTTCATATGCATGATGGCGTTCTGCTTTTACATAACATCTTAGAAGCATATTTTTCCACTGCTGATAATATATTGTGAAACGACCATTTTCTTTAGTTTTATATTCTCCCACTCCAACATACCCTACTCCAAATACGGTTCTGTCATATGGATTTTTAATTTCTCCCTTTTTGAAATTACTATATGTCTGACGTTCTTTTATATAATAAAACTCATCTTGGAATTGCACATCAATATCTTCCCAACCATCATAACGAATTATCTTCATTAATGTGCCATGTGAATTCTTATTAACTTCTCCTAATCTATCTATTTTACACCTCCGATTCCCCATCAAACACAATACAATGTTCTCGAATAGCTTCTCTAATATTTTCATGCAGCTCATTCAAATCCCATCCATCTGCATATGCAAACAAAATATCTTCTCCATCTTGTGTCAACGGTAGACCATGGGCTGTCCAAAACAAGTGACTATTATCAAACCCTGAGTCTTTAAAAATCTCGCAATTATATAACTCTTCTAACTGTTTCTTTGAATATTTGTTTTGCATTATTTGTTTCTCCTATCCTATACAGAAAATATTGATGCAAAAACATCTGGTGTGTTTGGTAATTTGCTATCTTTTATATATTTTCTACATTTTATTTTCACATCTACATATTTCACTGGATAGGGAGCTACTAATTTCTGCTCCATAGCAACGGTTTCTTTAATGTCGCATTTATTCCTTCTGAGGCAAGTTCTACACCATGTAGCTTCTTTACCTAATCGTTTCAAATTTTTTACTAATTCTTCTTCTCTAATTGTTGTTTCCTCCATTCCTCACACTTAAATCCATTCTGATTTAACCACTCAGCCACCAAATGTCTATGACAAAAATCTGACGGTTTCTCATAACAGATCAGCGCAATATCTTTGCCATTTACATTCGGAACTAAATAATTTAATTCCTTAATTACATTAGTAGCATCCAATCCATCCAGAACCTCAGCTTTAAAATGTTCTATATAATAGTCATTATCATGATTTTTCTTCCACTCCATAAAGAATCCATACTTCGGAGCCAGTTTCTTATACTGTATCCCCTTATACCAATCAGGTGCTTTGCCACAGATTGATATTGGTATGATATTGTGTTTTTCTAATTCTTTTAATTTTGCAAAATAACTTGTATATATCATTAACTCTCTTCTCCCACATAAATCCAATTCAATTTCTTATTACTCATTCTTTCTCCATTAAAATCTACAATACCAAAATAAATTACACAAGGAAACTTATCAGGAATATTATTAAACCTACCGCCTCTATCGTAATATTCTTTTGTTGTTTCTAAAATCTCACCAGTTTCTTCATCCCATTTTCTTTTAAAACCAAAATAAGATTCATATTCTTCTGGACATTCAAAGAAGGTTTTCACTATTTCAATAAAGTCAATCATCTCTTTTTCTGATTTAATTATTCTTAAGGGATATATAGGAGAATAAGCATCACAGTTTCCTACCCAATCAAAAGGAATAAAATTATTTTCAGAGCAACCTTCTAACTTTGTTCTAAGTAAACAACTTTTATTATTACTGTATGTACAACGATAGCAATTCTTGGAATATTGGTTTTCATATCTATTAGATTTACTCACATCTGTTTGCCTAATATTTCCGTTTTCATCTTCTTCGTAAACCTTTTGTAGACAATAACCATCATCCTTTTTAACAATATTTCTAAACAAATTTAGAAAATAATTTCTATTCGGATCATCCCTATCTATATTCATCTTTTTTCTTCTCCTAAACTAATAAAATGAAAATTTTCTTGCTTATTTATTCTTAAATCCAGATGAATACTCAACTTCGTCATCTTGATATATTGTTATTTCTCTATCACTCATTCCTACATATTCAAGTTCATACTTTTTGATATAAGCATCCATTGACTTAGGTTTCATCTCTCCCCAAGAAGGATATGGGAATGTTGTTTTATCTCTAAAGTCCATTCGTCCATCTTCTTCTGGATTATAATCATAACCTTTTCTTCTACATACGAATTTGTCAAACTCAATACCATTCGCTCTATGCCAGTCAATAATCGAATATGTATTGAACTCATAAGAATTTTCAGCCATACGATTATAACTAACATAATCAATTATAATGTCTGCCCAGGGGTATTTCTTACTTCTGAAGATCATTCCTGTTTTATATTTCTCTTTGTATTTTTTCATTACAATGCTAACCTTTTTGTCTGTATAAAATATCATTCATATTAATTCCAACAGATTTTTTACTCCACTTTTTACAATCAATATGAGTCCTGATAAATACGTCAGCCCTACTTTCAATATCTAAAATATCTTTTACTGCTTTCATACACTCTTCTTTGTACATACACACGTCTTCTTTATCACAGTTCTCACAAATTTTTTCTCCAAATTCTTTTGTTTTCGGCATTGGTACTCTACAGCTTGTTTGTGGTAGTTTACTATTACTTTCATAAGTTCTTGATACTTTCTGCATATCATACTCAGATGCGACACCGTTAATAATACTACTCATTCTATTTCTCCTCACAAAACAATATTATTCCATTTCTTGTTCTTTTCATATTTCCACTGAATGTTTCCAAGACTGATTCTCGTTTCAATTTCTTCTACATTTTTCATAGAAAGCAACCACTCACGATACGCATTCACTTCCTCGTCTGTAGCATCCTGAAATACTTTCCAATGATTAAGAGTTTTGTCAATCTCCTCTACTGCCCATTCATAATCAGATAATGCAGCTTGTCTCCTAAATTCTTCAAGATACTCTTCTACTTCAGCCTTTGCCTCTTGATATGTAAAATAAACTTTATCTGGTCTGATGCTCACATGAGTTATATGATGTTGCCACATAGGATATTTCTTGATAATACGAAACCCTTCTTTAATAATATCTGTTTCAATATGTCCATGAAAAATCTTATCTGATTTAACAAGCAATCCTGATTCATATGCTTTCTTAATTGACTCTGGATCATCTATTCGCACACATAATTCTTTAAATAATTTTTCATCTTCAGGATCAGTTCTCCATTCCAAATCAAATAGTTTTGTATTATATGTCCAGCCTTTAGGAAGCTTTCTATATTTTTGATTATCCTTAAATTCATCAATTGGAACTCCATCTATATATCTTGTTTCTTTCGACTCCAATAAATCTATACATACAGCATCCGAAAACTGCTCATCTACTCGTCCATATTTCACACTATATTCATTTCCGTTTCTATTACACCAATAAACAATATCTCCATGATTAAAACGCTTTTCAAACCCTTTTCGGATATCTATCACCAACCTTTCAGTGTAGTTTGCCCTTGTTCTCGTACAAGGAAAGATCTTCACTACCGCCTGTCGTAAACGCTGATTTTCTACCGTTTGAAGTGAGTCGTTAGAATTGGTAAGGCAACTATCTCACGAATGGAGATCACCAGTTATGAGTTGATAACTCCCTTTGAAACAGATTTTTCAACGTGTCATAACCCAATACTAAATGCCGTTCCTTGCTGATAAAAGTTCCAATCTCCTTCAATAAAAACATCGTTTACTTCAATGTACTCTCTAAATAAAACATCATTCATAGAATACGTTTTGCCATTTTCATCTTCTAATATAAAATAGAAACCTTCATTCAACCATCCAACTTTGCTAATTTTTAATTTAGCATGAAACATTTTTGCTGGCTTTTCTACTTTTTCAAACCCATAATTTCTTATATAACCAATCATATTTTTTCTTTCATCTACATAATATTTCTTAGCTTTGTTCATATTTTTCACCTTCATCTTCCACACTTGACCATCTATCAGAATGCTCAAGCCACAAACTTGAACATTCCCAAAAAAGAGGTTAAAATGAAAACAACGAAATTTATCTGATTGAGTGATTGAACACTCTGGTAGATAGTCAAGTGTATGTTTTTCTAATTAAATCAAAATCTTTAATCCGCTAAAATCTGAATCCTTAAAAGTTTTATTCTTAAATTGCACCAAACACAATCTATTTTTATACATTCCAAGAATCGACTGTGTAATACTATTTCTCTTTTCCAGTACATTCAAATACAACTTTGGATAAAATGGTTTATCATTCTCTTTACACCACTCAATTAATTCATACACTTCTTTATTTTCTGTCATAGAATCAGCATCTTCATCACTTTTTTCTTCTGGTACTTCCTTCTTTACTAATTCAAAATACTTTTCAAATTCGTTATAAGACATACACCCAAGATGACAGCCACCAAATTTAAAACTTATAACACCATCTTCTGATACATCTGTTACTTCGCAAACTTCTCCGATATTATCAAATACTCCCATCGGCTTAATCAGCCTAATCTCATTTCCTTTTGTAATCATGCTGCTTTCCTTTCTTTATCTGCAAATTTCTTATTCCATTTATCAATTGCTTCCTGATCCTCTGGAGTAACAGGATCATTAAACCTTCTTCTGGCTTGTACAATATGATTGTTTCGTATCTCAATAGTGACAAGGCTCTCTTTAGGATTAGATTTCTTACGCAAGAACATAATATGACATTCTCCATCAATAACTTTATCTATGTAAGAAGCCACACAATTATTTTGTGATACTGCCTCGTCCTTAATGTCTTGGGTACTATCAGGATAAATAAACTGATACTCCCCAAATGAATATTCTAACTTTTTATTTATTCTTGTCCTAAATGTTTCCTCTGAAAACTCTTTCTTTAATCTGTTGTAATTTCTACATGCAATCTTATGTGTAGTAAGAAAATTCTGTGGATATTTATCAAATTTTGGACTGATTGTATTCATCATTCTTGCATAATCTACCAATTCACCAAGTAAATGACACATATCTTCTATTGCTTCAAAAGTTTTTAGAGTGTCAAGATACAGCAACAATGCTTTCGGATTATATCCGTATTCTTCAATCAACTTATTAAAATAGGAATAGTAATTACTAATCCCATCAACATAATCATAACTTTCTCTCATTAAAATTTTATTGATGTCTTCATCTGTTAAAGATATATAATCAAGCTGATACGCCAGAAAATGAGCATTAGGATTTCTTTTCCAATAATCACAAAATCTATCTGATATTTTTATTTGTCTATCTCTCGCTATTTTGATTAAAGATTTTGGAATATCATTGATTGTTTTTGTAAAATTTCTATCTACAATACTATCGAATCCTGCTGAAAATATCTGTTCAAATTTTGAATACTGTGGAACTTTTGAAAGAATTGTACCTATATTTGATATGTAATTTGGGTATCTATTCTGTACAAATTTGAGAAATTTAGCATATTTTTCATCAGCACAATACTCAATTATCTGATTCATTGTTATGCCTGATAATTGGCTCTGCAATCCTTTTACTGGTTTACCTTTGATCCCTATACAAGTTTTTGTGGCAAAATCATATTTGACAGTCCTTCCATCTTCGAAATCAAAAATCAGAAACTGTTTTTCCTTGTAAACTCTCGTTATCTATCACCTCTTTTCTACCTTAAAATCTCGATTTCATGTCTGTACCATATATAGCAATTTCAAATACAGCAAACTACTATATATGGTATATTTTTATCAATTTTTCTCCTTGTCCTTATAAAACAGTCTTCTCAGCGTACAAATATCTCTCGGAATACTATCTTTATCTTCTACATCGTGCAATTTTCTAACCCAAGCATAATATTCATTTGCTGTTGGAGTAGTTAAAGCCGATGTCTTCCTGATATATCCATTCCTGATCGCTTCATGTGAAATACTTCTCATAAACTTCCAGAAATTGTAGTATGTCAGTTTCAGTTTTGTCATGTAGCCTACACTGTCCTCAATGACAAATCCTTCAATCTTGCGTCCATCATACTCATAATCTTCTTCCAAAATGTCATAGTACCAATCAAAGAACTCCTGCCATGTTGCAATCTCAAATGCCTTTTCTTTCGTTGTAATTCCAAACTGATTAGCAACATCAACCATTGTGTCATATTCATATTTAGAAAAGTTCATATCATTCTGAACAATATCAAGTAAGAATAATTCACTGTTTGGATATTCGATAATATGTGGGTCATTCTTCATGTCAACACACTCAAATACAAATGAAACATTATGCTCTTTAATATATTTCTTCATTTCCTGAATATTGTCAGCAGAAATCTTTTCATATAACATTTCTCTAAACCACTGTGCAAACTGGCTATCAAGAGTAGACTTACTTGCAATCAACAAATCATCTTCATATTCGTTGTAACTTACAATGCCCAAGAAACCATTTTCTTTAACATAAGCTGTTACAGGAAATTGCAGTTTGTATTGCAGCATATCAAACTTCGTTTCTGGTCTTTCGTTGATATTAAAGAACTTATCATATGCCCTTGCAACTACTTTTCCTTTTAGGGTATCAAGATATAACCCTCTTGATTTTGTGGTCTGTTCATCCCAAACCTTGTCATAAAATGCCTTTTCAGTAAAATTAAAGGAAGAGATATTGCCAAATTTCTTTTCCTGAATATATCTATTAGCCCTTAAAGAGATAATCGTGTCTGTAACTGAACTACTTGTAACAGTCTGTTCACTCTGCATTTCCGGTGTCTTGAATACTTCATTTTGAATTTCGATTGTGTGAATACCATTTTTATCAACCTGTACACATCTTAATTCTCCACCAAATTCCACACGACCTTCCAAATTGAATACCCTGTCATTTACCTTTGTATCTAATCTCTTTGTATTTCTGTGTCCATGAATCTGATAAACATTGTCTGGTGTAGTGTTGACAAATGTTTCTGCGATTTTCTCAAAATCATTGTAACCACCAACACCTCTAATCATCTGATCCGTTGCTACAAATGACAAATTCTTTGGAAGCGTACTAAGTCCAGCATGAGTAACCAAATAAACATTATCGCCATATTTATAATAAACACACTGACCAAATCTTCTATAAAGCTGCCTTATATCCTTCTTATCAATTCTCGCTTCTTCCAGAGCTGGTTTTGTAATTAATTCAAATTCTTTTGATTTACCTGTACATCCATTTGCATATAGCCACAACCATCTCTCATGATTCCCCTCCAACATAAGAACATTTTTCTTATCCTTAATGGAAATGAGAAATTTTACAACATCGGCATTTTCAAGTCCTCTATCAATATAATCACCTGTAAAAATATAAAACTCATCATCTTTCATACCACCATTATCTGATAAGTACTTCTGCAAAACTGTATTACATCCATGAATATCTCCAATATGATGAATCTTTTTGTATTCAGACATATCGATCATTCTCATCCAGATAGTATCTAATTCATCAGGTTTGATAACTTTGATACCTGATGGTATTTTCTGAGTTGCAAATCTTGAATACATCTTATCAATCACTTCTTCAGGGACTCTCTTTAATACTTCTCTGTTTGCATTCCTTCTCTTAACTTCATCAATAGAAATATCCGTAAAATCAACACAATAAATCCTGTATCTATATGTATTGCACATTTCCTTATATCTGTTCATTTCAGAAGTCTTAGAATTTGTAGCGTCAATTACAGTAAATTCACCCTTCTGCATTCTGACTTCTAACAAATTAAATAAAGTCTTCCATGTGACATTATCGTTTACCTGGCTGATGCCTTCAGCGCCATCTACTTGCATAATAGGACTCTGACACAGAAGCCTTATATCATCAGCCGACAATGTATATGGTTTTAATCCATTTTTCTCAATCCATGTAGATTTCCCACATCCGGCAGATCCTCTTAATAAAAGTAAAATTCTCATTCCTCGCTTACCGTCATAAGCTGTGCGCACTTTTCACCTATAGGAACTTCTGATTTTATCCTTTCTTTATTAATTATTCTGTTTTATTACCTTTTCTTTTATTACATCTAACACACATTGTTTGATAATTTTCTAATTCATCTTTCCCACCTTTTGATTTTGGAATTATGTGATCTTTTGTAATTAAGACTTCTTTTCCGCTATTATCAATACCATACAAATTCAAATGGTACGATTTATCTTTTATTCTCTTCTCTTTTGCAAAATATTTTCCCTCAATTCCACAACAGACACATTTTGTACCTTTTGTAAAAAATAGCTGATACCTTTGGCTATTACCCTTTATGATGTCGCCATCTAATTTTACTTTTGCATCTTTTTTAAGTTTCTCAAATAAAACATCTTTTACTGTTTCTCTTACATCTTCAATATAATGAACAGATTTTCTCTCCAATGCGGATTCAGTTAATCTAATATCCGTATTACTGATAAAACATTCACCAGATAAAATTTCTATTAAATCAGAAAGAGTTTTTACATCTTCGTTGATACTAACTTCATGCGAGTTCCAATTTATATTGAATATTTCTGTATCATATGAAGGAGATACCAGATTATTATTTTTAGGAAATTGAGTTTTGAGAAAATCTTCTATGGTTAAATATTTATCCATAAAGATTTTGTTTTGTCCTTTGACTCTATAATTAAATTTCAGACCTTTATATCTTTTCGCTTTACTCATAATCAGTATCTCCTTCCAAATTTAACTCACCTGTTTCAATATTTCTCTATAAAATTCTTTATCATTATCATGCTGTGTACAATCAGTAACACATCCCAAATTTATTTCTTTTGTGATTACATATGGTAAGAAATAATCCAATTTCTTTTTAGTTCTGTCTTCTAATCTCTGATAACACCTATAAAAATAGTCATTACAGTTATTCTTTTTCTCTTGATTCTTACTTCTGTTTACATTCGTGATATATTCTTGATCTAACCACCTACGACTCAGAACATATTTCAAAAACTCTAAACCCTGATATACTGCTCTAGGAACAGGCTTTCTCGCTCCAAAATCATATACAATGCATTTGTGTCCAAGTGCTAAATTCATAAGGAAATCATAATCCAAATCCTGAATAAGTCTGTCCCAGTTCTTTTGTTCGCAGATAGTTGACTGAATGCGAACAAATCTATAATCTTCATTCCAAAATTTCAACATTGGAATGGCTTCAACACCATTCGTAAGATTTATGTAATTATGTGTTATATGAATCTTCTCCCCTCTATCTACATTCTTCAAATACAATAATCTTAAACACAGGTTTAAAATGTGGATTTTTTGTAATCACTCCCAGTTCTTGAAGATTTACCAATTCTGCTTTCACCTTACCAGAACATTTTTCAATATCAGACACATCAAACATTTCTGTATCTAAACTATACTCATTACCAGAAGCCAAAACATATCCAAAATATAAATGTGAACCACTCATTGGATCATCGAAAAATTGAATCTCGCCTTTGCACTGGTTGCAAATATAATCTTCTCCTTCATCTGACCACTTCCAATCCTTAAATTTATCTGTTTCGTTTCCAGTCAAATCATAACCAGCTATAACGTAATAATGACTTTCCATGCTCATAACTTCTTTTTCTCCTCCTATAAAATGCAAGATTTAAGGATTGATACCTTGATTCCAACTGTAATAATCACCATCTTCTAAAGGTTCTTCATATTTATCAACCCACTTTTTATATTCCTCATTACTACCACACAAAATTCTAACAATTTGATCAATAACCCATGTCTTATGATGATCTCCATCAATTTGACCATAATTCCATACAAACTCCAATGCTTTCGTAATTCTATCGTCTGTTACTGTTGATTGTCTTCCAATTAATGACAAAAAATGAATATGTTCTGTTAAATGATTTTGAGAAATTTGTCTATTTTTATGAGGATTGTCATGCATAGATTTTTCTGTTTCTTTTGTTAAATTATCTGCATCAATTAATCTCAATCCTTTCCTCCCACATCTCATATTCTTCTTCCTGGTCTAAACTGGTACAAATATCACAAGTATGAGGAGGAGGAAATTTAACATTATTTTTACATGTTGAGCAATTCTTAATCTCACCTTTATATAAAACTTCTGTTAATCGTTCCTGATATCTTTCATTATTTCTTTTCAGTTTACGATTCTGATTACCGATTGTTCTGATGGTGTCATTCATATCAGAAACTTTTTTCTCCAACTCAGCAATTCTTTTATCCTTCTTTTCTATCTGTCTAATAATTTCTTTTAAAGACATATTTTCATATTTTGAGTTCATTATTCACCTCCCACACAGAATGAATTTCTAAGTATATAATTCAAGAGATTTTAGCTTATAATAAGTTCTCGGATTTACATACATGCTTCCATTCATCGTAATCACCTTTTCATCTTCAATTGAATTGTATACTGTATAACCATATCTCTTGGCCCACTTCTTATTTATTCTCTTTTTCTTATGCGTTCTATTTTGCTTTTTGCTATCAGGAACAACTATTATTGGAATCCCTGTATAATTTGCAAATATTCCATTATTCACTTAAACACCTCATCAAATTATCCCAATGCTCATCTATACATTCTTTAAATTCTTTGTCACATTTTTTATAATTTTTCTTCGATTTAATTTTGATGTCAGCACCATAATATCCAAGTGCCTGTCCCTTATGTATATAACTTTTCTCTTTTTGGCTATCGAAGTAATAACAAATATACGGATCATACATATATGATGGTTCAATACCAAATAAGATTCTAAATCTGTTATCTTCTAATTCTATTTTAAAATCGAAACCGCCAACATCATTGACAGTTTCGTCTTTTAATGAATTTAGAGCGTCTTCAAAAAATAGCTTCGCAGTCTCATTGAACTTTTCATTACCTGTCCATCCGTTGTCAAAAATTACTGGTGATGGATTACCAAGACCAGTACAAATATTTCCCGTTATTCTTCTGCGCATTATTTATTCTCCAACTCAGCCAATCGTTTCTGATCCGCTTCAATTCTACTCTTTAATTCCCAAATCTCTCTTTCTCTATCTTCATTCTCCTTTTTCTCAGCAAGTTCCTTATCGCTCAAATAAAATTCATCTTCAAAATCCCAATAATCGTGTTCATCACCATCCCATGATTGAATGTTAATGCGATAGCTTTTCCTAATTTCAAAAGATGGTGCCCACCAGTCACAACCATGACCGCAACAATGCTTGTCTTCACGATAATCTTTCATGTCAGGAGTACATTGACAATATCCCCAATCTCTCTGATTGTACAAAAAATCTATTTCATACTGAAAATCTTTAGTTTCTTTTGAATCATAAAAAGTTACTATGGCTTTACAGATTCCATAATAATTATCATCCGATTTTACAATATGAATTTGGTAGAATGTATGATTTAAACATTTAATAAAATCTGTATATGTATCTAGTTTTTCTCTAAATGCTTGCCACAAAGAAGATACTAAAAATGGAATATCAAAAATTGATTCCTTATTTTCTTCATTTTTATTATCCCATCCCCTATTTTCATTTTCGTCTTTTAATGCTTCTACAAGATTATCTAAAAATGCTTGTAGTGTTTTATTTTTTAATTTCTTCATTGTTTATCTATCCCTTCACCTTAATCATCTTGTTCATATCTTTTTTCAAACTGACAGGTACAGGAATAATCGTTACAAGTGTTTCTCCACAAAATATGTACGCATTGTCTCCATAAATTCTAATGTTGTTTGCAGCACAGTTTTTAAAATATAAACTTGTGATCCACTTGTTTAGTCTCCCTTTTGTTTGACTGTGAGTTATTCCTTCATTAAACGCTTTCTCTGCCATTCTATCTCGTGATTTTTTGACAAATCCACATCTTTCTTTCAGTCTTTGTTCTGCATGTTCTGTAATGTCCATCCACTAAATTCACCTCCACACACGATAAATCGCAGATTTCAAGACTATTTATGTAATTCCTGTTTTTGTCACCAATTCATCATACATTCTCATATAATTCTTCAGTTCCTCATACACTTCTTTTGTGAGACACACATGAGTATTACTCTTAAAAACTGCCATAGTTATATATTCTTCACTATTCTTTTTGGGTATTTGATAACCAGTAAATCCAGTTTCCTTGAATTTTTCTTGTCCTATTAAGTGCTGAAAAACAGCATCAATAGCATTATCAGTAACATCTTTTTTATCACCAGTTATAATTCCTTTTTCTTCATTTACATTCGCCCACCAAATCGTATTAGGGAGCGGTGTTGTAACAAGTTTTTTCAATTTCTTTCCTCCTCCATCCTTGAATCGTGGGTTTTAAGACTTGTTTTCTTTGCCAATCTCCATAATCAAAACTGTTCCAGAATGTGTTGGACTTGTATTAGAATTTGCAGTTAAAGTTGGTGCATAATCTGTACATTCAGTTCCATTGTAAGGAACAAAATACTCAGGAATATAACCATGCTTTTCATAAAATTCTGCATATTTCTTTTCAAGTCATGACTTCTTCTCTACAACCAAACTATCCTTCTGAACAGTTGTAATAGCATTAGACAATTCATCTTCTCTTACTTCTATCTGCTGTTCTATTTTTCCATCAGAATTATATCTACCACGCATAGCAGCACCAACAGCTATATAATTGTCTTTCGTAACAGTAGTTATCGTATTGCAAAGCCCATCTGTCCTAAGAGTATATTCTCTCATGTTACATCTACGTTCCTGAATTCTACCTGCTTCATAGTCCTTTCTGATTTTCTTTGCGTATTCTGTGCGTTGATATTTAAGTGCTGCCAGCAATATATCTTCTTCACCACAAGCAGAATTCACTCCGCTTGTGGTTTGGTAAAATTTCCTTGTAACCTCTCATCTGTACAGATATATGTATCATCATATTGTGCCTTATATAAATGTTCAGCCAACAATGCGCAGGAATTTGTAATTATACCATTGCCAGCTTGCTTATACAAATGAGTATCAACAACACCTAATTCTGTAGCTTTGTCACAATCTTCAAATGTAAGTCCCATAAGTCTATAACACTCCCTTGGAGTTAATTTACGAATTCTGGTATAATCAAATATATTTCCTATTGCATATCCATGTGTACATGCACAAATAGTTTGACTGACTCCTTCCATACTATATACTTTTCCTGCTTGAGATCCTTCATTTGACACCTGACCAATTGCTAGAATTTTATTGGTATTATATTCAAGTATTGCCGTTCCTTCAGCTTTTCTATTGCTTACTCCCCTATCTTCTCTCGAAGTTATACAATTTGCACTTTCAAGTATCTGCGGATCATTAATCGACTTATCTATTCCACAAATAATTTTGGGCATATTATTATGTCCTGCGGTATGTGTCTTTGATACTCCCTCTGGCGATGCAACAATTCCATCCTGAGACGAACTAATTTTTCCAACTTTTAAAATTTCATTTTTTGTTGCATACCATCCTGTTTTTGCCCCTCCACCAGCTTCAGATTTCAAAGTCCTAGCCACATTATCCGAATATATTCTGTTCGCATCTCCATTGTAATCATTTATATATCCAAGTTGATGAAGTTTATTATCTTCTTTACGAAACTGTGATAAATCAATAGTTTTAAGAAATTCCTGAACTTTTTCATCTGGTAAATAATATTTTTCGTCAACCTGATTCTCTAAAACATCTTTCAAACGAATACCAGTATCAAACGGAACAGGAAACTCATACTTACCTTTATCAATGTCTTTTCTGATTGAAATTACAAATACTCTTTCTCTTGATTGAGGAATTCCACAATCTTTTCCGTTTATCACAGACCAATAAGAATTAAATCCCAACTCATCTAATACATCCAGTAGATCATTAAAATCAGCAATAAATTTCTTGCTTACAAGATTTTTTACATTCTCAAACATTATGTATTGTGGAAGTTTATTATTTTCTTTTGCTTTGCTTAGAAGTCTAATATTATCCCACAACAAGCTGCTTCTTGTTCCGCTATCTGGTTTTAACCCTTTCATTTTGCCGGCAACAGAAATCGACTGGCAAGGAAAGCTAACAGTACAAAAATCTGCATATGGTAAATCTTCAATTTTAGTAATATCTCCAAGATTATGTGTCAATTTGCAAGCTAACCAATACTTCTCTAAATCATTTTTCTTTCTCTCTATTAGCTTAAACCAATCAAAATATTTATCCTTTTCTGGTTTATATCCTAAATTGATATCAGTTAAATACTGCGCCATTTCCTCTCTTGAAGGATAATCTGTATATGTATCAACCATTTCATTTGTCATTCCACAATGAATGGCTGCATATGACAAGACTGATTCTTTGTTTATATCTGATGTATTTAGCACTTCTATATCAAATAATCCTGAATCTCTAAAGCCACGTTCCTGGCATCCAATACCAGAGAACAAAATATTTGCTGTTAATTTTACTCTTTCTCTCAATTACATTTTGGAGTAAAGACAGTCTTTCATGCTGGCCAGCAAACCTCTTACTCCTTTCGTTTTTATAGTTACTATTTCTATTTCTTTGAAAGATTTATTTCAACCGCTTACCACTCTATTACTTCTCCAATATACTTTTGAATTAGATCATTTACATTAGATGGATATGTTTTTACAACATAATCTATATCAATTACTATTTTGGTAATAGTATTGTTATCATTAAAATGAATACCACCAACTGTTCCTCCTGGAACCCTGATAGCAAGACATTTTTCTTTTTTACACCATTCATCTGCTAATATATAATGATGGAACATATCATAATAATGTTGTTTTGAGATACCAGACATATCATCTAATTCTTTAGTCAAATCACATCTGTATTCCTCACATACACTTTTACGTCTTTCTAATTTCAAATTATCCTCCGTTTTATTTTTGTAGTGAAAACCGACTTGAATAAGTCTTTTAGAATTGTTATAATAAGATTCATCAAGACGGATTACCGTTTTGTGTTGGATAAGCACTCTGCAGCTCGCCAAAGTTATCAGAGTGCTTATTTTACTATTCTATAATTGTTCATATCTTTTAATCAAAATATCAATAGACTCTTTAGCACTTGATATGGCTCCATGATTATAATTATCTACTTTAAAGAGAAAATTTCCTTTACTATCATAAATATAAAGGCATTTTTCTCTTTTATTATTCTTTATTTTACATCCACGATAATCAAGTTCATTGCCTCCCCAAGGCTTCACTTTATCTACCTCCTCAGTTGAAATGTTTCATTCATCTGCTAATAAACTTACCTCTATCCATGTGTATATAACCACTTAACAAACACTCTTTAAGTTGTTCTATACTCATTGCTGTAAAATCAAGAAATTGACCTAAAATTTCAGTATGGTCTTTTGTCATATTATGAAATTCTTCTATATTTCGATCAAAAAGTGAATTTGAATCATATTCATGAAATATATTTTTACCTATTTGCGTTTTAATCATATTTTCTTTAATATTACTCACGCTCCTTCCTTGAAACCTTCGATTTATCGAATAAATTCCTCTGCCAATATTTCAAATTCAACAGCGTCATGTAAATTTCCGTCTGTAAGTTTAGAAATCTGCCGCAAATAAGCACATTCCCTACCTCCATGTTTCTTTATAAAACTTCTATACCCTCTAATTGCAGGATTATCAGCAAAAGCAAACCATCCAACTCTATTCATGTGATACTTTTCAAATAAATCACATACCACTTTATAACAGTCTTTTGCAAATTCAACATTTCCCATGTCATAGCTTATAATTCCAAAGTTGTCAGCATTTAAAGCGCACCAATCAATTTTGTAAGATATATAACCAAGTACATTATCATCTTTGTCTACAGACACAAACTGGTGCTTATCGCAATTATTATCCGCAAACTGAATATCATATGCGCCTGTTCCGCTGTGATAATACATATATCTCTGGTCATACCATGTTTCAATGTTTCTCTTCTGCAATTCATCTTTATATAATTGTGCTGGCTTTAACATTTATCTTTCTCACTCCTCATCTATGAAACTCGTGTTTCAACTACTTAACAATATAGTTTTTATAATTGCTAATATTTTTCTTTTCTGCCATCTCTACTGACATAACACGAACACACCAATCTACAAATACACAATACTGATTGGGTAATTTATCATGTAGATATTTTCTAATTCTTTCAGATAATAATACATGTCCTCTATCAATCACACTGTGAGAATATTCATCTTCGTACTCGTCTTCTCTTAAATATAATTCGTGAGAAAGTAAACCTGTTTCTACATCTTTGATAAAAACGTTATACTGATCTTCTACCTCGTAATTCATAATGAACCTCTCTTTTATTTTCCAAATAACTCTTCTACATATCTATCCATCTCATATCCTAATTTCACACAATTGCCATGTGATATATGATTTTTCCAAGCATTGTAACTCTCATAAAATTTATCTTTGCTAAGTTTACCACACCTCACTAATCCAACCATTTTCTTAAATTTCTTTTTAGCAACACGCTTATTTTCGTTCTTCAGCTTTCGGATAACTTTGCCATCTAAAGTGACATATGTATGAAATCCGCAAAACTTAATTCCATTCTTAAACGGAATAATTTGTGTCTTATCATTTAATTCAAGTCCTAATGTATATACAAATTCATAAATCGCAGATAAACACCATTTTGCATATTCTTTACATTGGACAATCAAATAAAAATCATCCATGTACCTTCCATAGTATTTCACTCCAAGTTCACCAGTAATAAAATGATCCAAACCTGATAAATATAAAAGCGCATACACTTGGCTAATCTGATTCCCCAGAGGAAGCCCTAACCCTTCTGTACTATCAATGAATTTCTCACACAACCAATACACATCCTTATCTTCTATAAAATAACCAACAATATCCTTCAAAATATTGTGGTCAATATTATAAAAGAATTTACTTATATCAGCTTTTACAATCCAACAATCATATCCATATTTCTGATATGCTAAATACATTTGTGATTTCAGACAATCCAAACCATATAATGTACCTTTATCAATCTGCCCAGCATAATTTGTTTGAATAAACTCTTTACTCAATTTGGGAATAAGTACATTATCACACAAACTATGTTGTACAATTTTATCTACAAACGAACATGCTTTAATGACTCTTTCTTTCGGTTCGTATATTGTAAATTCATTGTATTTTGATACTTGATATGTTTTTGTTTCTAATCTTCTCTTTATCTGATGGATACCATCAAGAGTTGCCACTTGAAATTTCTGACTGCTTTTTGAAAACCCTTTGCCTGATTTAGATTTTAAATATGCTTGATACAAATTACCGAAATCTACTACTTTTTCAAAATCTGATTTATCTTCTATCATAAAATTTTGTTCCTTTGTATTTATCCTGACATTTTTGAGCTAGGAAAGGTTGTTTATTCTTTTGATATCGGGACTCTAATTTCAGTGTTTCTCTTACTTTCTTTCGTCTTCCGATCCAGAACGGACGCACACCTTTGTCATAGTCACAGTCGTTGTAGTTCACATTGCCATTGGAGTTAACGTACTGAACATAGTGGGTTATACAACAAACAACCTAAAATTATCTCTCTTTATCTTTTGAACGCCAAGCAATGCTCATATATTTCACATCATTTATTTGTTTCTGCCAATATTCAACTGTATCACTTCCAATCAAATTTAACTTCATAGAAAGTTCTACATAACAGGACAATTTATCACAACACGAAATTGCTTTTGTTTGTAATTCCTGACGTTCTAATTTTGAAGTATCCAATTTCAGCCTATTCGCATCAAGCAAATATTCATATATATCCATACAGCGATTTTGGATGCGTTTTACCAATGTCAAATGCTTAACTGGATACCTCTTTCGGTTTGATGTAATTGTCATGGTATATTCCATAAGATTAATTGATTTTACAATAACATCCAGTTTCGCTTCGCTCACTGGCTACTCCGCTCCTTTCAGTCGCTCATCGACAAGCCACGGCACTGCTACGCAGCGCCTAATTCCTGGCTATCCGAAAGATTCTCGCAAGATTCAAAGATTTAAGATTTAAGGATAAAAAACGGACGCACGCCCCCGTCATAGCCACAGACGTTGTAGCACACATAGCCACAGGAGTTAACAAACTGAACACAGCGGGCATCTCCTCTTTTGGGTGTCTGATTAGGTGTAGCAAGCCAATACCAATTATCAATCAATGGAATGCTTTCTCCGAATTTCATTAACAACTGAATATTAGTAATCGCGAGAATGTCGCCTTCTACCATATCATAATCCTTAAATCCATCCATTGATGTCAAATCCAGCGAAATAGGAAGTAATTTGTCTCCAAATTCTTTCTTTAAAGATTCAGCTAACTCACTATTAACAAGCTCCTTGCGTACATAAGATTCTGCGTAATTATTTGTCTTACCAAACTCAGACTTTTTAAGGATACTATTCATAAAATAATATGTACGATCTCCATCCTGTACACTTGTCCAATAATACCCACAAATATATTTGAATTTCTTCCTCCAATCTTCCATATACTTTTCAACTGCATCTCTGAATTCCTTTTCATATCTCTCTGGATCTTTCTCATACCAATCAGGTACAATATCCTGATCAACTTTATATCTCCACTCTTTTACATCCGTCATTTTGTCATTGTTTTTTGGAATCAATTCTGCTCTTACAAATGTTTTTGTTGCATTTATATGATTATCTTCAATACCAAGACTCTCCAATAAATCTGAATGACTCTCATTTCCTTCTGGTGCTAAAACCACTTTGTTCTTTAAAATAATTCCGCTTTTAAAATTACACATAATTTTTCTCCTTTTTCATTTTGTTTTATAATTTAATATTTCTCTTTTCTCCTCTTAAAAGTTTCATTTTATTGATTTCTTGACTAAATTTCCGCAACAATATGTACCAACCATGTCAAAAGTCTGTTTACATTTACATTGTTTCTTCTTTACATCATCATCAGACAACCAGACTTGATGTAATCGACACCAATAAACAGGGGTTTTACAAACCTTGTTGTATAGTCCCATAAATGGATGCTTTTGATCTGCTATTTGGTAGATCATGTAGTATCACTCTCCAACCTCTGACCACAATTATGACAATTATTAGGTAGTCCTCCGAAATATGTAGATGTGTTTCCACAAGTAGGACATTTGAAATACTTTGCTATATATAATTTTCTCTCTGATTCTACAGATTGCTCACTTAAAATTATGGGGTTCTTCCCAATCTGCCTTTCCCGTGCCTCTCGACATTCCTCAACTGTCCCAATTACTCTGTACTGTTGAATTTCTTCAAGTGCTTTGATTGCCATTTCCATATCCTCATAAGCCTTACCATCAGAACCCTTTCCAATTACTTCTGTTGCTGTATCTATCCTGTACCTCATTCTTGCGATTGCTTCATTCTCTGTCATCTTATCACCTCACACCACAAAATCAAATTTTCATTCCTATAATTATTGCAATTTTATTGATGGGTATATCCCCTCACCATTATAATATATTTGTTGCAAATTATAGATTGCTACAATTTCATAAAAAATAACCTTTTCGCCAACTTCATAATTACGATACATATTAGGATAACTCTCTTTTGTTTCTTTATCTAAAATACATCCAATACCTAATTGTCCATCCCCATATTCAAAAATATCATCCAATGAAATCTTTTCTAAAACTTTATCTATAGAATCTGGGTCATAACAAATATCAATACGATTATTTTCTAACTCTATTACACCAAATCTGTTATGCGTTGTTTGAATAATCATTCCAGATTTCAATTCTGATTTTTTCATCCTATATATCCCTTTCTCCGGTTGAAATTAATTTTTCAAAACTGGATGACTTTAGGCTATTCCACACCTTCTTCATTAAAAACTTTCTCTTTACACCAAACTTTCAGCCGCCAACTTAAAATGTTAGTTTCATCACTATCCAATGCCTATCATTTTGCAAAAATACATTGCCGCATTTCCATTTCCACCCTCATGTTTTCTTCCTATACATCCAACCAAAGCAGAATCCAACGAACAATAACTTGTATTGGTATCTTTGTAATTGATATATCCGTGATAATGAACTTTTCCATCATCTTTAATAGCCTCAACAATCTGATATTCACCAATACAATGAATCTCTAAGACTTTTCCCCAATGGTATTCTCTTTTTATTAGGTCAAGTTTTTCCTCATGTGTTGCTTCTCTAACATCGTTCTCAGTTATTACTTTGAGTCTTGAAGTAGAATATACACCATAATTACAAGGCAAAAATCTTAATATCTTTCTATTTTCAAAATCTGTAACCACAGTTCCTACATCGTCTCTGTATATAACAATATCTCCACTTTTCACTCTTCCACCTCAAATATTCATTAAAGCAATTACATCTGCCACCGATATATGCTTCTCTTTTGCCTTTGCAATAATTTTGTCATGGTCTGGATCGAAACCAGACTTATTATTACATCCACATTCACAACCTTCATATTTATCATAACATGTACAGAAATAACACTTATCAAACTCATTCATATTACATCTCTCCTACATTAACCAACCGTTCAATATATTCTCTGCCATCACCTTTGAAAATTGGAATATCATAATCAACAATCCAATTATTCTCACCCTGTTTCGGATCACGCAATATACACTTTTCCTTTACGCCATCTGATTCAAGAATAATTCGATTTCTAACCACACAGCTCCCACGCTTCTGATATATAGGAAAGTCATTCCAATTAATACCTTTCTGAGTCATGAGCATATCCTGAATGTCATTACAAGATTTAAACTGTAACTCCTTATGACTGAAATTTGCTTGTCCTACCATCTGAATACTATTTCTTGAGGCATCTAATTGCCGCCAGTAGAAATAATTAGTTATTTCTTCTTTGGGAATATTGAAGACTCTGGCATCAAGCATAGCACCCTTAAAAATAGAATCTTGTAACACATTTATATATCCTTTATTTTCTGCAATGACTTTTTCATCTCTCGTTGAATGAATTTTACAAATAAAACTTGATACATTTGTAACAAAGAATTTATTAAATGCCATAGTTGCCATGCTTGCAGAAATACTACACATTTTCTGAATTTCATAGTCAAACCAAGCTGAGGTTTCAAATCGCTGATAATCAATCAATAACAGGGAAATTTCATCTGATTGTGTATACGCTAATTGACATCCCTGGATATTCTCACAAAGATATTTTGCTGTCTCTTGCATAGTTTTTATGAGAATATTATCAAATGGTCTTTTAAATTTATCTGTAAACGTATGAAATGCTTTGCCATCAATCCGACATATAACTGGGCAACGTCTCATTAACCTTGTTTTAGGAATCTCCTCATAAAATGTTTTCATACGATTTCCCAAATCGTCTCTTTTCATTTTCTTATCGCTCATAACTAATTCTCCTCTATCCTATGCAGCTTCTCAAAATTCATTAATTCAGCAATTGCATAGTCAAATTCTTTATCAGTCTGCTCATTCTTACAGGTACTTACAATATGGGACGCATATCTAACATTTTGTTTCAAATCCTCCCATTTCTGATATTCATCTTCAGAAAGATTTAAATGAGCAGCTTCACACTTGATAATTTCAGTTTTGTCTTTGGATTTTTTACCACAATTTTCACATTCATAAATTATGTATTGTTTCATTTTTCCTCCATATTTCCCGATGAAATGCGGCTTTTAACTTACCGATACAGCATATTCAAAAGTTCATGAAATGGTGTGAAATATCCTTCCAACCTCGTACCATAATCTTTCTTATATTCAGCTATATCCTTCTGCAAATCTTCGTACTTTTTATTGATAGAATTCAATCTACTCTGACGTTTCTTCTCCAATTTTTCTTCATTCTCTTTTTCTCTTTTGATCCGTTGCTCATACTCATAACATTCCTGTTCAGTTTTAAAAATACCTTTTCTGTCATTACTCATATACAACATAATTTTAGCCTCCTTTATGCACATTTTTTAAGATAATGTTCAAAATCATTTTTCATATGTAAGAAATTCTTTTTCTGGTCAACAAAATATGTATTATTCTGCCTTGCGTATTCGGTCATCCATTTATCTAAATCCTTATCTTCTTTATATGAATAAACCATCATTGCTAACAACGAAGGTCTATTTGCTTCATTACGCAATTTAGAATCAATCTTGACTGTATGATCTAATAATTCGTTCAATGACTCATTATAAAAATCCATATCAACTTGAACAGTTTCTACATCCATATCAAGATTTTGAGCTATAAATGACTCTATATTACTTTGCGCGGAATTAGTGTTATCAATATGCAAAAAATCCAACATCAGATTCTCAAGCATATGCAATTTATCAGTTATTACCTGCTTATCCTTTGTACTTGCATCTTTATCAATTTCATCAAACAATAACCCTTTATCATTTCTTTTGACTGGACGCAATTTGCATTGAAACTCTCTTAGAAACCCAACAAACTTCTCATCATCTAATTCAAGCCGTGTAAATTTATCAAACAGCGTAAGGAATACAAAGGAATCTTTTTTATTAAATATGTTCTTAATATCGACGGTTATGATATTTTCAAGCCTATGCAGATTATCAGCAAACATATCAAATTCTTCCTCAGCAGCATGGTCGTTAAGATATTTAAAGGCCGGTTTTGGCTGCGTTTTCCAATTGTCGAAATGATTCATACACATCATAGATTCTACAACTATTCTCTCAACAACACCCTTTGTCTTATCCTTTTCAGAATAATTGTTACACTCAACAAAGAATTTACTATTAACGATTTCTCTGATTCGACTTGCAAATTTATCAATGTATGTAAAAGCTTTCTGTTCAGTATTCATGGCTACATGATTATTATATCTTTTGATATATCTGGAAATTATAAAGCTATCACAAGATTCATGAATAACTGTTTCAATCTGATATTCATCAAACTTTTCCTTTAATTCATCAGGAAGTTTTTCAAAAGTCTTGTTTTTTATATCAAATACAGTATCCTCATATATTGTTTTTCCATCTTTGTCCAATGTCTTTTTCTTGTAAGGTATAATAGAGTTTTCTATAGAAGATGTTATCTTATGATTTCCATATCTATATTTTATTAACGCTGCTGTCCTTTGACCGCCATCCACAATATGTAATCTTGAATTAGATTCTTCTCCGAGAATAATGGGAGGAATATAGTCATCTGTCAGTACGGTGACGATCAGTTCATTGATCTGCTCATTATTCCAGACAAAATTTCTCTGAACATCTGCATTGTTATCAATGTCTCCCTTCCGGTTCTTCTTTAGATACATGTCCAAAGTATAGGTTTGTTTTCTAGGTCTTGCCATTTTAAATTCCTCCCATTATTCTCTTTTATATCAATTAAAACAACACTGAAACATTTCTATATGAATGAATAGCAGCATAACAATCTGCATATTGTTTTTCACTTATATGTAATTCTTCTCTAATCTCATTTGGAAGATAGCCCGCTATATTAAGCCTTAATACCTCTTTCTGAAGATTTGAAAGTCTGTTCAAATACAAAAGCATTTTCTTACTATATCCTTCTTCATTTTTATCAAAAACTTCTTTTTCAATAGTGGTTTCATCTGCTATCATATCTTCAATAGTAGAACTTTCATCTTCTCCAATTGGTGAATATATACTTACATCAGGTATAATTACAATCTTCTCAATTACTTCTCCTTTTTCATTTTTTTCTTTAACTTTTACTTTAGTACACCTCTTATCTCTTTTTCTACTTGTCATTTCTGTACAAAATCTCTTATATAAGCAAGAATATAAAAAACCATCAAATGATTGTGATTTGTCATAATCCCTAACCGTATACATAAAAACCTCATTTGCCAAAGAATAAAAGTCATTCTTGTCAATATCAACAAAATGAAGTTTAAGTAAAATTTTGTCCACCACATTATTTAATTTCTTTGCATTATTCTGATAATATGAAACTACTATTGGCTCCATATATTCAGGTATGATTATCTGATCCATAATGATACACCTCTCTATGATTTTATGTATTATTTATTTCTACATCTATTTGATGCCTTATTCATACATTCCTGAAAATTTGGTTCTTTAGTATAAACCTTATCATGACACCTTTTACATTCGTGAAACCTTCTTGCTGAAGATTTACCATCTCTTCTTTGCTCGTATGTAGTGCCAGTTGCCATTACAGTCATACATCTTTTACACAACATTTTCTGTTTCCTCCTCTTCGACTACTCGGTATGTAAATTTTCTTTTTGCTAATCCTCTAACAACTTTATCAATTGTACTTCTATCAAGATTTCTAAAATCCATTTTCAATACATTTGAAATAATTAGTAACTCATCTTTTATTTCTCTTCTCTTTCTTCTATTCTTTCTCCACTTATTTCTCTCTTCCCAAGCACCGTACATATCTATTTTTTCTTCGAGTTCAACTTTATGTACCATATTACTAAATTCTTTATCTGCATCAGATAATAATCTGACCAGTTCTTCTTTTCTCTTTTGCGCTTCTTTCAATATGTCATCACATATTCCAAATTTCTCAATCCATTGTGTGATTTGATCAGGAATTATGTAATTTTCATTTTTTATTGTTTTTCTATCCTCGGATGAATTTAATTTATTTTGCCCAACATCCAAAATAGGTTCTACCTTAAAATTTAATCTTTTCAATGTTTTTGGCAAACTATCAAAAATATTCTTTGCTTTTGACTGCTCAAATAATGTTTTTTCATGTTCTGCACATGTAACAGGTGTTCCGTTTTTATTGAGTCGAATGTACAGATTCTTATAATTTTTAATTACATAGTCCATTTTTCTTCATCCTTTCTTATTGATTCCCTAAAAATGGGTATAAAAAATACAGTGTGCTTAAAACACTGATTTAATGGATCCTCTGGGACTCGAACCCAGGACTGCTCGGTTATGAGCCGAGATTTCTAACCAACTGAAATAAGGATCCATAACTGGGCTAGCTGGATTCGAACCAGCGAATGCAGGAGTCAAAGTCCTGTGCCTTGCCGCTTGGCAATAGCCCATTAAACACAATATTTAGTTATTTTCTAATTTGAATTTTTTTGCAGAATCGCTTGAAATTGCTTGACTTTAATCTTTCAAATATGTAAAATAACTTTAAGCGCATTCTGCGTTTCAAATTCTAGCCTTATGGCATCGAATTTGTGTGTATGTAGAAGACCTATCCGATGGTGTTGGTAGCACCGCTTGAGGATGGGTCTTTTATGTTTAATTGCTTTTAACAATCATAAGTATAGAACATGTGTTTTTATTTGTCAATAATTTTCTCGAACAAGCGTTCGTTATTTTATTCCAGTTTTGCTAACATTATACTCCTTACTATATTTTCTCTATTGTATTCTGAAAAATCCTTAATAAATTTATCATGTAGATTCAAGGTTAATATAGGTCTACTATCAACTAATACTAACGTCTCAGATTTATCTACATATCTTTTACCTCTCTTTTTCTTAACATATTTTTCATTATCAGACATTCCAATAATATTATTATATTTTATAACTAATACACAATTGCCTGGCATTGCATCAATCAATTTATGTGCTTCTTCTTTGCTCACAAATCTAAGCTGCTCTCCCATACTCACCCTCCTTAACTAATTTGAAAATCATATTAACTACTTTAGACCACATAGATGTATATCTCTTCTTTCCTGTAATATTGGCAAGATATGTGTTTATAACATCATTTTGCTCATTAGCATCGTCTAAGTAACCAATTTTATTTAACAATCTGCTTTTATCAATAACCCGAATTTGTTCAGCTAACACCATAGAATCCACTTCTAATCCATTTCTATAAGTTTTGTGTAATATACAATGAGTTGGCATATTCTCCTTTTTAATTTCCGAAGTTATAGGAAGCACAATCACTGTAGGACTATATTTATTTCCAACATCATTTTGGATGACAATAACTGGACGAATGCCGCCTTGCTCAGATTGTACGGCATTTTTTGATAAATTAGCATAAAAAATATCAAACATCCTCATAGCTTTCCTCCTCTCATAGCTTTATGTATGTCCTACATTTACTCTTGATACTTCATATTATAGTTTATGCACTAATTATTGTCAACACTAATTATTGCAAAAAGCAAATATTTTTGTTAATATAATTCTATATAATAAGGAGAATATCTTTAATGCAAATTACTTTAAATAATACTTTACAACAAAAGGGACATTCACAATATTGGCTTGCTCAAACAACTGGAATTGCTGCATCTACTATTAATAATTTATGTAATGGTAAAACTTCAGCTATTCAATTTGATGTTTTGCAAAAAATTTGTACAGCACTTGAATGTAGTGTAAATGAAGTTATCGAAAGCGAAAACATTATTGATCCAATTCATTTTATAAATAAAGGCAATTCAACTGAATAAATAATAACGTTTTTCATGTACATTAAACTGGACTCTTAATTAAAACTTCACTACCAAATTATTCTACAAAAAATCTTACTATTGATATCCTATTTCATATTTTAATCATCATTTCGTCATTTTCAGGAAATCATATATTTTAAAAAAATGAAACCATAATTTTATCTTGTTTTCCGTATGAGAAAGTGCCTATTTTGCACACTTTTATATTTTTTGAGTGTCGGTTCATATTACAGTTTTATCCATTACTTCCATATTCTTAATGTAGAAATAAGGCTTTTTCTATGTTATACTATCTACTATAAAAGATAAAATTATGGTTTCTATATTAATAAAAGCGATACATTTATTTGTATCGCTTTCAGTGTTCTTTGCAAAAAATTTTTCATTGTGTCTTTTTATAATCATCTAATAATATGCGCTCTCTTAATTTCTCTCGCATATCCCTAGTTGTCGGCAATCCATATCTCTTGCCAAATTTACACAATCCGCAGCCACAATGTATTTTCCCCTTTGAATATTGTCCATCATGTTTATACCAATCAAGTCCATATACTGAGTTACTTATACGCTTCTTTCTTAATATTGCCTTACTTCTTATATACCTCCGATATTCTGTACCTCTTTGTTCTTTCTCCATAGAAGAGTCCTCCTTGATATTATTTGCACCCTGTAAACACCTATCAAGGCTGGAAATGTTTACAGGATACATATGTGGACTCTTACATTTATGATTTCGAACATGCTCATTCCTCCTGAAATAGTTATTTTATTTCCATTTTCTCTAAATTCTCTTTTGAGAATTGACTGCCAACATCACATATATATTCATAATTATTATTTCTAAGATCGTTGTATTCGCCACCATCTTCATATTCTTCTGTTTCAAAGTTATATGCACCAAATTCAATCAATATATCACCTTGCTTTAACTTAAATCTGCTAATCTGACAATCACATTTTACTCTATACTTATCTCCTGTCATATTTCTACCTCTATATTTATCCTTAAAATTTCACTTTTATCTGTCAATTATACTTATCTAATATTTCTTGCATAAAATCATTCCCATAAATAACAGGATATCTCCAAAAAGTTTTTAAATCATCTGATGCTGAAAAATTAATAGATTCACCTTTTATACCTTGTAATCTATATTCTATCTCATGACCATCTACGATAATATTTTGAACTTTATACCTCAACAATTGATTTAAAAATACTCTTGCTTTTCTCATGGTATCATATAAACTGCCTGTATTAGAAATTTTTGTAATAAGTTTTTCATTTCCAAATAATATGGGCGTTTCTTTGCAATCATTAAAATATATTATATCTCCTATATTTACCAACGGAGCTGGTACACCTACATTTTCACACTTTTCAATATCATCTTTATCTTCAGATTGTCTTCCACAAATTTCACACATATATAATGTTTTCAAATTAATTTTCTCCTATATATCATAAAACTGAACATTCATTTCTATTCATTCGCACATTTTCTCAGTTTATCCGCAATTTCTTTTGCTTCTTTTACAGTAAACCTTAATTCTTCACCTTCCATGCAAATACAAATCATATCATCTTCATCTTTCTCAAAAGAAATAGTATCACATGCATTTCCTTTACTCGCTTTAATACAATAATAATTTTTCTTTGCCATATAGATTTCCTCTCACATAAAATATTTGCACTTCCCAAAATAAAACTGCTGCTCTTTTTCAAAAAGTGTAATTAATTTATCCAGACTTTTTTCTTCTCTATATTCTTTTAATGCCTCCAGATACTCATTTCTATTTGCATCTTCAATCACAACCGGCACAATACCATTCTTTAGGCACTCCCTAAAGAGAATCAACCTTCCCGTCCTACCGTTTCCGTCCTGGAATGGATGAATACTTTCGTATCTTGCATGAAACTCAGATAATACAGAAATATTTACTTTCTGTCTAAAATACCATCCCATGAGAACATTCATCTCTTTTTCAACGTCTTCTGGTCTTACAGTCTGATACATTCCGATCATATTAGGACGTTGCTTATAATCGCCGATTGCATATCCGTTAGCACGATCCTCAAATACTCCAGACTTCAACTCATAATGAAATTTCTTTATTAGTTCCTGTGTCAATGGCTCATCCAGCGTGTCCAACATCTTATTAAACATGAGAAAATGCCCATTCATTTCCTCAACATCCTTTGCTCTGTAATAATCATCTGATTTTGGAAGTGTACCATTGTCAAACAAAGATGCCGTCTGTTCCTCAGTAAGCGTACTTCCCTCAATTTTATTTGAATTATAGGCAAACAAACGCTGCGTATATGCATACACACCAGATCTGTCAAACTTCTCTCTTTCTATTTTGAATCTTTCCAAAAGAAAATCTAAAATATCATTATTCTTAGGACTATTCATCTCTATACCCTCACATATATTTTAATCATCCCAGTTCCAAAATCATTTTCTTAACTCTTTCAATCTCAGCATTTGTATGTGGTGTTCCACCAGAATTCATATCTACATACCATTCTAAAATCTCTTTCTTATTCTCCAAATGATTCATATATACATTAATCCGAAACTCTGGTAATGGGTTATAACCCGCTACTCTCTTAGTAAAACCAAAGTCATCATAATATTGTCCAAATACCATTATTTCACCAGTAATAAATCGCATAAATGCCTTAGTACGCTGTAATCCATCAACACATACATATTCATTGGTTTTTTGGTTCCAATTAAAATAAAAATCTCTTCCTGTTTTTCCGCCACGAAGAATAAATTCAATATATTTTATCTGCTGTTCTTCTACCCATACATGACCACGCTGAAACTCTGGATTAAGCTGCAAATCATATTTATCAATTTGTTCATTTATAAACTCCACATATAACGCAAAGCCATAATTTACAGGATTGACTATTCCAAATTCTTTAAATTTAGGTATCTCATCCCATTTCATTATATCACCACCAGTCCATTACTTAAAACTTGAATTTCGAAGTTAATCTTTATCATCTTCAATTATTTCCTGATATAAACACCAATCAGAAAATGTACATAACTTATCTCCATCCACAACCGTCTGTTCATTATAACAATCATGTTTATATTTACAACTCTTTTTTGTATTACAATATTGCATTTTCTCCTCCCCTTCTTAAAACCAGCCTTTCATTGCCTAAAACCACCACACCCACCTTGGTAAACTTTTGGCGTAACCATCATATTCTGATAACAAAATTGCAAAATCATCAATAGATAAATAATCCCTTAATTTTTCTTTTGATTTTTTTGCATGTCTCCTTAACAACCATATTCCCAACATATTAATCTGCTCCTTAAAAACAGCATTTCATTTACTCAATTCCAGCAAACATCCATAAAGGTTCACTATATCTTCTTCCATATTTTCCAATTACTGTTACAATACTATCACTGATATTTTCTTTTTTATCAATTGCTATGATTTTCAAATGCCTTACAATTAAATAACCACTTTCAGCATATAATAAATCACCAATTTTAGGTAGTTTATTCATAGATGAATCACCAACTTTCCTTATATTTATTCCTTACACATTACAACACCCCACCTACAGAAGTGATCCGATTCAAATTTTTCCACTAAGGATTTAATACAACCGATTTCACTTTCATGAAGGTTTGTATAGACAATAATCATTGACCTTGATCTACATTCACTTTCGATTTCTCTTTTTATACTCTCACACAAATCTTCTAAGTTAAATTCCTTTGATGATACATAATAAGTTGGTATAGTAGCAATAGGTTCCTTGTCATACACAATTGTATATGAATCTGGATAAGACTCTATAAGCGATTGTAATACTACCGATTTTCCTACATTTCCTTTTAATATTAACATATTTAGACGCTCTCCATTCCAAAATTTGATGGCAACTGCAATGCAACCTCATAAGCAGCCTCCACATTATCATAGGACTGTTTATATAATTCTATATTAGACTCTTTAAGTGTTGTTCTTGGAACAATATAATATTGTAAACCATGTTCTTCAATCATTACATTTCCAATTTCAATTAATTTACTATTTGCTTCAAAAATAGTCATCATATCACACCTCACATTTCCTCTTAAAAGCAACATTCTATTGGCATTTTTAATCCCATTGACGAATATCAATAAGATCGTCTTTTTCTGACCACATAACTTCCTTACCATCAGCTATTTCATTGATTTTATTATCGATTTCATGATCACTCATATCATCTGGAACTTCTATTGAATCAACTACAGCATACCAAATTGTTTTCATGTTATTAACCTCCAATATTATAATTATGCAGTTTTCCTTCTTCTCCTAACATTCATGATTTTCCACATTTCCCTCTCAGGAATATAACACCCTCCCCATAGCACATCAGGATCAGAAATAGTTATCAGTTTTTCCCAATTACAATCATAACACTCTATATCATCAGGAACCTCAGCTTCTCAACACGGAACTTTATGCTTCAGATGATTTAGTGATTGATTACTCTTATGTCCATCTACAAAACACCAAATACCACGCTTCAAGTCTTCTAAATGCTCTTTGTAGAAAGCTACCTTTTGTTCATGGATACGCTGAATCTGCCATCTCATAAACTCAGGATAATCCTCTATGTTAAATCCACCAGAAAGATGATGCTGAATATTCTTTGCCAGATGTGTCTGTTCCTGTGGTTCAAATGCTGTTACTGAATAGCAGATAATCTTCATAATCGCCACTCTCTTTTCTCTTATAGAGATTTCAAGATAGACTCTTTTTCTCTTTCAGCCTCATCCAAATCAATGTCAAAAAATTCAGCAAGCAATCTCTCTTTACTTATATAGTCGCTGGCTCCATCTGGATTAACAAATGGTGATTCTCTTTTCTGTCTTCTTTCAAAAACTGCATATTTATGTAAAAACCAATCTAAAAATTCTCCACAAAGTTCTGACTGTTCTTGGATTTCTAACATTCGATCTAATGTTGGTGTATTAGAAACCTCTTTCAACATTGTTTCTCCCCAAGACCAGAATCTATTGTCTACATCAAGAAAATATGCATTTTCATTACAGTCTACAATTTTCGCTTCTTTTCCCATGTATGATTTCATATCTATACTAAAATCAATTCCATTATAAAGTTTATCTGTCTCTAAGTCAGTTCTTATTCTAACTTTTGTACCAATTTCATACTTCATTGACATTTACCTATTCCTCCATTCATGCTATGAAAACCGGATTTCAAGACTATCATTTACCAATTACAAACATCTCTATAAAGCAATCTATGAGAATTGCACATTTTTTCTTCGTTAAGAGAATCTAATTCCTTTTGACAATCTTCATTCCAAGTTCCAGAAATTTTCTTATTAAGTAAAATTCTTAATTTACTTTCAATTTCCAATTCAGTATCGTAATCTGTCTTATCATTATTTGGAAATTCCATATTAAACGCATATGTCATTTTAGAAACCAACACGCCCATGCATTCAGTACATAAATTTATTTTTAATGGATTCAAATTTCCTATAGTAATTGAATATATTTTTCTATATTCATCTTGCTTCTCGTTACAATTTAAACACGAAGTATATTTACCATTATCTAACTCAACATCAAGCATGATATCCTCCAATCTAAAAATTTACTGTTGCAAATTTATACCATAAATATTTTCCACAACATTTAGTAATGAGTATCCGTATCCACCAATCAGTCCTTCCCACTGGCAATATTCATTGAATGCATCCTGTTTTGTCATACTCATAATATCTGTATCCTTGGACGCGTCTCCAGGTTCTAATCCTCTACGTTGCCTAAGAGCTTCCATGACTTTCTTGTTATATGTTTTCTGTGCTGGTTCCAGCCACTTCACACTGACATGCTTCTGTTCCATTTCTCCATCTTCTGTTTCAAAGTCCACATCACATTCTTCTTCGGACTCCCACGCATATCCGATAAAGAATCCATACTGCTTTAAATTTTTATGATAAACTCTATCACCATGTTTAAATTTCTTCTCCATACTCACATTCTCCAATCATTCATATAAAATCTTCTCTATATCTTCAATAACTTCTTTATATGTCTCATATTCTGCCGGATCATGAGAATCTTCTTGCTTATTTTTATATTCTTGTAGTAATTCTTCTATCTTTTCACAACACCAAGAAGGATTATTCATTTTTCTATCTTGTCCCACACTAATCACCTCACACCACATCTGGCAGCATACTTCAAAATATCATTATCTGTTGGATATGTATCTTCCCATCCAGAAACAGTATAACTTTCACCATTTTTTATGTCATTTACTATTCCTCTCAGTTCTTCACCATCTAATTTATATAAACATTTCCAAGTAATCATTTCAACAATTGCCTCCGAAAAAACATTAACTTCTCTTATACCGACATCTCAAACTCAAAAATATCAAACTCATCAAATAACTGCCATTTATTATCTCCAAGATAAGATACATTAATATCTCTCATTCCATTGGTTAAATATAGTATTTTTCTTTTCCCAAGAATGCATTCCTTCATTCTTTCTAAAATCAATTCTGAAGGCTGATCCACCTCAATCTGCATTTGATTTCTTCCTTCTGTTTCTTTTTCTGTCAGATGAAATAAATTCTTACTACCCTCTTTCCTTATTCCATCTAATATACAATCATAAAATTTAGGTTTATAATTCATGTCCATATATTAATCCTCATCTATATCAATAATATTTCTATCAAAATCTATTTTTCTCATTTTAGATTGTTCAAAACCATATCCAAAAGCATCTATCTCACTTAAAAATACTGCTTCACATCCCTTACGAAAAAGGAAATTTGCATCACTTGAAGATCGCATCCTCATTTGTGGCTTACTGTTTTCGTCACCACTTTTTACATATACACCGTATAACATTTCATTCCCTCCCCAATGAAAATCGAATTTCCTTGCCTAATCAATCAAGTTCAAAACATCACTCATAGCAGAATATCTTCCATACTCTAAATCATTCATGTGTCTTTCTTTTGTGGTATTTTCTAAATCTTCCATCATTTCAATTATTTTTTCCTTTATTACGTCCAACTTTTTTATACACTCGACAGCCCGTCTCAATTCACAAACTGATACCATCGTTTCATCAAAGTCTTTTGTTTCACATCGTTGTAAACATTCTTCTATTGTCCTTTTCATATTCGTTTCCTCCAAAATATTTTTATATTTTCTCCGTTTCAGATTGATATATATCATAAATCATATTCCCTAATTCACACATACAATTAAAGCACAAATTGACAGTATGATTTTTTGTAGAATCATCATAATGAAATTCTATCTGGTACAGATCCGTTTCACCACTCCTTTTTGAGCAGCTATTACAATCACCATACTTTTCTGCACCTTTAAGTTCGCTTTTCTTTTTATTTCAATCATATTATCCACCTTCTCTAAGAATTAATTGTTTCAAAATTATGTCGATCCAACACCAAAAAGCCATAATGACAATAGTCATTTTTCTTATCAATATGTTCTGGCATAAAGAAATCAGTCAAAAATAATCCATCATCAAATTCATGAACAATTTTAACCACTTTTCTTAGTGCTGTTCCAATATATTCTTCATCTACTTTTGTTGGTGTATTACCTACCATGCATAAACGCATTATTGCAACATCTTTTCCAACTAAGTTCATATATTTTACCTCAATTCTTCCTTGAAATCAGACATTTATTGCCTACTATACAAATTCCTTCTCTAATAAATCAATCTTCCCAATACTACGCAAATAATCTTTCTGTTTATTCGTGACTCTCTTTGATAGGTTTCGTGTAATCTTAAAATCATAACCATGCGGATTATGAATCAAAATCCAACCCATATCAGTCAATAAATCACCTACATCTCCGTTATCTTTAGGTCTAGCTTGTTCATCAGATATTTCTCCATCATGATACAACTTCAAGAGATATTCAGATGCCCATGCTTGATGATTTCCAAATTCCACAGGATAAAATGTACCATCAGGAGCTAACCAACCATATACTTCTTTGTCTTTATTCCCAATTTCTTCTGTATCTTTGATACTTACAATCTTATTCCCAATAATTTTCTTTCTTCCTCGAATAACATCCCATGCGTCATCACAACATTGATCCAAATATTTTCCCATATCATCACCTTACCTATTTATTCATCGGGACACACATCCGTTTTCCCAACCAGATAATCCAACAAATCCATTCTACCACCATATCTACAATGAACTTTTCCCATCTTTCCTTGATCCTGTAACCACATAGCTGCCATGAATCTATGGTTTCCATCAATGATTGAAGGTACAGGGAAAATATAATCTCCACTGTATAGATTATCAACCTCTATATCTCTAATTTCCTCTGGATGTTTTATAAAATATAAAATCCTTCCTATATGCCACTCAGTAGATTTATTCTCCATACAAGGATGTTTCCATGTATCACCAAACGGCTCTGATTCCTCTGGATGTCCTTCATGAATTGCACAAGCAATGTCATCAAGTTCTACAACCTCGCCTTCATTCCATGACCAACTATTAACAGGATAAAATTCTGATAATCTATCTATCAGAATCATATCGCCAGTATAATTATCTTCCATTAAAACCTCCAATAAAATCAAGTATTCAACTGTTTATTCTGTTTTTATATCAACAGGGTTTTCCAACTTTAGAATATCATCTCGATGTTCTACTAAAGCTGCGTTTGCAACAGAATTGATTTTATTTTGCATAAATGCCTCAATCTCTCCTTTTGCTTCCAACGTTGTCTTATCCATTTGCTCATTAAATTGCTTATAAATAAACTCTCTGTTTCCGTTCATCTCCATACTAAGATGATTTAATTTTTCTAAAATTTCTTCCTTATTCTTCTTAGTAAAAGACTTTTTCTCTTCAAACATCTGCCTCACTGACTCTAATAAATCATTTGCCTGTTTATTTGTTTCGTCAAGAATATTTTTAAACTCTTCTTCATATTGTTTTTTCTTATCAATAAATGGACATTCTTCAATATGTCCCTTACCCTTAATATATTTGATTGTAACAGGTACGCCAGTTCCCATATTCATAGATGTAATTGCTTCTGCGAATTGTGAATAACTCATTTCGCACTCAATAATCCTATCTCCACCAAAATAAAAATCTCTATTAAGTTCTCTGGAAACTTCTCCTTCTCTTAAATACATCGTTATAGTATCTCTATGTTGAATGGAGCTTCCAAATAATGATTTTGCTCCACCAGAAGACCTACTAAACTGTAACATACCATAACTATCATGTTTATCCTTGTTTTCAAATAAATTTGCCATAAATTTTCTCTCCTTCTTTGACACAATCAATTACAATTTAGAAACCATATCTTTAACCTTCTGTATTTCTTCTTTTGTATGCGGAGTACCACCCTCATTCATTTCAATATACCATTGCAGCACATCCTTCTCATACTGTAAATCATTAATCCGTATCGATATTCTTGTCGTAACTTCTCTTGGATCTCCTTCAAATTCATCATAATATATCCCAAATACCTTCAAATCATTCGATTGAAACTTCATAATTGCTGTAATTCTCTGCAATCCATCAACACAGACAAAATCATCATATTCTGTCTTTGCCTTACAATGCCAGCTTGGTTTATTGAAAAATATTTCCTTACCAGAAGTACCACCCTTTAAAACATATTCTATGTACTTCTCCTGTTGTTCTTCTGTCCATACATGTCCACGTTGGAATTCTGGATTCAAAATCAGACCATATTCTTCTATATACTGATTTATTGTTTTGCTAAAATATTTAAATCCAACATCAACTTTATAGTTTGCCTTATTTGTAAGTAATTGAGGTATATCTGTAAATTTCATATTCAATCCTCCGTTCTAATAAAATCAATCATTTAATTGCATATTTACTTTTGATATACAATTATGAGTTTCATCTTCCCAATGATCACCATGTAAATCAATCCATTTACCATCATATGTTCCATATCTTCCATTACAAATCATCTTATAAACTTCATCTTTACCATCTTCCCATACCTTCCGACTTCCTTTAAAGATGCACACAGGATAAATATATTCTTGATATGGTGGTAATGTTTCAATTTCATCTGTTCCGCTATAGCAAAACAACCATATATCTTCTATATCATTAGCTTTATATATGATTGCCGGTTCCAGCGATAATGTAATTCTCTGACCATTTATATCAATCACTCTCTGTAATCCGAAAGACAACCACATTTTTGCATTTCCAATATCCTTATCATCACAATCATAAACATTATACTCTGCATTCCCATTGACTGTATCTAATATTTCTTTTGCAAGAGAATCCATCAATTTATAGTTATTGCATAAAATAATACAATTGTTTGATATTGGACTAAATAAATTATAATCCTCTTCCTTTTTAAAACGTTTATCCGTAAATTCTATTGCTCTTAACAAGTCAAATTATCCTCCAACATTATACCATACATTTTTCTGCCATACCAATCAGATTATTAATCCCGTCAAACTTATCTTCTCCATTCTGCGCCATATCCCAACACTTACTAAGAATTTCTCTGAAATCCTCTGCCTTTAAAGGGATTACAGGGCTATTCTTGATTATCGGTTTCTTCCCATTAGAAATATCAGTAATAAAATCTCCCATATCACAATATAATTTCTTTTCATCTTCTCTTGAAATTCCGATATAGTGAAGAGTTGTATTGCGATCAGAATGTGAAAATATCCCTTGCAATTTGTCTACAGTTGTCACATCATATGGATGAAGTTTAACTGACCAGTATCCAAAATTTTTCCTAAGACTATGAGTCGAAGTCGCATATTGTATATTACAGGCATCTGCCGCTAACTTAAACTGTTTTCTAAATGCTGCAGCATGACTTTGTATTGCTTTCATCATTAGTTCCTTCCAATTTTCTTCAGGATACTCTTCTTTATTTTCTAACAACTGTGACATTTGAGCAGTTCCATAAACAAAATCGTTATAATTATCCATCGGGTCTGTGCCGGTTTTATCAATATATAATTTCAATGCTTCTTGACAAGCTGGACAAATATACAATCTAACAGTCTTTCCTGTTTTCCATTCAACAATATCTGTTTCATCCTTCATTCTTCCATTCTCATAATAAAAATCAGACCATTTTAAATAAAGTGTATCGCTTATACGTCTTCCAAGAAGCAAGCCAAAATTAAACACTAAATACCAGTGCCACTGCCCTTTCATTTTAAAATAATCCATCATATTTTTGATATCTTTCATATACCAAAATGGATATACCTCTGTCTTACCTGTTTGTTTTGTTTTATTTCCCATATTTTAAATCCCTTCTTTCAAATTTTTCTTCTACATATTATTTCTACATTTAAAACAGAAAAGCACTAACGATTCCCGTCAATGCTTCTCAGACCACTCTAAATTATCAATAATGATATCTGCAAGTATACACTATTAAATTGTTTCCTTCCACCTGATAAACTAATCTATGTTCATCCGTTATTCTTCTACTCCACTTTCCAGCTAAATCATATTTTAGCGGTTCTGGCTTTCCAAGTCCATCAAATGGATTTCTCTTTATATCTTTAATCAATTCATTTATTCTTTTTACAATTTTCTTGTCCATCTTCTGCCAATAAAGATAATCATCCCAAGCATTTTCCGTGAAAGATACATTCATAGACTAATCCTCCACATCAAAATTTACAAGTTTTCCATCTTCAGCTTGCTTGATAGACTCTTTCAACCACTCATAATTCGCTTTACTTTCCCTTATATGAAGATTTTCCATCAGATTATCATACTGTGCCTGAGACATAAGCACAACATTTTCATCGTTTTTTCTCGTAATTATTGCGATATCAGAATCATGTACAACCCGATCGCAAACTTCTTTGAAGTTATTCCTTACATTTGAAAAATTTGTTGCTATCATACAATCACTCTCCTTTGAATATAGTATATGTCATATTCATAGTTTTGTCAATATTTTGTACAATATTCTGTGCAACTATGTATCACAAGTTGAAACGATGATTTCAAGTACACATTACTCATCATCACTATGTGTAATTCGCCTATATCTCTCAATTTCTTCATCTGATAGGTTCAACGGACTTTCTTTTGCCTTTTCATAATCTGCAAGAGCAAACTCATAATCTTCCTTCGCTCTCAGCATTTTTACATGATATTCTCTTTCGTAATATGCCCGAATATACCCCATATTTTTCAAAGCGGCAATATATCCATCTAATTCATAATAGGATACAATATTATGTCCTTCCAATTTTCCATCAATATACTGTAAAACATGGTAATTATCCGTATATGCTTCTTTAATTACATATTGTTTCTTTTTCTGTTTCATTTTATTTCCTCCAATCATTTTATATAAACTACTTCTCTTTTTCGTGAAGAAGTATAGAGCACGATCCAACACATATACAGCGTGGAATATACAAATTAACTTGCTAAAGTCTTTACACTTCCAAAATATTTATCATAATCCTTCTTAATTTCCTCCACCCTCTTCATAACAGCAGAATTCTTCCCTGTTCCACGTCCAGCAGCATCATTATACGCCTTAGAAGTTGTGGCAGATTTCTTTCCACTAAAGAAATTTACAAACCACTCCATCATCTGTTTGTCTGAATATCCTTCATTAAGCGACTCTGCAACAATCGGCACAATACTAATCATATGTGTTCTGGCATAAATCCTTTTTGCAATTTTCTTATCCTCTATCATGGTATGAATATTGTAAATACGATCAAATACTTCTGTTAAAAGAAGTTCATCATCTTTTGTAATATCTGCCTTTCTCATATATGGACGAATCCACTTGGCATCCGTAGAAACTTCCTTATCATTAAGAATTGCATGTGCTTTGGCCACCATATCTTCATTCACATGTCCATCTAAAGCTGTCTGACTTAAAGCATCAGCAAACAGCTTATGCTTCCCAAGATTGATAATCTGTTCCTTTGATTTCGCCTTTACACGGTTCATCGTAGCAGCGTTTAATGCCTGACCATTATTCAGATTATAGAATGTATCCGCCTGTTCTTCCTGATCCGCATTGTCCGTATAGCAAATTGTGAATGAATACTCCTTAATAGCGTTCTGGAAACATTCAGGAAGATCACTAAACTTGTACCCGTTGATGTCAATTTCTTCTGTTTCCCCTTCATCATTTATTACTGTAAATTCCTCAAGTCCGCTCAATTCAAATTCATCTTTTAAGAATTTGATGATAGTTAAGGTTCTCTGCTTGCCATCTTCTCCCTCGTAAACATCTTCTACTTTATTGAAATACAGAGGAGGAACATGTCTATCCAATATCAAAGAGCGAATCAAAGCAGATCTCTTGTCATTATCTTTCCACACATAACCCCTTTGAATATCAATGTTGAAATTTACTGTTCCATCTTCCACTAATTCAACAAGTTTCCGTGCCGTCCACTCTGTTCTTCCACGATCCGCACCTTTAATAATCTTCATGACATTTCCTCCATTTCATCAAATCATTCTGAGATTTTAACTTTCTTCCCGTTCTCTACATATATCTTCTTCTCTATTCCAAGTCCATCACATACCAAATCTTCCACATAGAGAACACAGGACACTCTATGATCACGTTTTGGATATTTCGATTTTGCTTCTGCACTGAATAAGGCAGGATCAATCTGTCTCAATTCCTTTGATAAAAACCTATGTATTTCTTTCCTATCATTTGGATGAGCAATCCATACTTCTCTCAACGCTCTCATTACAAAGGTTGCATATCCGTTTGTTTCCTTATTCCATCCAGCGTTGTCGATAATAGAAAAAATAAAGTCCAGGCATTTTTCTCCATGGACTATTACAATTGAATATGTATCTGTATAACTTCCAAGTACAGATTCCTCTCTGTTTCCCTTTGTTGCCACAAATTTGATTCCATATTTGTTTAAAAGTTTATCCAGAGAAACGGCAGCACTGTCTCCAATAATCACTCTTGAAAGATGCTTTTCAAGTGGTTTGACATTTTCCACTTCCGAATCCTGTCCGATAAAGTATTCAGCTTCAAATTTTAGACGTTCATCTGGATCTTCAGGAGCATCCATAAGAATAATTGCATTTAATCTATCTATTCCTTTTTCTCCTGCAATAATGAATCTTCCCTGTCCATCCACAATAGCAAATCTATGTTCCTCCAGATGCCATACAAGAATTATCGGTGTTAGTTTCCTCTCATCCCATTTGTTTCTCAATCTGTTTAAATGTTTATGTGTCCTCATCCCTTGATATCTGGCGTCCACAAAGCATAGAGACAAAGGAACTACAGCACTACCTGTAATCACTCTTTGATTCTTACCTTTTCCAACAGTCATAAGTGGCTTGATATTTGCCACTATGTCATTAAATTGTTCCATCCTCCTTGTTTCCTCATTCATTGCTACTACTGCGCTCATACTAAAACCTCCTTAAATATGTAATTTTTTATATAATAAAAAGCATCTGGATTTTAATTCCAAATGCTTTACTACCTTAATGTATTTAGTTAAATATCACATTGTCGTGCTGATTATACAACTAATGCCAATGATTTTTGCAAATCCCTTATTTCTTTTTGAAGTCCTTCAGCAATACATTTTTTTATTTCTCCCAAATAATCATATATGTTCTGTTCATTAGTCAAGAAGATAAAATATTCATATGAATTTGAACTCCAATGTTGCATTCTCCATTTTTCAAAGCAATCAAATGGGATATGATATCCAAAGCCGAACGTTTTAAACCCGTCTTCATAAACTGCGTCTACTTCACATTCGCTTTTTCTTAAATCTTCTTTTCCTGCTTCGACCTCATATACATATTTATAAATTTTCCCACCATTTTCTCTCCATTTGATAAATTGTTCTTTATCCATTTATCCTCATCCCTTCCTTAAATATCTAATTTTATTGCCTAATCAATCCATTCAAAAGTTTTATTATAAATTTTTTGGGTTACTTCCTGTACCTCTTCCCTTATTTTTTCAACATCAAGTTTATCTTCATTCATTCCTTTTTCTATTTCAATAATTAAATCCCTACTCTGTACATCTAATCGCTCTTTTGCTAAAGATTTTATTATTTCATTAATAGTTTCCTTCAAATTATCCGATTTGCAAATAACTTCAGCATAAGTCTCCCCATTCTTATTCGCTTCCCAAGTTAAATAATCTGATAATAATTCATAACAATCTCTCTCATATAGCCAAATATCACTATATCTTAAAATATATTTTCTATTCAAATTAAATTGTCTTATCCATTTTGAAAATTGTTCAATGCATTTTCTCCGTTGAGTAGCACTCACATTAATAATTTCTTTATCGCTTAAAAAATAAGTAAATCCATTAAATTCAAATTCACATATAATCTCTTCTTTAGGGACAACGCGATCATGATACATCATACTCACATCATCATAATTAAACAAATAATATTTCATTCTGCATCCTCCATATAACTTAAAACTTAGATTTAATTGGCTTCGCAATCCAAATCTTTATCCATAAGAAACTCAATTACTCTATCCATAAAATTTTCCAAATATACAAAAGATTGAACTGCTTCTTTGAAATCAAATTCTATACGTAAATTATTAAACATTTCAAATTCATTACTAAATTCACCATTATCAACAGGTTTTCTGCCATAAGCATAGGTATTGTGGATATAATAATAAACTTTCCATGTTGCAATAAATAGATTTATATATTTGTTTTCACTATATCCAGAAGAAGACCCTTTAAGAAGTTTCTTGATTCTATTATTATTCTCTTGATATTTTCCTCTATCTACCCAATATGTTTTATAAAACTCTTTTGTATGTTTCCCCATCCATTTATCTCTTATAATATTTCTCTTTTCCATCCTGTCCTCTATTCAATTTCTGCTATTTTTCTTCCAATTTCTCTATATAGATCTGGTAACAAACTAATCAAAAAATCTTTATTTGTATTCTTTATTATCCCACTTTTAATTCCACTTAACAAGAATGCATTAAGATGATTGAGTTTATTTTTCTTACTTGTAACACCAGAAAATTTATCAATATCATCTGCCGTAATTTCATCAAAAGATTTATTAACAAATTCCTCAAATTCCAAAACAATAGGTTTATATTGTTGTAGGCACATTCTTCTCTTTTTACTTTCATATCTATAAGGAGTAATATTTTGTGGAGATATATCTCCATGTGTCTTCTGACTATATAACTCTTTTTCTTTGTCTGTCCAAATAATTGCTTCTAGTTTTTCTTTATTCTCAGCATCCCATTCCTCCATTGCACTTTCAAAGAAGAAATTCCAAACCTTTTGGTTATTTTCTATTTTAAACATTTTTTCTGCCATAATATCACCTCTTTTACACTTTACCATAGATATATCCATTTTGCAACTAAATATACGTTTCATCAGTTAAAACTATTATTTCATTCCTAAATCTTTTTTAACTTTTTCCTCTCCATATTTATTACATAACACTTTTAGCATTTCAGAATATTCTGTTAAAGAAATATTGCTTTCTGACATACCTTTTTCTCCAATATTTTTCAAGGTATCAATCATATTTTTATATTCTTTATCTTCTACGTTGTTTTCACATCCACATTCTGTACAAATGTATCTCAACATTCCATCATATATGTTTTCCCCAGCTAATATTTGTCTTCTATATCCATTACAATCAACACAAAATACATCATCATATTCATATTGTTCCATAAAGAACCTCCCTACGCTCTAACCATATTTCCAATAGCTTCCTCAACAGCAGCATTTAGACTCTTACCGTGTTCAATAGCATATACGGCAATATTCCGATGAAGTTCTGGACTGATCCTGACATTAAATGTTCCCTTGTAAGGCTGTTCAGGCTCTACATTCCGTTCCTTACAGTCCTCTAAGTATTCATCAATCACATTCTGAAAATCTTGTTCTAATTCCTGTACAGAATTTCCTTCATAAGACAATAAAGATTTTATTCCAACTACCTTTCCGAAAAGGCAACTATCTTCTTTTGAATACTCTACTGTACCGTTGTAATTCTTATATGATAACAAATTACTCATAGCGAACCATCCTTTCTTAATTTCTCTATTACCTGATCCAACACATACCTCTTTAATATTCCACTTGGATGCGGTTTATGGAAGTTTATTGCTTCATTACTTCCATCTTTTATAAATTTTACTCCCGACCCAGTTCCACCCTGTTTTAATTCATACCCAAAATATGACAGCAAGGATTCCATTTCATCAAAAGTAAAGTCTTTCGGTTTCTTCAGTAATCTATCTATCAATTTATCTTTCTTACTCATGACATTTCTCCTTTAGATATAATATACCACTCTGCGAGAAAATATGCAACTATAAATAGTTGCTATCTGTGTGTACTATAAAAGGCATTAATTCCTATAACTAATGCCTTCTAACCACACACAAATTACTATTATATGAATATTTTATTTTAATAAATAAAGATCCATTTCACACTTATTGGATTCACATGGAAATTCTGAAACACAATAATTATACAACGCTTGTTCATCTGCCACTACTTTTTTCTTTATTTCATTAAAACTCATTTTACTTTTAGGACAAGCACCACATTCTTTTGCAATTTGCAATACTTTCTGGAATTTGCATACTCTATCATAATTGACTCCAAGCCTAAATAATAATTCTTTTTCTGTTTCTCCTGTAACATTTTTCAAGGCATACAACCATACATAAGAATTTCCATTGACATATAATCTAGGATAATCCCAAATATTTTGTGTATACCCATCAATATATCTTACAGACTCAATATTTTCTCCCACCATTCCTATTTCATAGGATATATTTTTATGAATAAGATTAAATACAAATCTTCCGTTTAATCTCTGACCACTATATTCATATTCAAAATAAATTCCTGAATCTTCAATAAATTTTTTAATATTATTTTCTGCCAATTCTATACTCCCAAAACTCTTTTCTGCGCCTGGATTCTGAATAACTTCAACCATTATTTTCCCTTCTTTCCCATTTTTCATATTATATATTTTTATCAACTTCCAAATAGAACAATCATTTCAATCCATATTATCAATTCTATCTTGTATTTTCTTAAACACTTCATTTAATAACTGTCTATCAGGATAATTATAGTGTTTAAAGCATTCTAAAAATTCAATAGCATCCTCCTTACTAATTTGCTCATCGTCATTAAAAAATTCTTCTACGATTGCATCTACTCTTTCACTTCCAGAAAGTTCTTTAGTCCAAGCAAATAATGTTCCTATATTATTTGAAAAATTTGTATGATTAATATAATCATATGAACCATGAATATTTATTGATGAACCAAAAAATCTTTTTCCACATACATCACAAACTTCAATGCTTTCTGTATATCTCATATTTTAACCCTCCAATTTTCTCAATGAAATAATCCTTTTCTGTCTATGCTGATCTTCTTAATCTATTATTCCGTAAATATTTCCTCTCTGTCTCAATAATCCTGTTATATTCCAACTCTGTCATTACACAAGCTGCTCTGCCTTTAATTATAACAGTTACCATAGTCTTTCCGCAACATTCAAATTTCTTTCCAAGTGTGTATGTATTCTTATCCATTCTATTTTGTCCTTCTTTCCTTATTTTCTCCACTATAAAAGCCACCAGATTATTTTCCAGTGGCTTTCTATTCGCTTCCATATTTACTTTTTAACATCATAACCGCCCCGATTAGCTTTACTCATCACTTCATTCTTAGATTTTCCCATTGCTAAATCATGGCTCATTGTACCGTAATCTGTTTTATATCCTGCCGGTGGCATCCGATTATCAAATTTAATATTTGTGATGATTCCAGGTAAAAAGCATACACAAAAGATAACAGCCAATCCAATTAAAGTTTCCATATATTTTCCTTTCTGCCTACTATGTAGGACTTTGATCTGTTCGTTTATGTTTCCATTATACTATTATATGTGTCCGATTAAAAGGACTAAAAAGGTACATTTCATTGCCTATCAAACTGCTTTATTTTTCTTTTGACTCTTCTTTTCTGCTTTTTCAGCATCTTTCAATGACTTTCTATAAGCAAGTGCAGTTTCCACAATATCAAGCACATCTCCAACAATTGGTTCTATTTTTCCATCTTTCAGCAGTTCATCATAATAATCCATCTGCCTTCTGATATAATTTTCCGTATTGCATTCTGTAAAATCAGAATATCCATCTTCTACATTATGAGATACCTTTTTTGCGAATAGAGGATATTTATCCCCATATAACCTTTCGGCATCGCCACGCAATACAGCAGAAGATACATTTGAAATAAGTTTTTCCCAATCATTAGGAGTGTCTAAACAATCTTCGATTTCCTCTATAGTAATTTTACTATTGAGATACATATAGAGTGCTTTTTCTCCAATTTCTTTTGCAGATAGTCCATCAAATATAGGGAATCTCTTTTTCAATTCACCAAAATTTGGTTTATGATTTATTCTATGTGTCGAGAAATCATATTCTCTCAAAAATGCATTAGAAACTACCATCATAAGCCACCATGCGCTACTATTCCAAGTACCTTTTTTCTCAGAAAACAATGTATGGAAGGCAATATCATTTACTGGCATAATAACTTTTACTTCTGAATTAAGATATCCATTTCTATCAAGGCGATAACTAATAACTTCAGCAAGCCATAAACCCTTCTCAACTTTTTCTTTAGAAAGAGTAAATGTATTCCACCATCCGTTTTTCTTATGAGCATCTACAAAAATATTTGTTACATTGCGAATAAAAAGTCGTGTTCCTGGTTTATTGTTTTCTTCACCTATACACTCACAAATCAGTTTTTTACCAACATTGTTTTTATTATTCCACATGAGAGTGGCTTCATTTGCTTTCATCCCAAGCGTATACATCGCATAGAATAACCAATTTCCCATGTCTCTTGTAAGCATATATTCCTTTTGTGTCATAATAACCTCCCATTTTAGCTTTGAAATGCGAAATTCATTGTATGTTTTACACAACGTCTTTCCAGCCATCTTTACTCCAAAATATAGAACCATCATTATTGTAAGACAGTTCTATACCTCTTTTGCTAAAGAACTCTTCCAAAACCGTGTAAAATTCCTCTGTAAGATTAATGATTGAACTTTGAATAAACATATCATTTGAGGGAACAACTACACACTGCCCATTCCCGCACATTCCATTTTCAAACTTTAATCTGAATCCACAATTCAAATTTTCCAAAGTTTGATTAAAAACCGTTACCATATCTTCTGTTATCTTCATTTTATTTCCTCCAATCACTCATTTTCTTTAACTTCCAACACAAACAATTCTCTATCATACTTATAATCTTCTCCATCACAAGAAAGATCAATCTCACCTTCTGCAATCTTATCATCTATATCCTGATAAGCTGCATCTTCGTCCTGTGCTTCCACTTCCACATATCTTCTATATGTTTCCACGATTTCTACCCTATATTTTAAAATCTTCTATTTTACAAACATAAATTTTAATTCCAACAATTTTTCCATTTCTTTTTACAAACTCATTATTTGTATAGTTAAATCCTGTTTCTTTAGATATATTCAATACATCGATTTTATCTTTACCATTTTTCAAATCATTTTCATTATATGTTCCAACTAATATTCCTTTACCTTTAATATATTTCACACTATTTACCTTCCTTTCGTTGCCTATTATGCAATGCACTGAATAATCTTATATCCATATTCATCAAGCGTACACTCAAAAGATTTAAGTTCGCAATCTCCTGTAAGCATATCGAATACAAAGTCACTCAAAACACTAAACTGAGTTCCAGCAAATTCATTTATATCTTTAATTGTCTGATCAATTACATTTTCTTTTTCATCTTCTTCAGCTTCGTGATATCTATTTGCCAGTCTCTTTGCATAGAAAGCAGCTTTTTCCAACAAACCTTTAACATACTCTTCTGCCTTATCTTTTGTGTCAAATGTTTTAACAGTTCTTTCTTCATCAAACATTGAAATTCTTTCTCCTTTTAAATTAATTGGAGCATATCCAGAAAAACTATTCTTATTCCCACATTCTACTGCCCATGCAAACTTTGTATCTTTCCATCCTTCAAGTGACTTTTGTCTCAGTTCTTCTCCAACCTTCCGATCAATGAAGTATAAAACTTTATCATGTTTTCCGAAAAAATTAATCTGCTTGATGCAATCACCATTCCCACTTTTAATTGTGTCAATAGCATCTTTGATTCTTCCAGAAAAGCTATATTTTAAACACGTTTTACAATCCGTATTGAGTTCATTGTCAACCTCAAAATACTTTCCGTACTGTTCGTCAATATAAATGCGCTTCTTTCTTGATCCGTCCGCAAAAATCGCATATTCCTGTACACCGTCATTTCCTAAACACTTTGCTACTCTAAATTCTTTCATTTTAATATCCTCTCTTTTCTTTATTTGCCATTGAAATTCCGATTTCAAAACATTAAAAAGTAAATTCTTTATTCCCATTTTCATCAATCAAAAGAATATGTACTTTATGTGGTGCTGTTTTTGATTCATACGCACGAATTTTATCCAAATCTAAATAATGATTTCTTACATATTCATGCCCATTTTCCCAAGTTCTATATAATTCGCCACACATAGGACAATAATTCCATTTGAATGTATACTCGTCATGTTGCTCGCAATGTAAACAATTAGTAGATCCTCTATTCGTTGTACATGATTCACATATTTCTCTTTCACAATATTTACACATATTTATTCCCTCACAAAATCCTGAATCTAAGTACTCAATTATCTTCTCCAATGTGCCAATAGGAACTAACATCTTCCCCTTCAGGAACTTCTCCTGAGCCGTTACCAAAATATTCAGACGGTACAATTTCCCGATCGTCATAATCATCTACATCCAGAATGATTTCCTCACGTTCCACAGCATCTTCTACTTTCTGTATTGCTTCCTCAAGACTTTCCGCTTCTACAATAACAGTTCTCTTCAAAATTTCCCTTACACTTATTCCATATTGAGCCATATTATTATCCCTCCACTTTTATTGGTTTAAGTATAATTGTTCCATCTTTTTCATAAAAAATTTTCATTGATTTCCCTTCATTTTTACTTGTTCCAAAAACTTCCTGTCTTACCGATCTAGGAATTACAATTCTTCCAAGATCATCAAATTATCTAATTATCCCAGCCTTAATCATATATTCCTCCTCAAAATTGTGTTTTTATTGACTTTTATTCGCTGATAACACCCGTATCAATAATTTCTTTTACAAAATGTTCATATGTGAAATGATATGATTTACCTCTTTTAATTCTGATCTTCTTTCCATTCTTCATTTTAATGACAGTTTTTTCCGTCTTACAATGCCCAGCACAAATTTCAAATTCGCCCTCATATCCATAAGAATTAATTTCCTGAATGTTGTCACTTCCACTTGATACGGCGTTTAACCGCCTGTATTCTCTCTTGAAATAAATCGGGCAACACAAAATATTTCCTGTAAATCCTCCCCAATCCGCATCATTAGACCATTCTTTGATATTTTTAACAATGTTTCCATTGCCGATCAGGATTTCAAAAACCCTTCTAAAAGGATTTTTAATATCATACAAATATTTCCATGCCGACATTTTAGGTTCATCATAATAAGCATCAAAACTAGCTTCCTGTAATGGATTCCTAAAAAATAATCCCTTTTCTATTCCTTCTTCTGTACTGATAACATATCCTTTATAATTCATAACTCTGTTTTTCATAGTTTTCCTCTCTTTCTACTTAAAATCATTATTTCCTTGCCTTTTGTTACTTAAAATTGAGGAATATCTTTTTCCTCTTCTCTCCATCCGATAGGTTTAAAATCCAATGCAGCCAAGAAAGATTGATATATAGTATTTAACCACTCTATTCTTGTCTGATCGTTTCCTTTTATCTTGTCAAATACATTCATATCAATAAATCGTTGGCGTTCTTCCTTTGTCAATTTTCCCCAACTCCACGATTTTTTAATGACGTTTTGGAAATGGTTTTCCACCGCATATGAATATTTTTTCATGATCATTCCTCCAAATCCATATACTTTTCTGCAAAATAAATATCATGTGCAATAGCAACTGTCTGTTTCGTTTTTGGTTTCCGAAAATATTCCGTCTTTCCATCTGTTACAATAATATCATTTCCGTCTGTTTTAATATCCACATTCGGATTCTTGATCCCTCTCATAACTTCTCCTTCCATGAATCCATTGATTCATCCGTTTATCTCAATTTCATAACAAATTCAAAAAGTGTTTCTCGTGTTTTATAAGACTGACATCCCTTATACTCAATAGCATCCTCTAACAACTTTTTGTTAGGAAAATCCTCTGGTAAAATTTCCACTGACAAACGGATCAGCTTTTCCTTAATATCTTTTAACTGATTTTCCGTATTAGTTTCCTCTGTATATCTTCCTTCTTCATCAGTAAGACCAACAACATAATTCTCTTTTTTGCAAATTTCCAGAAATTTATCATAATCCTCTATATTCATAAGCCACTGATCGTCACTTGAAAGAATCCTATCACCTTTAGAAATTTTATTTCCGCTTTCGCTCCGTTCGCAATCACGGTTAGAGTAAAAGGGATTCTCTGCTAATACTTTATTATCTACTTCCTTAAATCGTTCCTGAACCATTTCATTTTCAATCTGTTTCAGTAAGTACATATTTTGTAATTCTATAATTTCCGCTTTTCTATTGTTTGCAAGCTCTGTAAATCTTTCTAATAATGTTTTGTTTCCCATAGTAAAAACCATCCTTTCCACTCTCTATTTCTCCATTTATTCTGTGTTTATATCCACTATAGAAGGCACTAACGAATATTTCCGCTAATGCCTTCTAACTGGTTATAAATACAATTTATTGTCTTTCAAGAATACCACTATTTAACATATTCTTATATAATTTGCGCTTCTGTGAATTTGTAAGATTAAAAATCGTTCTATCTAAATCATCATAATAATATGACACATTACAATCTCTTACAAAAATTTCAAGCAAATTATTTATATCTCTATCTGCTTGTCTGTCATCTTCTTTCGAAATGCATTTAAACCAATATTCCGTAATTACGCTCACTAATTTACATTCTGTTGTTTTACTCATAAATTTTCCTCCGTTCAAACGATTCTTTCATTGGCAAAATGCTATTCTATTACCTTCATATGTGATAGCTGCCATTAATCTCCCATGTGTAGAATATTCTTTCCTATTACATTCTGGTATAATTCCACACTTAATAGACATATCAACAAGATTTCTATATGCTGTCATATTTTCATCATCATTAAATTTCCGGCTACCATATTTTATCCGAAAATCTGTAATAGCATCATAAAGTTCTTTATGTTTCATGTTATCTCCTCCCTATCCTCTGATCATCTCAAATTCTTCCATTTCATTCTGTGTCAATTCCCGGTTATAGTACAACTCAGCCCATACCATACGCCCATTTACTTCCGTTCTGCAATCATAGTTGATAAAATCCATCATTCCATTTTTAGGATGCGTTCCGATACTTACAGGACGCATAACAGAATAATATTTGTGCCAATGGTATTTATTTGCTGATTGCCTTATGTAGTCGTTTGTGCTCATGTCTTGCCCTCCTTATGCTGCATAGAATGTTCCATCTTCTAAAAATTCCCATCCATTAGCTTCACAAGTTTCTGTTACTTCTTCTTCATCCGCTTCATAAAAATATTTATAGCCGTATTCTTCATATTGTTTAGAAAGCATTACAAACATATCAGCAACTAATTTTTCCATTTTTCGGATTGTGTCAACCTGAATATTTTTATACTGCTGATATTCAAGATCATATATCCAACCTTCAGCAAAATCCGTCTTATCAGATACGCAATAATTATAATGTCCGTCATTATAAGGCAATGTAACAGTTCTTCCACAAACTTCCATATATGCCTCTATGGTCTTCTGCTCATGTTCCGTCATATAATCCCAAAAATCCTTGAATGTTTCACCACAATATAACTTGTTCCGGATTGCCTTAAATACATCCATCAAGTCAAGTTCTCCGTAAATATTTAAACCGTCTCCCTGACAATATGATAATGAATATTGCATCTTTAAATCACTTCCCGGGAAAAGATTGTGTAAATCCTCTGTGTAAATTTCCGAAAATTCGTCATTTCTGCACGGATCATCAAGATACCACTGATTAACTTTTTCTTTTGCTTCCTCCGACAACTCAGGATAAGTATACACATTGTAAGTTTCTGTTACTGTACGCATAAAAATTTCCTCCATTCTATTTGATTTTCCAATAATAAAAGCAAGCAACATTTCCACTTGTCACTTGCTCTATACTTCTCTTTCTATACTGTTTATTTGCCTTATTTAAGGACTTAATGCAACGCACATACATATTTGCATATGCGCTGATTTAAGGCTTTAAATGGACTTGTAGGAGCTTTCAAACACCAATAATCTTTTGATTGAATCCAAAAAGATTTATAAGAAAATCCGTATTAAAATTTATTAGAAGCCGAAAGCCACATTTATTAAAATATCTTAGTGTAATTCCAAACGCTTCTCCAGACGTTCCACCGATTTTGAAACGCCATCCATTATTTAATTTTTTGAATCCATATTTTTTCATGCTTTATCCCTTCTATGGTTGAATCAGTAGTTTCATTGACAATATACTATCTCTTTTAATTCTCCATTTATCACTTCAATACAAGTCTTCTTAAACTCATACTTTGCTGGTCTAACAGAATTAATAATAGTATATATATCATTCCATCTTTTACCTGACTTTCTGACCATAAATTCATGATCATAATATCCGTTTGATTCATAACATATAAACTCTATGTTATGAATTTTAAATGCTTCTTTTATTTGCTTTACTTTATCCGAAAATTCAATCGGATATTTAAAAATTAAAACCCTTTCCACCTTTATTCCCTCCAATGAAATACACGATTTACAGCAACTCAGATAATTCCTTCATTCTGTCATGTTTAAAGCCAAGTGTAGCAAGTGCCTGATTTATTCCTTCTGCATATCCAATTTCTTGATCTGCTACACGTAACTTACATTCTGCATCAACACTTTTCCCTTCTTTTTTCAAACGCTCATATGCCCTATAATCCTCATTAGAATTATTGGCTTTCCAGATGGCTTCTTCCATAAGTTTCACACATTTACTATATTCTATTTTAGTCATAGTTCAAAATCTCCCTTCTACTATTGTTAATCACAAACAACCCTTACTATCCCCATTAATCCACCTACAATAAAACCTCCGCAATCTTCTGGCATGTTACAACATCCGGCTACACAAGCAACAATCAGCACAGCGCCTAGGATTTTCTGTATAAGCCATCGTTTTTTATACGGTGACATTGTTTTTACTTTCCGAAAGACACATACTTTCGTATTACCAGATCGCGTTGTAATTTCTGTATATTTGAATTGTGCCATCATTTCCCTTTTTTGCCCTCCTCTATGTACTTTCTTAATCTATTTCTATGTAGTGGCCTGTTCCATCCTCAAAATAGAGGTGTAAGCCGTTTTCCGTGGCTACAAAGTCATCCACCATTCGCATATCAATGAAATTTTCTTGAAATTCGGCTGTATGGTCTGGTAATGTTTCCAGAATATCCGCATATGATCGCGTATTATCTGCGTTGTACTGTGTAGCCACGTCTTTCAGTTCAAAACATGGGTAGTCATATCCATCCATGAACCAGCAAGCCACATCTTCCAGTGGTATAGCCTCATTTAAGCCGATATAACCATCTGGTATAACTTCCACCATCTCAATGACTTTCTGTGTCTCTATGACAGTCTCTGTGCGTGTAGTGCCTAACAGATAAGCACTAGCAAGCATGGTTCCGATAACTGCAATTTTTAAAATAGTCTTAGTTATTTTCTTCATAGTGTTTTCCTCTCTACTTATTATGAAATTTATAAGCACTATAAAACGGCTATATCCTTATATTCTCAATAGCCGTTCTAACTGCCTACAAAACTATTCCATCAAGCGGATCACATAACGCTTTCATCCCCTCATCTATTGTAATGAATCCATGCTCCACATTTTTTAAAATACGTTCTATAATTTCCACGGCTGCATCTTTGTACTTTTTCTGCATTAATTCATTGTTCATATAGCTTTTGCGCTGCGCATTAGCATACTCTTTCATATATCGTGGTATTGTGTTCATGTGTTTTTCCCTTCAAATTACAATTTCATCGGCTTTATGCCGTTTTCTCTTCCAGTAAATTCAGATTATTTCCATCAAACAAGTAATACTCTTTATTAGAAATAACTTTGCTATACTCTTTTTCTCCTTCAAACTCATTTACAACTGCTTTTTCTTCTGCTGTCATATTTTTATAATCCTTCTTTCCGTAGGAAGGTGGCAACCATCCTTTGTGCTGAGAACCAAATATATTAAATTTTTTCAGTAACTCGTCATTGTTAAATACAATATGACATGTACCTTTTTTGTAGAATGTGACAGTAAAATACTTTAACTGTATATTCTTTGTCTCTCCGTATTCCTCTGCAAACTTTAGGGATTCTTCCAGATCAACCGCTTCTGTTAGCCCTCCATCAAGATAGTTAAAACATTTTTCTATATCCTGTAATTTACTTACAACATCATGCCTTGACGGTCTGAATCCTCCCCATGAATAATTAAGGTCATAAAAACCATTTAAAGGAATAATCACTTTTTTATTGATTATCCATCCCTTGTTTGTTTTCCATCCATTGTAATAGTGAATGTTTTTTGACGTTTCATCAAGCCAATGGTATTTATAACTTAATTCATCAAAAAGATCTATTATGGTATCCTCTATTCCTTTAACAACTTTTTTCTGTATATCAATTTTTAACTGGTAGATATTATAAAGTGAAAAATCATAGTTACTTAATTCTTCCACTTTATTATAAAAATCTCTTTGCAGATTATTTGTAAGCTGCCCTATAAATCTTTTATTTTCAAAAAGTGCATTCCAATATTTACTCCGCACCATTTTTATATATTCATTAACAGAAAGCCCATTTTTACTACAAGTCATGGAGATAATACAGCCGCCTTTTTGTATCGTTTCCCCTGTCTTTTCGTCTTTTCCAAACTGTGACAAAATAAACGGCTGCATTGCATAATATTCTTTAATCAATTTTATTCCTGCTTCCACTTCTAACTGATATTGTTTTACAATAGCCTTGAAAAAATCACTATCAATTAGTTTTGTGCTTTCCTCTGCCTGAAATTCTTTTTGATCTTTTGCTTTTCTTAATCTTTCCAATATAAAAGATTCTCTTTGCACCTCTGGAAGCTGAACCTTTACAAGCGCAATTTCAACCGCCGTTTTCCGTTCCGCATCCAGAAAAGCATTTTGTATAAACTCAATTTTTGCGTTATATTCTGTGAGTTTACGCTGTAAATACTGCCTATCATTTGTACATAGATTTTTTAAAGTTTCCGCATTGAGAAGACACACAACCGCACCGCCATTTCTTTGTTGCATTTCTAAAGCCTTTAAAAGATGTTTGCAACCGTTAGAAAAAGGCGGATTCATAATAATTAGATCGTATTCCTTCATCGTGTTATATGTAAGAAAATCATTATAAACAACACGGAAATTTTTCCCTTTAAGAATATGCTGCAGATTCTGATCAGCTTCTATACAATCAATATCAAACTGATAGTATTGTTTGCCATAATATTTATTATGGTTTCCTTCTTTCTTCTTTAATGTCTCAACTATATCCCCCTTACCCGCCGATGGTTCCAAAATACTTTTTATCATTGTAAAATCTAAATCAAAAAGCATCTTGTCAATAATATTTTGTGGTGTAGGGTAAAAGTCTTTATTACCTGTAAACATATAAAAAATCATTCCTTTCATTATGCAAGTCGGTATATTTCAACCGCCTTTATATTATCCAGTCTGTAATACTTCCTTTGGATTATATTTAAAAATAAATCCGTGTTTGAATGTGCTATAGTAGCCTTGTAGCGTTGCAAGTTTCCGCTTAACCTCTGCAAAATCCGTCTTGTTTAATTCCTTTTCAGGCTTTACAATCCAGATTTTCGCGTGTGTTTGCGTGTGCTGATCTTCTATAATTGTATAGGAAATACTTTCTTTTTTCGCTTCTGGTTCTTCCCTTGTGCTTTGTGCTTCCTGTGCCGGTTCTGCCGTCTGTGTAGTTTCCACTATAGTTGTGTTCAACTTTTCTGCCGGATTTTCCTTAAATAAGAAGGCGTGTTTAAATTTCGAGTAATAACCGCCCAAAGATTTAATATACTTGTTTACGGTTATATACTCTTCACGGCTCAATTTTTCCGCAACCTTCACAAGATATATTTTTTCTCCTGTACGTGTGTCCGTGTCTTCTGATACTTCATATGCATAGGCGTTTACGTCTGTTTCCTCTGTTTGTGCCGTTTCCGTTGTGGTAGATGTCGTATTTTTCTTTTCTGCTTTAATAGTCTTTTTTACAACCTTTTCCACCTCATATGGCGTTTTTACCTCTTCAATATGACACCATGCAATAGAACCCTTTTCAATCCATTTTGTGAGGCATTCAGAATCACCACTACCAACAAACCAATAGTTATTACGGCTTGCGTTTCCTGTACATTCCTTTGTAAGTTTTCCATTTAGTTTATAAGCATGAAAATGTTTCTGTCCGTTTCTCTCTGTTTCATGGATACGATATACAAGCCCTTTATAACATCCATAATTAAAATTAGATTTCAGAATGAAAAGCTGACCCTCTTTAATGCTTCCAGTCGTATCTTCTACAACTTTATTTTCTTTTTTGTATTCTGTAACGGTAACTTTTTCGTAGATAGTGCCGTCACCTTCTCCAATTAAACCGCCACAAGAAGTATCAATTTTATTGATGAATGTCTCAAACTTATCTATCAGCTTAATATCTTCCTCTAAATCCTCAATATGTCTTTCTGTATTCTTTCTTGCGTCTTCCTTACTGTCATAATATCCACGGTTTACAAGGTCTTGTGTGTGCTTATCGGTATATGCTTTTTTGTCCTTCTTATATTCGTTTAACCATTCCATATCACGGTTATAATTGTAATATTTCCAGATATGGGCAAATTTCAAAATGCCGTTACCCTTTGCAATGATGATCCCATCTTTTTCAATATGCCAATTCATTTTTGGAGGGTGTGCCATATGTCCGGGAACTGTACCAACAACAATATATTTATTTGCGTTTTCCGTTGCTTCTTCTGCTTTTTTCTGCAAACGTTCAATAGATAATTTTGCGCTTGCTTCCTCTGCTTCAGAAGCTCCACGTTCAACGGTCATAGCTTCCAACTTTTTGATTTTTTCCGCTATGCTGCGATCATATGTAAAACCAGAGTAATTATATTTTCTGATTTCCTGCGGTTCTGCTGCGCCGTAAACATCTACGCATAAAATATAGCCGTTCTTTTCTGCTACTCCGTCCCAATTAGCAGGATCATAATAATCGGTCATACTGTCGCTTCTGTCTTCTTTATAGCCGTATACTTTCCAGCCTTCCATAGACATAAGTTTGTGAGCGATCATAACCTTTACTTCTCTATAATCATAATAATTTGACATAATTTCCACCGTTTAACCTTTCTTTGATTGTCTATGTATCAGTATCAATAACTACTTCTCCATTCTGTTTTATTTTCTTATAAAAATAAGTGCGCCATAATCTGATACGCTTACAACTTTTGCTTCTTTGTAAATGGCTTTTAATGCCTGAAATTCTGCATATGTGGTAATTCGTTTCATTTTAAGTGTTGTCCTCCTCATCTTCTGTCATACTCAACCCATACAAAAAGAGACGGCGCGTAGCTCGTCTCTTCCCGTATATTAGTATTATTGTGGTGACAGAATATTTTTTACTGGATTACTGGATTTCTATTCCACTAAGCAAAAAGCTATAATTTCTACTTGTGTAGCCGAATCTAAACTTCATATACGAATAAAATTCATCTAAGGAATCAAATTTCCCATAATTCCTATGAACTTCTTCACCTGTCTTTTTATCAGATATTGCATAACATAATTCGATCATAGTTTTCTCCCTTCAAATAATTGTTTCATTGCTTAATATATCCATCCATAAACCACAATCCCGCAATCCTCATAGCTTTTGATCAAAGCATCAATTTCAACTTCAGAGGAAATTTCTTCTTCGGAAAATCCATGTTGCCCCTTGATCCCATTGTCGTGCTCAATCCATATTGTTTCCATATAATATCTACCTCCATTTAAAGAGGACATACATTATTTCCGTATGCCCTCAACTACTTTTAATACTTCTATATATTCATCTTCTATATCTTCCTGAAGATAAATATTATTTTTACCATTTTTCATTATACAAACTCTTTCTGGATCAATTTCTAAATCATGGGAAAAATAAAAACCTTGTTTATTATATGTGCGATCATAAAGCAAACAATTTATAACCGCCTCATTTTCCATATAATCAGCAAAACCTTTTTTATTTTTATAAATGGTGTTTTCTACCCATAACGGAATACTCCATTTTAAGCATTCGTCATTTGTAAGTTGTTGCCATATTATCCAGAAATTTATATTTTCCTGATCAGTAAATCCGTTTATGATGCAATTTAACTGTTTAGCAGTTAGTTTTTTGCACTCGTTCCATTGCTTACATATAGAATCATGAAAGGAATTACTTTTTTTATCTTGAAACACTTGCATAGCAGCGAAACATTTTACAGAATATTCGGCGTTTTTTTCGTCTTCCCATCGCTTATAGAGTAATGCAACCTGCTTTTTATAGCAACCATATCCATAAGGTTTTCCGTTGATGTAATGGGCGTTGCAAATAGGAATTTTTCTTCCACAATCTGCACATTCAACATATTTTACATATGATTTCATATTTTTTCCTCCACATCTATATTATCATATCTTTTATTACTTATCCATGCCCACAAAAGAGACTTTTCAAAGGATATGGCTAAATGCATCCGGCTTTATGGCTATGTCCTCATTGTATTGAGTGGTTCACCAGCTTTCCGCACCGCCTCACGTTTGATTCTGTTTTTATGGGCATGATAAATAATAAAATTATGTAATATGCCGTATATGTCAGGCATCCAGACAGCAGCTTTTTAAGTTTACAGTTATAGTATAACCTTCTTCCTTTTCAGGGGTTCGCCTGTCGTGTTTATTATCTTCTCCAGTAGTCCCACGCCTTTTACTGACTTTTCAGATTTTATTACACTCAAATCTTTGTGGCGGTAATCATTGTAAGTGTGATACCTGCTTTCACACAATGCCGGCACAATTTATTAATCGCATTGCCGATCTTGAGCGATTGAAAGTTTAACGCCCTTATCTTGCGCTACATTTTTACTTCCTTCTTTATACGTGCAATCTTTCAAATGTAAAAAAGCTTGTGTCACGGGTTATCACTTTTCCTTGTGCCTGATATATGCACTTATGACCACATGGGCAGCCCTTACAGGATGTAATACTTATTTCTCTTTTCCTTCTCGCTTGAACATCACATTTCTTTTGAAAAGCAGTTGACCGCTTTTAATATAAAAGAGAGTGCCAAAGGTTCTTGACACTCTCTAAAGGTTCTTATGTATATTTATATACCGCTTATTAGCGGTTGGAAGACGTATTTCTCAGCCTTCCATAACCACGGTTTACAACTACCATTTTATATAGTCTATCGTTTTGTGTTTTCTCCCCGTCCATCCTCTACAGCGATAAATTATCATCAAAAGAGCCATCTATATTATAGTAGATTGTCTCTCGTTCCCGTTACGGCTACCACACCCCACAGGTCACGGTTTCAGAATCAGTCACCGCAAAACTCTTGTTTCTGCCTACTCGCATTCACACATATTCATAGATTTTCTGGTTTGGGATGGTATTCCCTGCTACGTCTGATATGATATGAACTATCACGTCTCCGATGTAGTCAGCGTGTCCAGTCAACACGGATAACATTTTTACGCTGCTATCTGTCACGTTTTCCCGTTAGGTTGCGGAAATTTAATGAATCAATTATCTTTTCTCTAACCTCGTTTGCAATCTCTTGTTGCTTTGCCTTAGTTACGATCCTGTTAGCACTCCACTTGACAGGACGTTAATAGTTACTTTGTTTTGGGAAATTTCTGCCGATTGACAGATTATCAAGAATTGTGTTATACTCTACTTGCTTAGGGTAAGAGTTTTACACACTTACTTGAAATTTCCCGGTTTCGTTTGGAACTGGGATTTTTCTTTTTATCGCTCCTGGACTTATTGACGCTGCCATGTTGAGAATGTATCAGGTCTTATTGACACTGCCGTGATACCGATTTATATTCCCTTGTGTTCCTTACAAGTATATAATAGCATATTGCGTTTTACTTGTCAACACTTTATTAGAGATTTTTTCTATTTTCGTGAGATTTTATTTTTCTATATATTCAAGAATATCTCCAGGTTGTACTTGTAATGCTTTACAAATAAGATCAATCGTTTTTAAATTTACAGGTTCACCTTTTGAAATTTTTGTCATTGTGCCAGAAGCAAGTCCAGCTTTTAATCTTAATTGCTCTTTTGTCATATCTCTTTTATTAAGCATATCTAATAACTTATAATAAGCAATCATTAAATATTCACCTTCCTTTACTATTGATATTCTATCACATTTATTCTACAATAAAAAGTAAAAGGTTGTGATATTTATGAGCAAAAAGAAAAATAAATCGGCTGAAAATATTATAAAAGATTATAACACTAGATTGAACCATGATATTAACCATAACGATGGTTCAAATATAATACATAGTAAAGGTTATATTTACGAATATAACAAATCAAGAAAATATAAAAAATGTAAATATTGTAATAATGTAGGCACTTGTAAAAGTCCTTTTTCTTTAAACAATGGAGCCCTTTGCAAAGGACAAAATTGCCCTTCATATACAAGACCTTAGAACAAAATTAAAAAGGTGTAAAGCCTTAATAATTCAATAGACTTTACACCGTGGTATGTGATATATGTATGTTGTTGCTTATGCTGTATGTGCTGCTTTATCTTCTTTGTGCTTATCTAAGATATCGTGTACTCTTTCAATCTCATCGAGCACTAATCCGCATTCTTTCCGTATCTCATTTTTTAAGACACGTTCAGTTTGTTTTAAATCGGCCTTAACATCAATCATATCTTTTTCAATGTCTGTCACTTTCCTGTCAAGTGTTATTACTTTTTCAAGAATCAGATCAAGTTTTTCACTATCTGTCATATGATCACCGCCTTTTTGTTGTGATTGTATGTATGGCTGATACTGTTAGTATATCACAACTTAGATGCAAAGTCTATTCAATTATCAAAGTGCTTTGTGGTGCTTATTTGGGTTGTGTTGATATCCCGACTACCCTTGTTTGGGTAGTTTCGCCGGCTCTCACCGTTGCTCATCAGGGGATTTATAATACTTCATAATCTAATTTTGACTTTTTAGAAAACGTAGCTGTTTTACCATCTTCAAAATGTAATCTAATGCAAGCACCTATTTTTTCGCCACATTCTTTTTCAATCTCTTTTGCTGTTACTTCTTCAATACAAGTAACATTGTGATATGTGTGATTAAATGTTTCTTTGTTTTCAAAACCTGATACTCTAACTGTTGCATTGTTTAAATGTATTCTCATATTGTGTACCTGTCTTTCATTGTGGTTGTTTGTGTGTAGTTGTTGCTATATACTTCTTTGTTTTGGTGTGACACTTTATCTTTAACTTATGTATAGATTATAACACGTAATACCTAGATTGTCAACGTAATACCTAGTTTTTTATAGCAAAATAATACATAATTATTTTAGGTATTACCTAGTTATTTTTGTGCAGTTTGCTAATTGATTGACAACTTAGGTAATACGTGTTAAAATGCAATTTAAGATGGTTTTTAAAAAGGATGGTATAAAATGTCAGATAGAAAAAAACAGAGCGAATATCAAGCAAAATATGACGCTGAGAACATGAAACAATACAGTGTAAAATACCCTATTGAGATATATCGGGAAGTTGAAAAAGCTATGGCTGATAGTGGAATGAACCGGAATAGATGGACTACTACCGCTATTGTGGAAAAGTTGGAAAGAGATGGATATATTCAGGGGAAAGAGGATTGATAGAAGGATGGTTATGTGGCATTTTGGTATATTAGATAGCATTATGATATATTTTGAGTTGTGATATTATGATGTTGCTGGATAATATAGATGTAGTATTATGGTATATAAAAATAGCATTTTGATATATTTTGCTTTATACATCGAACATGTCAAGCAAAATTACTTGACAAATGCCGGATAATATCATTGTAAAGTATTTTTACTTGACAGAATATATATTTTCATTCGGTTGCAAAAATGGGCAAAGTGTAACTTAAAATATGCAATAACACTATACAGGGGTATGTTTACATTTTGAAATTGATCAGTAATTACCAGAAAGCCCCTATCTGTTCTATTCACACATCACCTTTAAAAATTGTGTCCGAAACACAAACAATTCGTAAAAACAATTCGGAATCCTATTCGGTGTCATTTCTCAAAAATCCTTATAAATCAATACAATATAAATTTTCTGACAATTCAAATCTATTACCAAACCACAAAAATACAACCAAAAAAACTTCTAAACCCCTTGAAAAATAAGCATTATCCCGAATTAACTCTAAAATTGCACTCAAGAAAAGAAATCATATATAAAATCACATTTAAAAATCATTCACAAGAATCTTAAAATATCCAGTAAAATCAGTACTTTTACATTCCATTGCTATATCAGAATTACTTCATCACCGAACTCATAAAATATACACCATATATTTCATCGTAATTATCATTTCAAATAGAGAAATATTAAATATCCAACATATCAATCAAAAATCTAATCCATATATACATAGGGGGTATATTTTACATATTTTATTATTTACTGTCCATATACTCTCCTATTGGCTCAAAATACAGATTTAAAATTTATAACATTATCAAAATCAGAATGTAGAAATAACAAATAGTAAATACAAAATTTTACATAAAGGAGACATGAACTATGACAAACCCTAAAATAATACCTCAAAAATTTACATTTTAACCATAGATATAGATGCCTTTAAAGCTAACAAAGCAGAAATTAAAAAGGACTTAACAGCTATTTTTGCTGAAGTCCTTGAATACTTTGATTAATTTTATCCAAGGCATTTTCTATTGTAGATCTAATACATACAAGGAATTTTATATCCAAAGAAAGAGAATATGTAAATAGACACTGCTACTCTATCTTACAACTTGTAATTTATACCACCTGTAACTACCAAACATCACCAACCATCAACAATCAAAAAGTTTTTAAGAGAGTAATGAATTATGAAGCGTATGCGAATAATTCATTACGATAGTAGTCTTTATTTATATAATTAGTCTTTATTTATAAAAAGACGGCTGATTCTGCACACTGTGGTGTGATATACTTTGTCATTTTTTCTTCAAGTATGTCACACTCTGATGTGATATACATTAAAAATTAAGATAAAAGAAAGGAATAAAATCATGAGAATTACAAACAAAAATACCACAAAACCAAGAAAAGAAAAAGTATATGAAAGCGAGTCATTCAAAGATGGTCAATTTACTGAAGAAGAATTAAAACAATATGGACTATCTGATAATGAAATAGCCACAATCCTTGAATATCAGTCACTTTTGCCTATTTTACAAGAAAATGAAAATAATACAATTAGCGCAAAAGAACTACATAATCAATTAAAAGTTAGTCGAGATTTTTCAACTTGGATCAAACAACAAATTGAAGATTTGGAACTAGTTAAAAACATAGATTATTTTATTGATTCACCTTTAAAGGGGAGTGGATTAGTTGATTATCAGTTAAAGCTCAGCGATGCAAAGGAAATTGCAATGCTTGCCGGTTCTAAAGGTGGACGTACATCCGAAGAGCTAAAGAAAATGTCCAAGTTAGTGAGAAAATATTTTATCGCTATAGAAAAAGCATTTAAAAATCGTACAAACTGGAATACAAACCGCAAAAACACCTTAATTAATTGCAAAGAATTGCGTGGTGCTTTAATCACAAAAAGAGAAGAATTACTTAATGGTGTTCCTGAATGGATTACTAATGGCAATTTATACTCTATTGAGTTTTCATTACTAAATACTGTAATACTTGGAATGTCTGCAACACAGTATCGCAAAGAACATAATATATCTTCTAATGAACAGATACGAAATTATTTTTCTGAAGATCAATTAGATGATGTAGAAAGATTAGAACGATATGATGCACAGTTAATTATTTCTCAGGAAATTTACTCATACGAAGAGAGAAAACAAATATTACAAACAGAGTATGATCGTGTAAAAAACAGAAAAACTAAGTGGGTATAAGAAAGGAGGCGTTTTTTACATAGAGAATAATAAATCACCAACAGCTACATTAGAATTACCAGATACAGTAAATCGTTTTGTAAAGATTCCAAAAGAAGTAATTTTGGCAAATACTTTACCAGAACACAGATTATCGGCTTTGCTCTATTTAAATTATAACCAAACATGGGAAAACGTTGTTCACTACTCTCCTATTTATATGATTCAGTGGTGTAAGTATAAACCAAACTGGCATAGGGGTACTGAAAAAAATATTTTTACCAAGTTTAGAGATTGCATGGATTGGTTCTTTGAAAATGGATACATCATTGACTTTGATAAAGAGAAATATATACAGAATACCTTTCAGTCATCATTGATTAATATGGAAAAAATGAATCCAAAAAACAATTTTGGTATTTTATATGACTTTGAAGTAGAAACAATCAATAAGTATCAGTCACCATACAAACCATTAAATAAAAGTATACTATATCTTCTGTTATCTTATATAAAGGCATTTACTTGGATCAGAACGAATGAATCATCTGGACATTCTGAAAAATCTAAGAAGAATAAACCAGAAATATTTTATTCACAGTTTCAGTCTATAGCTGCTTTTATAGGTAGTGATAGAAAAATGATTGCAAAAGCAACAGAAGTATTAGAACAACTTGGTTTAATAAAAACCCATAGGATGCCAAGATATAAAGATTCCAATGATAATTGGCACACTGATGATATTATTTATATCTGTCCTTATCGGTATATATGGAGAAATAATCAAATAGTTCAATGTACAAAAGAAGAATATAACTATGAGAAGGAATTAGAATATGGGATTTTATTTTTGAGAAATCAGAATTATGTAAGTAAAAAATTCTATCAAAATTAATTCCAAAACACAGAAATAAGTATTGTAAACATGAATCAATATCCATCATCACCACTATCATACCACCAAAAAAGGAGAATCGAAAACCATGACGACAAAGAAGACAACATTAACAACCAAAATTTTATCAAACAGAAAAGGAGAATTTACAGTAACTAATGACACACAAAACTAACAGATATGGAATTTATGAAGTAGATCACACAAAATTCGGAGGATTAATTTTTCCATCAGATTTCAATACAGATTATCGAGGGAAAGATAATACAAACGGATCTCAGATAGCAAGTCGTATAGAAGCAGATAAGCAAAGAGAAGAAAAACTTTGGAAGAAAAATCGAGAAGGTATTGAAAGGAATAAAAATTATGGCAAGTAAATCTGGATACATAAACATTGATGAAAATGAAGAAATAACTATTGAAGAACCAAAACTATCAAATTCAGTATCCGTTTCAGAGCAAGAAGTATGTATCAATTTTATGAGAGATGAAGATTATGCCACAATCTATACCTCAGATACTACATATATGACTAAATTAGATAAATTATGTAAAACAAGTCCAGATATGTACTCTCTCATCGCTGATACTGGTAGAGGGAAAACGTATCGTGTTGAAGATAAGACTCTGATCAGTTTCAGAGCAAAGAAAAGAGAACTATCTGAAGAACAGAAAATTGCTGCTGGTGAACGTATGAGAAAATATCAGGCAAGTAAACACAACTGAGATACCGTTATTTGTCAGGAATCAAATGGTGTACATTAGCGTAGAAAATTCTAACACACTTGTTGATAAAGTTATCGACTGTGAAATTTTATACTAAAAATCTAATGTACAACTTAAAATATGGAGGATGTTTAAAAATGTTAATGAAGAGAAGCTTAAAAGAACTGATGCAACCCCAATTTAAAGGCAACACAATTACGATTGAATTATCTAATTTTGGATATGAGAACTATATTGTTGAATGTGCGTATCACTTTGATAAACATGAAGATAAATATGCTCTTTCTATGTGGTTAAATCGTACCGATTTGGAGGATCGGATGAAGTTATCTTCTAAGAAGGTTGATACACAATACATATCAGGAACTAGAGAGTCCATTACAGAGAATATCTGCCGAATTGTACATCATTGTGCCACTGTCACTAATAAGGGAAACGGCAAAAAATATTTTGATTACTTTGTAGAAAGATACGAATATGAACTTGCGTGTTTTGAACGTGGTAATGAGTTATTTGAACAGGAAAGACTGGCAGGATAAATGTTGACCAAAAGTGATTATAGATATTTTGACAAGGCAAGACAAACTGCCAGTATATCTGATTATTATAAAACCCACATTGGATGTGTGGCCGTTTATCAAGGCAATATCATTGGCATCGGTTGCAACTGTAATAAGACTCATCCAATACAGAAAAAATATAATAAGTATCGAAAGCCATCGGAAAATATGTTACCAAAGTTACACGCAGAAATTAACTGTATAAATTCTATCAGACATTTGAATATTAACTTTTCAAAAGTCAAGTTATACATATATAGGATTCGCAAGGATCAACCGTTTGGACTATCTCGTCCATGTCCTTCTTGCATGGCAGCTATAAAAGATTTAGGAATTAAAGATATTTACTATACAACCAATGACGGATATGTACATGAACGAATAGAGAAATATGGTGTTGGAGGTGTTGCTTAATCTGTGAGATATGTAAAATGAATCCTTGTCATTCCATGTGCCCAAATTACACACCTAGAAAAACATTACACTACTGCGCTTCTTGTGGTGATGGAATTTACGATGGAGAAGAATATATTAAAAACTTGGACGGTGAGTATCGTCACTATGAATGTTTTCATGGTATGAGGGATTTATTGGAGTGGCTAGGATTTGATATTAAGACTATGGGAGAATAAAGTCATGATGAAACCAAAATGGATTATTCCAATAATACATAATCTACCACAATGTATTTATATATGTTGGTGGAATAGCGAGTGGTTTATTGATAAGAACGATTGGAATTGTCGAATTAGATAGAATAGAAATTTCATTGGAGAGAAGGAGATGATAATATGTTTAGTATGTATGGAATATTTGGAAACTATTTGTTAAATACAGAAATGCGGTCTATTAGTGGTATTGTTAGAGGATTACCACCTATTCCACACGGATATACATTATGGAATGTCAATAGCGATAGAGATGTTAACAACGTGTTAAATATGATGAAAATTAGAAATTCTGAAATTGATATGAAATATCCAGAAGAGTCTTCTGGTAAAGTTGTTACACTTGAAGGATCATCATATGATGATGAATGTTTCTTAGTAATATTATGGTTTACAAACATCTTCGATTACTGGTTTGGTAAAAAACAAGTTAAATATATAACCAATCCGTCTATGGATGCATGTTTTGATGATTTACTAATGAATATCTGGAATTGGATTAGAAATGAAATATCAACAAAAGCACTAAGAAATGTCGCAAAAGACTTTTATAATGAAGCAATTAAATATGTTTAGTGAGGAGGAACGTGAGATAGAAACAACTCAATATACACTTGTAAAAATTCCAATCAGGGAACTTATCAAGCAAAACTTTAGTGCAATTGTCAGCAGAGAAAAAGAAATAAAAGAAGAATATCTTATCGCTCAAGGTGCTTCCCCTTTATTTGATCAAATTGAGAGATTGCGTGGAAAATTTTCTTCACATATAGACGAAATTATTCTTGTTGTAGCTAAGAAAAATCCAAAGCAAGAAAAAGATTTGAGACATATTTTAGATAAAGGTTTTACATATAACGGTATTCATTATACTCGTTTTGGAAAATCAGCTTCACAAGGTAAAGATGGAATTACTGCTTTTGTATGTGATTCAATTTTTGATGAATTATATATGATTACACAGATGGATATCGAAATTGATGAGTGTGTAATCTCAAAGTATGAAGCACAAAGATGTTTACCATTTAGCTCCTGTACTCTTATCAGAGATTATATGCCAAATATCGTAATTATTAGAGAGTACGAGAAAACTCTTCAGAACCAATTAATCAAGTATGTTGTCGAAAGGGAAAAAGAATTTGTAGATAAGGAAACTGGCAAAACAAAAAAATATAAGTCAAGAGAAATCGAAGAAGGATATAAAGATTTAAAAATTTCTCCTTTTGACGGGTGTGGTTGTCATGAGCATGGTTTTATGGAAAATGTCAGCGCACAATTAGGGCTTGATTATAATGTTATCGGGACACAGGTACGTTTACCATTTGTTAAAGGGTATTCTGTTTATGTTCCATTTAGGCAGATTCTTAAAGAATGGGGATACGAATACATTACAGATATTTATGGTACAAAGCACCATATCAGTATGGTTGATTGTATTTGGAATATTTCTATGTTCAAAGGTCACAAGATTTTTAAAGAAAAGTATGGTGATAATGCTTGGGTTGAATATATGAATACCGTTAGGAAATATAAGTTTAAATTGGGGATCAGCAAATATAGTCATCATGTAAAACATCTAAACAAATATACAAGGATGAATTTCCAGTATTTACAATGCTTGGATTTATGGAATCAAAAGTACATTGATGCTTATGAAAATAAATCTGTGGGCAACTATGATATCCTTGACAGTAATAATGATGGTAAAATTGTGACTTTAGCAAAGTATACTACTTCTCTATTTGAAAAAATAATAAAAGGGGATAAATTTTATACTTATAAGTTCATGGGAATTATGGATACTTATGGTTATGAGCCAGAAAGTAAATATCTTGAAGCTGCCTTAATCAATGATGTCATGTTAAAAGATCCAGCAGTAAAACAGTTTATATATCGAAAGCTGAAGAAATCCATTGACGAGGCAAAAGTCGGGAAAATTTATTGTTCAGGATTTTATCACACAGGTGTTGGCGATATGATTGGATATTTACAATATGCCGTTGATATGAAACCTGTTGGTTGTTTGGGTGAAAGAGAAATATATAGTGGTAATTTTGATTGTGGAGATATTATTTCACTTCGCTCCCCATTAGTAGATCCTTCAGAGGTAAACAAAGTTAAAATTGTCAAGAATGATATTATCAACAGATGGTTTGGATATTTCAAAGATCAGGATATTGTGATGTTCAATATGTATGATGTATCTCTTCCACAACAAGGAGGAGCCGACTGTGACGGAGATATATTTTTATTATGTGATGAACCCATAATTATTGAATCTAAGATTGAAAAACATATCATTCTTGATATAGAGGATAAAGTAACAGCACAATCAAAACCATACACAAAAGAAAATATTATAGAATATGAGGTTATGACAAGAGATAACAGGATCGGAGAAATTACTAATGTAGCGACAAGTATTGAAAACAGATATACAACCAATGAAGAGATAAAGACTTTGTATTCTAACTATGCTTCATTACTTAGATGCTACCAAGGAAAAGAAATCGACTTTTTAAAAACGGGATTTCGTTGGCACATGAACAGCGGATTGAGAAAACATTTAAAGCAACTTCCATATTTTTTGCTTTACAATTATCCTTCAAAGCTTAAAACATATAAGACTTTATTAGAAAAAAATAAGCAGACAGAGAATAAAGAGGATAAAGTAAAATTAAATGCTTATCACTCTCCCTCTCCTATGAATGAATTATGTGACTATATTTGCACATGGGAGAAGAAAAATATTCTTTGGGATAATGATGTAAATAACTTGGTTGATACCCGATGCTTGATTATCAATAATGATCTGGATTTATCTGATAAAAAAATAATGAAGATATGTAGAAGATATATTAATCAATATGCTGATGAAATTAGAAGGCACATAAAGCTTCGTAGAGAAAAGTCAGATGATGAGAATCATAAGTTTAATATGAATGCTATTGTTACAGAATATAGAAAGCGTATATTAAATGAATTACAAATAGATGAAGAATTGATTGCAAACTATGTAATTAAAGTTTCGTACTCTTCTATTTCTATCAGTAAATCCTTCGCATGGGCTGGTTATGGTGATTATATCATTGATAATTTAAGGATTAATACAAATCCAAAAAGAAATGTTTCAATACAAGAGGTTCCATATAAAACCAATGATTCTTATGAATATCTTGGTAAATATTATGAATTTGAGGTAGGTGATACATATATACGAATGTGATGATTCATTTTTATATGAAATCATAGAAAATTATAAAGAAACCAAAACAGAAGAAGAAAAGAATGAGATTTTTCACTCATTCTGCTCTTCTATCTGGTCTTCTGATAATAAACGGAGAATATATAAAAAGTCAATAAGGTTTAATGTTAGAAAAGATTTGTTACAAACAGAACTTGGACAAGCTTTTGATGCTTGGTCAGATATTGAATATACATATTATAAATCAATGACAAAAGATGAAAATTGGTGCTCTATTATCAGACAAAAGATAAATAATATATACACTCGATACTTTGATAAAGAAGTTATTTTAAGCAAAGAATATATGGATTTATTAAAGACACCAAAAAAATTGTATTATCAATGGATTTCTGGAATTGATATGGATACTTATACTGTTACAGAACTTATAGATAATGCAATAGATAATGCTCAAAAAGTTAAAATAAAGTTGCAAAAAGAAAAAATGTCTTTGTCTTGGAATGAATATAAAAATGTTGTTGAAGAATTTTTGAAGAGATGCTTTGATAATTGCAAACTTATTGGAGAATATGAAGATAAGACCAAGATAAATACAATGTTGGATTTTTTAACTGAGGATCACTTCTATGTTGGATATATATGCAGAACATTGGAGAACTACTTTAAAAATTACCAAAAGGAATACTATGGTGTAAGGCGTGGACATGGAAATATTTATTCTCGTTGTAAACAATGTGGCTCTTTAATAGAAAAAACAGGAAATAAGCGATTATATTGTGATAAATGTGCAGAACTATCTAAAAAAGAATCAAATAGAAAGTCAGATAAAAAGTATAAAGATAGGAAGCGAGAAAATAAAAAATCTTAGTTTTTATTGTAATCTTAGTATTTATAGACATTTTTATGGTGTTATATATCAAGTATGGAAAACAAAGTAATGTGTCAATAAAATTTATCTTCTATTCTATTTTGTCAATTACAGGATTTGAGAATACTGTCCTGTTGCACACAATTACTTCGTCATAAGCCTCAGCCAATAATAATTACACACATGAGGCTGTGGTAAAAAACTTGTTTGTGTAAATAAGAATGCATAAGGGTGTGTATATTGCATCGCACAAATGCCAGCATACTAAGTTTGCCCTGTAGTGGCATTAAATCGGAGTTTTTGTATGCTAATTTTATTAGAACTGAAAATTCTTTATCTCTTAAATGAGTAGAAAGCTGAAAATATTATTTCTTTAGTGGTAAAAGAAAATTTTTGAACAATATAATTTCAAATTATAGATTTAATTCATATCAGTATTTTACTGATAACAAATTGATTGAGATTACAGAAGATATTCCAGTTCTGTTTTAAGCATCTGATATTTGAGAATTCTTTATTTCATAATTTTATTTCTCATTTCTGTCACAGGTGGCGGTGCTGCTATTCTAGCAGTATCGTCATTTGTTCTTTTGGGAATTAGCTCAGTTGGTAGAGCGGTGTTCTTATAAAGCATGTTTGTCCAGGGTTCAAGTCCCTGATTCCCAACTGCTGGCGAGTGGAACGGATATATAAACCATACAAGGCTCATAACCTTTGTGATAGCAGGTTCGACTCCTGTGCTTTCAGCAATTCATTTTGTCTGTTTAGTACAAACAGTCCTCCGTTGCTAGGCTCATCGTCAATAGCCCACCATATGTAAACATATAACAAATTGATAATAAAAAAGCATAAATGAAAGGAAGATTTCAAATGGCAAAATTAGATAATACACACCAAACAATTGAAAATATTGTAGGTGCAAGAGTTGAGGAAATCAATGGCGAATTAGTTTTAGTGAATGAGGAAGCATTTGACGCTCCTATTAGTATTGTAAATATGTTTAAACAGTATGTTGGACAGGCTATTGATCTTAAATTAGGTGGAGCTGCTCCAATTTCTAGTTCGATGTTTGATGAAGAATAGAAAGTAGGTGACTACTCTGTATAATTTTAATGAAGAATTAGCAAAGTATGGATTAACTACTGATACATATGAAAAGGTATGTAAGGATATTTCTGATAAATTAGAAGGAAATAACGATCTTGATTGGGCAGAGATCCAAGCAAAATATAATATTACCTGCAATTCAGATACAATTCGCAAGGCATCTTCTACTATCTTTGGCGGTCAGTTTAGAACAGAATATCTTAAAAATCAAATCTATACCAATCCAGAAGAATTTTCAAGAGAGAAAGAATTAGATAAGAAAATTGCAGATATGCGAAAAGAACGTATGAAATTGCAGACTGCCAATATAGAGCGGAACCGTGTAGATAGAAATGAATCTCGTCAAGAAATGTATTATGAATATGTTGGTAATGTTTGTACCGCTCTTCCACTTCCAGAATTTCAGCCACTATATTATGATTCAGCAGGAAACGAATTAGGATATATCATGTCTCTTGCAGACATCCATTATGGTGCAAAATTTAAAAGTGAAAATAATGAATATTCACCAGAAATCGTAAAAGAACGATTTGAAAATTTATCTGGATATGTTATTGAATTCATTCAAAAACATAAAGTAACAAAACTTCATATAGCTTCATTGGGCGATATGGTACAGGGAATTTTACGTGTTAGTGATTTAAAAATTAACGATTCTACCATTGTTAGATCTACTGTGGAGATTAGTAGGTTAATCGCATTATTTTTAAGAGAATTATCTGTGTATACAAAAATTGAATACTATCATACCCCTTCGGCAAATCATAGTCAATTACGTCCATTAGGAACTAAAGCAAGTGAAATTGCAGATGAGGATTTAGAATATCTTATTGGAAATTATATAAAAGACTTATGTATTGGTAATAAAAGAATTTCTGTTCATTTGGCTGAAGAAGGCAAACAATACATAGAAATTCCAATTATGGGAAATGAAATTATTGCTATGCATGGACATCAGTTAAAAAATATAGAAAATTCTATACGTGATTTAAGTATGATGAGACGAAGCTTTATTGATTATCTATTATTAGGACATTTTCATTCTGGTAAGGAAATTCCTAGTTTTGAAGGATGTTGTAATGATACGGAAATATTGGTAAGTCCTTCTTTCGTTGGTAGCGATCCTTATAGTGATTCTATTATGAAAGGTAGCAAAGCTGCTGTTAAAATATATGGATTTGATAGTACATACGGACACATAGAAACATACAAATTTATTTTGAATTAGCAACAAAATACTAATTTCATGACAAAGTAGACTGTGTACGAGTGACACAGTTTTTCTATTTTATATGTGCATAAGTGACTATGGAGAACAGGACTACTCTTCTACTTTTGAGTAGTCCGTTTTGATGAAGCGATATGGTGTCACTACCATGTCGCATTAACTAAAAATAGTATTGAAAACGAAAGGAAATTAAAATATATGAACAAAACAGAATTGATCTCAGCTATGGCTGAGAAAGCAGAACTTTCTAAAAAGGATGCAGAAAAGGCACTGACTACCTTTACTAATATCGTTGCTGATACATTGGTTGACGGAGATAAAGTTTCCATTACAGGTTTTGGTACATTTGAAGTTACAGAACGTGCAGAACGTCAGGGGCGAAATCCGGCTACAGGGGAAGCAATTACCATTGCAGCATCTAAATCTCCCAAATTTAAGGCTGGTAAAGCATTGAAGGAAGCTGTAAAGGCTTAATCTGAATTGGTAGGTGATATATATGTTAAATTTTGAAAATATTGAAGATTTAGTATCTCACATGTTTGCCAATTTAGGCAATGAGAATAACCTTGTATCTGTAATTGCAAATAAGCAGATGATTACTGATATCATGGTTGAATTACTCAATTATAAAAATGTAATTCTCAATAGCTGCGATATTGATTATGAAGAAGAATACGATAGAGAATATATTGTATCATTATTCGACGATGCGGAATCTGATAATTGGCACGTTAATGTAGAAAAATGTTATCTTCCTGAAAAGCAAAAATATGTAGCTACAGAGGGTTATGTATTATTTCATGAAGATGTAAATAGTAAAGCACTTATTGATATGCAGAATAATGAGTGTATGCCATTAGGAGAGCATGATTGGTTTGCTATTGGTAATGAAGAATTAGAGGGTATCAACGAAGATGATAATGATGTCGAAACAAATTTAAATGAAACTGACCCCGAAGATGAGTTGGATGATTCTGGATATAGTATTACTGTAAAAGTCGGTTTAGATACTGATGAAGCAGAAAAGATTATTCGTGATATGAGGAGGAATTTTCAGAGAGAATTGTCTGATATGTTGGGTATTCCATATCGTCCATTGCCATTGAGATTCTTTTGGTAGTGTAAATATAGTGTTAGATACTTAATCAGAGTTTATAAAGCAGGGCTTGTCGCTTTCATCGGCAACAAGTCTTTTCAGAGAATTGTAAGGAGTGAAATTACTTACCCACCAGTGAAGGGGCTGGTTACTTATTGGACGGAAGGAAGTGAGAAATAGATGGCGGAACGCAGTAAACGAATTTGTTTATATGACAAAGAAAAGATTGAACATACAAATCCTGAAACTTTAAAATTATTTCAGAAATATCAAATAGACATGTCTATTCGTGATCTATCACCAAATAGCATAAAACAATATACATCAGATTTATATCAATGGTTTGTTTATATGTATGATAATCAATTTAATTTATCTGTATTGGAAGCAACCGATGATGATTTGAATGAGTATTTTTATTTTAGGAAGCAAGAAGGCAATAACGTTGCCAGACAAAGACGTGTTATGTCTTCTATATCTGCTTTCTATAAATTTTTGAGGAAAAAGAAATTGATAAAAGAATCTCCTACTGAATTTTTGGAAAGACCAAAACAAGGACAGCCTGTTATCAAACAAACATTTTTGAATGTAGATCAAGTAAATAAATTACGAGAAAAATTAGCAGAATATGGTGATACTCAACTTCAAACATATATTTTCTTTGGTTTATCTACTATGGCAAGAGTTAATGCTATGGCTCATCTGAGATGGGAACAGGTTGATTTAGACGAAAGAACTTGTATAGATGTGCTTGAAAAAGAAGGCAAAATCGTAGATTTATATTTTTCTAAAGAAGTCGAAGAACTTTTGAGAAAAATGAAATCAGAACGTGAAGAAAAGCAAATTAATGACTACGGATGGGTATGGTATACACCATATATTACAGAAGAAGAATGTATTAACAATGGTACTCTTAATGATTGGTGTAAAAAAGCTGGTGAAATGATTGGTGTACCCACACTCCATAATCACGACTTGCGCCACTCAGGTAGTAATATCTTGAAGGAATTAGGTATGGATATTCAGGACATTGCTGAACTTTTACATCATGAAAGTACAGAAACTACTGTTAAACATTATTTGACTGTTAATAAGAAGAAGGTTAAGGACAATAAAGATAAATTCACTTTCTAGTCTTGAAACTCCAATTTTATTCAAAATATTATGTCAAAAATCTATGAGATAAATTTATCATATAAAAATAATACAAACCAAATAAAAAGCAAAATTATAAAAATAAGTAAGAATGTAACTGCAATAGAAGACAAAAATTTAAAAAAAGTAGCACTAAAAATCATTAAGATGTATGTAATTGCTAATGTAATAATTGTGTTAAATAGTGCTTTATCTTTTGCGGAACTATATTTATATAATTGGAATATATTAGGTTCTAAATATCCAAGTCTTTTTCTAAGATATATGTTCATATCATATATATTATTATAGAATCTTTTATATATCCTTTTTTGTTTTGATTCAGTAGAGCAATTGCATAATTCCTTGTAAATTTTAATTGTGGAAAAATCTAAGTATTTTTCGTACGCATCAAAATATATTTTTATTGAATTTTTTATTAAATATATATTATTGCAATTATTTTTATCATTAATAAATTTATATATTGGATAATATACTTCATCATACACGTATTCTAATTTATCTAATTGGATACTTTTATTATGTGTATATTTTGCAACGAAAAATCCTGCTAAACTAGTTATAGCTGCTGACAGAATAGCTGATATGATATCTATATTGTTTTTACAAAAAATAATTATTTCTTTCATATTTTAAATCTCCCTTTATATTATATTATAATTATTTGCATATGAAAAGACATTAATTATTATTTACAAGCATCAACGGCAATAACCAATTCCGTAACAGGACGACAACTGCCATAATAAGTGTTGAGATGTTTGTACTCATCTGCATTAATGATGACTTTTAATTTTCAATGCGTGTCATTAGTTAAATGGACATAACATCACTTAACGGTGAAATTACAGGTTCGATTCCTGATATGGCTTGCGCAGCGCATTGAAATATATAATTAACAAATGAACTGTAGTACAGTCTGGCGTTCTGGAAAGACAGAATATTCAGGAGAGTCTTCGGAACTCTCCTATTTTCATGGGTAGGTGGCACAGTGGCGACTGCACCTGACTGTAAATCAGGTACATTAGAAACATCAGAGGTTCGAATCCTCTTCTGCCCATTATACAAATTTGAAATTACTAAAAGAAAGTTGGTGAATAAATGGCAAGTAGATTATCTATTGAAGAAGAACGTCTAAAAGTTGGACAAGTGCGAACTATAAAATCCAACAACGGAAAGAAAATTGATTCTATTACTCTTCTATTAAGTAACAATGTTGAAGTTTTATTTGTACCAAAAAATAATGGCACCTTAGAATTTACAATTTCAGATCCTAATATTGATATGTCAAATTTAGATTGTACGATAAATGAAGATGTATTATATGATCTCACAATTCAGATAAAAAATGCATACAACCAAGTAGTTTCAAATGAAAGAGAGGAACAAGAAACATGAAAATTTTACCAGAAAGAAGTATTTTAGATAATAAATATAAAACAGTTATTAGACCATTAGAGATGGGTGACAGTATCAGAACAGCACAGCAGGAAATTGATATGTTAGCAGACACGCCACAGATTCTAAGATACTCAGATATCGAATTTAAAGGAAGTTTTATTGTATCTAATGGAAATCCAATTCTTAGTGAAGACGAGAACGCAGTTGTAGTTACTATTGATAATATTAATAATAAAGAATTCGTAATTGATGAAAATTTAGAGATTTCTCTTGAAATTGATGCAACAAAAGTTGCCGATGGTTTATTGGATTCTACTATGCTAACTACAAAACAGTTATATGCTCAGGCACAAATTATTCTTTTTGAAACAAAAGTTAAAAATCGAATCAAGGAATTGCTTGAAATTGCTCGTAGTAATGTTAATGATTTTGAGGTTGTAACTGAAGAAACATTATAAAATAATTAAGGAGTAGTGTATTATTTGAAAAAAATAGATAGGGAATATGGGACTCAAGATAGAAAAGAGATGTTTTATCTAATTGATAACGGAATCTCTTTTTTGTTTGCAAAAACAGATAAAAACGGAATAACAACTTGGAAATTTAAAAAGGAAAAAAGATTGTTTGAATTATTATCTGATTATTATTCAAACAGAGAATAAATAAGTAAATGAATTAAGGAGTAGGGAATTATGAATAAATTAATAGACGATAATTTAATCAAAGCGGCAAATAAAATAATATGGAGCAAGAATATAGGTAAAAATGTAAAAGTCTTATATAATGACAAGGAATATTTATTCACCATAAAGTCGCTTGATGCAAATGCACAGAATATTATTGTTTCATATAATGGTCAAGATTATATAACTCGCAGAAAAAGTTTTAAAGATGGTAAAATATATAAAATTATATCAAAAGATTTTTTATTCAAAACAAACGAAACCATAAACAATAATATAATTCTTTCACAAGAAAGAATAAATGGTTCTAAATACTACCAAGTAAAATGTGCAAAATGTGGATATATTAGGTTGATATTAGAATATGATTTAAATAAAAAACATCATTGTGCAGTATGTACAAATAAAATTATAATTAAGGGTATTAATGATATAGCTACTACTCACCCACATTTAATAAAATATTTTAAACATAAAGAAGACGCTTATAAATATTCTTATGGATCTGGGCAAAAAGTTTGGTTGAAATGTCCTGATTGTGGATTTGAAAAATACACAACTATTTTTTCTATGTGCAAATATCAACTATTCAATTGTCCACGATGTAGTGATGGTTTTAGTTATCCAGAAAAAATGATGATTAGTATTTTAGATGATTTAAATGTAAATTATATTCCTCAATATCAGATAAAAGACAAATCATTTAGTTTTAAAAATAGAGATTATAAACCAATATATGATATATATTTTAAAAATGGGAATATGAAATACCTTATAGAAATGGATGGTGGATTTCATAAAAAAGCATATAAAGATTCAAAATTTTCTACAGAAGATATAAGAATTATTGACAAGAAAAAGGATATATTAGCAAAAGAAAATAATTATATAATGATAAGAATTGATAGTCAAAAAAGCGACTTTAATTATATTATGGAAAATATAAAGAACAGTATTTTGATTAATATATTTGATTTTTCGTCAATAGATGAAAAATCAATAAATTCTAAAATATTTAGTTCTTTAGTAAAACAAGTATGTAATTATTATAATGTAAATACAAATTTAAGTACAAGGCAAATTGCAGAGTATTATAAATTAGATAGATCTACAATTGTCAAGTATCTGAAACTTGGTAAAGAACTTGGCTGGTGTGATTACACTATTCATAATTCTTATATTAAAAATTCAAAATTACGAGAAGTTAAAGTAATATGTTTAAATACGCAAAAAGTATATAATTCTATTCAATCTATAGTTGATGATTACAATTATATTAATATTAATTCTGTTGGTAAATGCTGTTCTCATAAAATAAAACATGCAGGTTATATTACAAAAAATAATAAAAAAGAAAAATTGTGTTGGATGTTTTTAAATGAATATAAAGAAAGATTTAAAACAAACGAAGACGTGAAAGAATATATAAAATTACAAAACAGCAGAAAAGAAGTCAAAAGAATGAATATTAATAAAAAAGTTATTTGTCTAAATAATAAACAGATTTTTAATAACTTATTAGAAGCTCAAAATTTTGTTAAATTAAAAAGTATGAGTGGTTTATCGCAGTGTTGTAGTGGTCTTGTAAAAAGTGCTGGAAAGGATCCAACAACAGGAGAATCATTAAGATGGATGTATTATGAAGATTATTTAAACAGTATTTCTAAAAATATAGAGTATGCATAAGTTATTTTTTGAACTTCTGAATACATACAATAGAACCGAAATTGTTCCTGTATCATTAGAGGAATATGATGTAGATTTACTTTGGAATTCCGATAATGTGTAAAATTACGGAGAGCAGTCAAACACTGCTCTCCTATTATTTGCAAAGTAAACCCATAAGGTTTGGGACTCCGCTGCTAACGGATGTGTTCTGAAAGGAATGGACTTCGATTGTTCTGCTTTGCGTTTCTGGTGACGTACCGAAATCTGGTTATAACGGCGCAGACTTGAAATCTGATGTGTCATGGAAAACATGACCTGTGGGTTCAAATCCTACCGTCACCGCTTCAAATAAGCATTTTATTGGGATCTTAAGTTTAACTTATGTGTTTTAAATATAACATACCTAATTCTGTTTCTAATAATCTTTGATAATATGGAAATAAATCATCTATTAATAAACATCTTAATTGATTTATCTTTTGGATATTATTATTTTTAACAAATCTTTCACCATATGTAGAAATAGTAAGTATTCCTTCAGCAAAACTTTGTTCGTTATTGCTAAACATTACTTTTATAGAAAAAATTGATCCAATATTATTGTGTCTATTATCCTTGATACTCATATAATAATGGTTTTCTTTTTCTAATTCTACTTTATCATTACAAAATACAACTGTATTTGCTCCATTAATTAGAAAATAATAAACTGAATTTTCTAATTTAACAAAATCATTTAATTTCATTTTCATAGTTAATTCTTTACCCGTTATCCAACGCCAATTTAAATCTTCATTATTTGCTTCAGTGTATCTATATCTATAAATAAACGAAATAGATATATGCTCTTTATCAATTTTAGTAATTTGTGACACGACATTTTTAAAAGATTTGCATATTTCAGAAATATATTCATGAATATCATATGGAAATACATTTTTTGAAACAGAAAAATCTTTTTTATATGATGATTTCATTAAATAATCTCTTTTTCTTTCGTTTAATTCATATGCATTTGAATATGCATATCTAGCAGCTTGATTATAAATACTTTGCTTTGCTTCATTATTGTTTTGTTGTTCTATTAAGAAAATTAATTTTAAATCAATATACGTTAATAGAATAAAAATTGGAATTTTTATCCAAATAGAAAGTAATACACTTGGGATTTCAAAAATAAAAGGTATAATAAATGGTATAACTGTTTGTATGATAAATGTAGCTTTATTCTGACTAAATAATAATGTAGTTATCTTTTTTGTATTCAATTTTATCTACTCCTTAGATAGAAGAATTGTTTCATTGGGTGTTATCAATAGCCTGTATTTCTTTTCCTATGCGATCTTTTGCTATATTATAATATTGATTATATTTTTCTTCTCCTCTATATATATGAGGTGTCTTTAATCTCCCATATTCATCTCTTTTTATATAAAGAGTATATAGAAATTCATCATTATTTGGTGTTATACATTTTATTAAATATGCTGTCTCTACAAAACCTATGATTTTTCCAGCCATATCTGGAGTATTGATTAAATTTATTTTTTCAGTAAATTCTTTTGCAATTTTTGCTATACTACCGAGGTTTAATGATGAATAAAGATTTGAAGGACATGCATATGCTATTGGTATTGTAATTGTAGATGTATTAATATCAATATGTATATTTAATTTTATGTCTGGTTCAAATGGAATAGTTGGATTTAATAATGAATATGCTTTTAAAATTGATAATTCAGTAATAGAATTTTTTGTACATTCTGCTTCAAAACAAAATGCATCAAGAATTATACCAACATCAGTTTTTGATGTGGTTTCATAACATAGATTAATTAGTAAATATTCTTTATTGTTAATAACTATAATAGAATCTGTTCTGGCTGATTCTGAAATAATTTTATATAATTCGTCTGTTAGTTCATTTTTTCCAATCCATGCAATGTTATTTCCACCAAAAACCTTAACTTTTTGAGGATCTAATTCTAATTTGGTTAATCGAATTTCCGGAGCCATTTGTAAATCTAATGCTTTCATTGCTATAATATTAGATTCTTCAGAAATGGTATTAGCTTTCTCTGAAATATTTTTCGCATCTTTTGAAATCTCATTTGCTTCTTTTGCTTTGGTATTAGCTTTGTATGCGAATATCGCTGAAAGAATAGATGCTATAACGGAAATAATAGGAATAATATAATTTACAAATATCATATGAATACACCTACACTTTTATCTATAATATTATATATCGACTTATTTTTACAAAACTTTATATTTTTGTTTCTCACATACTTTACCTACACATATCGTCTAATTGTAAGACATTCGCCAACTCGAATAATGGGAGTTTGATTCTCTCTATGTGTTTTCAGACAGTCATCACGACTGTCTTTTTTAATTTAACAAATAATTTTAAAAAATGAAAGGATGGTGCTTAGTATCGCCGCAGCAAGAACAAAATCTCCCAACAGCAAGAAGCGTAGTGATACTTGCACTACCGCTTATAAATGTACAAGATGTGGAAAATCATTAGATGATCCAAAAGGCTATTTCTTTATGTCAAAAACAAGTCCTTTGTATACTGCTAATGAATTATATACAAGTATTTGTTTTGACTGTGCTAATGAACTGTTTGAGGAAAATAAATATAAATATAAAGACGAAAAAATAGCACTTATTATCATGTGTCATTATCTTGATTTGTTTTTTTCAGATGAACTATATGAAAAAACAAGAGATAATGCAAATTTTTCTTTAGGAAACTATGCAAAACTTCTTAACGGGCAACAATATAAAGCAAAAAATTTTACCACATATCTTGTAACTATATTAAAAGATGGACTTAAAACCATTGACGAAATGAGAGAAAACGAGGAGGCAAAATGGAGTGCTTCTGATTTGAAAAATAAAACATATGTCTTACAGTCTGTTGGATATGATTGTTTTACTGATGAAGGTTATACAGATGGAAATAGAAAATTTCTATTTAATACAATGGCAGATTATCTTACAGACGATGTTTTGGAAGATCCACATAAAATGCAACGGGTAATTTCTTTAGTCAAAACCACCTTACAGCTAGATAGTATTGATAAATTAATCAATATTGAATTGCGTAAAAAGATACCTGATAATACTCTAATTAAATCTTTGACAGATATAAAAGATAAGTTGGAAAGAACCATTAATTCATCCGCAAGTGAAAATGGATTATCAGCAAAAGGTTCTGGTAAAGGCGGTCGTGGAAGCACTACCTTGACCAATATTATGAAAGAAATGGGCGAAAATGGTTTTGAAGAAATCAAAGTTAATCTTGTGGATATTAAACTTTCTAAATCTTATCAGGAAATAGCTGCAGATAATGCAAAAGCATTATTTGATGAATTGAATATCACTTCTGACGAATATGCACATATGGTTGCCGTACAATCTCAGGAGATGATTACCTTACAAGATAAGATAATGAAGCTGGAAGAAAGTGTTCGCTTACAGAAAATCGAAATCAAATCTCTTAAAACTGAGAATGAAAATCTAAAAATAGAACTGGAAGGTGATATTGATGGCGATAACCATAATAAATAAACCTTCCCAAAAAGAAATATCTCAGCGAAAACTTGAAACATATGATAAATACTCCAAAATTATTCAATGGGGACGTGCCTATCCAGTAGAATTTACAAGCCGGTTCATGGGAATTGAACTGTTAGATATGCAGAAATATGCATTCTATAATTCATGGTCACGAGACTTCGTTTTATGGCTTGAAAGTCGAAATGCTGGAAAAACAACTAAGCTGGCTGTTTATACTATGACACGCTCTCTTCTATTTCCATTTCATGTTACATATTTCCTTGGTAATACAGGCGATCAGGCAAAGGAAGTTTATAAGAAAGTTGAAAAAATAGCCAAGAAAGAAATTGAGTCTTTTGCTGGATGCACTGATATCTTCTTTAATGAACTAAGAAAAAATGGGGTTAACTCTGATGGATTTGTACATAATCCAGCTTCCTTTACATGTACTCTCTTCAATGGTGCAGAAATTAATACTCTAAACAGTGACATCACAAATATCAAAGGTAAACGTGCAAACTTAGTATGCTTTGATGAAGCCGGATGGTTTTCGGATGAATTGTTTGTACAGGCTGAGAACTTTGTAAACCAGGATGAAAACTTTAAACTTGGTGGAAACGTGGATATTACATTGGAGCCAAAAGGAATACCAAGGCAATTATTATACGCATCTTCTGCTTCAGATACCTCATCTGAATATTATAAAAAATTTAGATATTTCTCAGAACGAATGCTAATGGGCGACCAAAAGTATTTTGTCTGCAATTTCAATATTGATATGGTTATGAAAGCGAAATACAACGGAGAACCATATCCTGCACTTATCAGCCAAGATAAAGTTGATAAAGCTATGGGCGATAACAGAGATAAAGCATTAAGAGAATTATATAACAAGTTTAGTGCTGATTCCCATGAAGGACAGATTCTTACTAGACGTGAAATCATGCAATATACCAAATTAACCCCTCCGCTTCTACTTAATGATACTGGAAACAGATTATTCGGACTAGCATGGGACTCTGCAAGGTTGAACGATAACAGTGTGATTGGTATAGCAGAATACTTTGATGATCCTGAACGTGGATGGTGTATGGATATATGTAATGTTGTAAGTTTAGTAGATATAGCTACCAAAAATAAAACACCCATGATATTGCCAGATCAGGTAAAAAGATTTCAGGATTTATTATTGGATTACAACGGATATGATAAAAAGAAACTGGATTATGAAAATATCAAAGGCGTAATTTGTGATTCCGGAGCAGGCGGACAGATGGTTGGTGGTGTTTCAGACTATATGCTTGATAACTGGGTTGGTAAAGACGGAAAACCCCATAAAGGGATTATTGATAGAAGCCATAAAGCAAATGAAGCATCTTCCAAAAGATTTAAAGATGCAATCGATATTATGAAATTAGTAGATCCCAAAGCACATAGAAATGAAATATTTGATGCTGCTGAACGGATGACTAAACTAGGTATAGTAACATTTCCTGCTGATTTTGATGGAAAGGATTATATCTTATCTATTGATGATGAGGGGAACGAACATAAATACGATCTGAATGCTGATGAAAAAGAATCTCTTGCGCAGATTGATTTAATGAAAACAGAAATCATCACTATGTGTAAATATACCTCTGGTGGAAATGTAAGATATGATTTCCCTCCAGAGAAAAGAAATACAATGCATGATGATAGGGTATTTGTTTATGGATTATTATGTTGGTTTCTTGCCCAATTAAGAAAAGGGCAATTAGTACAAAGACCTGAACCTAAAACTAACGTCTCCTCTCTCACTGCTCTTGCACGAAAACCAAAATTATATTCTCATTAGAAAGGCGGTGATCAAACATCGAAGAAAATACAAATAATAATGGAGCAATAAAAGAACAGTTTCAAGAAGATAAAAATAACGTAAGCGATTTTCTAAATGGTAAATCACCGACTTTCAACTTTACAAGTTTAAAGCGGTTGGCATTATCAGAGTTGGCATATAAAGGTGTTTTTAAATATAATCGTATTTGTGGATTCACAAGAAGTCAAATTCTTCGTATCGTTCAAAATCCTGAACAGTATGGAAGTTCTATAATTCGTTTATCACAATATATGTATCTGAAAAGTGGTTATTACAAACGGCTTATTGATTATTTTGTTAATATGGCTGTTATTAATTGGACTGTTGATACAGAGATAAAGCAAGACAAAATGTTTTGTACCACTAAAACCGATAAAGCAAAGGAACAATATCAGAAAGATTTCAAAAAGAATTATGTCAAATTCACAGCGCAAGCAAACAAATTCAAGTTAGACAATCGGATTACTGACATTATGAAAAAACTTTTCCTTGAAGATGCTTGTTTTGGATTTGTAACAGAAAATGATACTGATATTTCTATATTTTTTATAGATCCAAGATATTGTGAAATCAAGAAACTTTCTAATGGTTCAATTTATCAATATGCTATCAATCGAAGTTTGATGAATAATTCATATTTACAAACACTTCCATTAGAATTACAAGCATTATTAGAACAATCAAAGGAACTATCTCTGAATAATATGGTTATGGTTCCATATGAAAATTCATTGTGCTTAAAATATAATAATGATTTTACATATTTGTATAGTCCATTCTTTCCTTTGATAGCCTCAATACTTGACATAGATGATATAAAAGATTTGGTAAAAGCAAAATCAGAAGCAGACGCATACAAATTGGTTTATTTTAAGATACCAGTTGATGATGAAGGTCATATAACTATGGGGGATGAGTTAATCTATCCATTCGTTGAAATGGCAAAATCCATCCTACCTGACCGATTTGGCGTTGTGCCTTCGCCTATGGATTTGCAACTTATTGAGTCAAAATCTACTATATCAGATGATAAAAATAAGGTTGAACAGGCTGTCGAAAACTATTATGGAGAAGCTGGTGTATCTAAAGCACTTATATCTTCTGCTTCTAGCGGTTCTGAATTAAAACTTTCTATGAAAGTGGATTCCTCTGATATTTATCGTATATATCGTCAACTTGAATCATGGATGGATTTACAAATGAAACTTCGTGGTCACATCCATGATGATTATCAATTTGTCTATCGAATTTTACCAGTTACTATCTTTGACGTAGATGACTATATAGAAAAGAAATTAAAATTGGCACAGGCATCTCTACCAGTTAAAGGAGAATTATTAGCCGCAACTGGTGTAAACACCGCAAAAATGCTTGGAAATTCATTTATGGAGCAGATGTTCAAAGAAGATATTTATGATAAGTGGGAAGTATTAAAAACATCATACACTACTGCTAATGATGGATCAGAAGGTGGTAGACCAATGAATGATGATACTGATTTGGCTCCTTCTACAGATACGCAGCGTGGCAACGATTCAAACAATACGGATAATCGTATATAGAAAGTTGGTGATTGAATATATGGGTGAGGTGTTGATTTTAGACCAAGTAAAGGCAGATATATTACAGTCGATTGGTTTCAAATATACAAAAAGAAACATTGATAATAAAGAAGTGTTTGTGTTTATACAAACAAATGAATTGATGAAGGAACTGAACTCAAAGTTTGAGCAAGGTTCTTTTTTATTTAATCCGAATGTTTGCTTGTAAAAATTTGGGGAAGGAGGATGTAGATTGCCAAATACAGAATTAAAAAATATTGATATGACTGCAAAATTTACTAATTTTCAAGTCATCAATAAAGATTTTACTCGATGTAGATGTAATGTCTTTTACACAGGACGTAATAGAAATTATTCTGATATAACAGAAGAAGCATTACAAAAATTTATTGCAAGAAAAGGTTATGCAAATGTTCCTGTTGTTGCACATCTTATGAAAGATGATGATGGAAATTATTATATCGGCGGTCATGATTCTAAAATTATCATAGATAATAATGGAATTGAACTTGTTAATGAATGTGTGCCGTTTGGCGTAATTCCAGAAGACTGTAATCCGTCTATGGATTTAATTACAGAGCGTTCAGGAGAACAACGTAAATATTTTTCAGTTGATATTATCTTATGGACACATCGTTATCCAATTATGGAGGCAGCTTATAGTGATGAAATATATTTCAATCAATCAATGGAAATTTTCTTTGAAGATTACAACTATGATAACGACTATGTTGTAGTTAATGACTTCTCTATGTCTGCATTATGTTTGCTAAGGCGTAGTATGGACGCAAATGAAAATATAGAACCTTGTTTTGAGTCTTCCAGGGTGAAGGCTTTTTCTATTGATACAGATAAATTCAAACAGAACTTTGAGCTGATGTTAGAAAAATTAAAACAGTATGAATCAGATGGTACTACTACCGCTGTTCAAAATAATGTAACAAACGAACCTAATAAGGAGGAAAAGAAATTTATGGATTTAGAAAAGTTGAAATCTTTTCTTTCTACTTTTACAGTTGGCGAAAGTGAAAATGCAACCGAGCAGTATGCGTTTATTGACGCAACTGAAAATTCTTTTACGGTTATGGATAAGCATGATTGTCTTAAAGTTTATACCGTTGAATTTGCACTTGATGACGATGGTAACATTGCTGCTGATTGGGATGGAAAAGTAGAAAAGAAATTTTCTGTAGTAGATTTTGAAACTGAAAATGCAGTATCTATGAACGATTTAATTGACTTTAACAAAGTTATAGATAGGTGTGCAGAAGAAAAAGCATTTTCTATTACGGAGGAACTTACTGCAACATTTAATGAGGATATTGAAGCTAGAGATACCGCTTACGCTGAGTTAAATGATAAGTACACCAAAGCTGTCACAAGGCTTTCTGAGTATGAAAGTGCTGATACAGAGGCAAAACGTCTTGCACATAAGAATGAGATTGACACAATCGTTGCTGACTTTGCAAAGAAGATTGGCAGAAGTCCAAAATTCTTAGTTTACAAAGCAAAACTTAATGCTGATGAAGTAACAACAGAACAGGTTATGCACGACTTAACACTGATGGCAGGTCAGGAAATGGTAAGTAAATCTGCTTCTTTCTCTTATCAGCCACAGGAAACAAATGTAGCTTCTAAAAAAGATGATGAATTGACTAATAGATATGGTCATTTATTGGACAAGCACAGAAAATAAGGAGGGTTTTTAAATATGGCAAATTATAATGTAGTCGAAACCACAAATATGTGGGGCGCAAAGTGTCTGTCTTTTCAGGCAACTTCTGATATTGAAAATGGAATGTTAGTTGCAAAGGGTGATTTAGTAACTGGTGAAACAGATATTTATACTGCTTCTGTTCCTACTACTTCTGATGAAGTATATCTTGTGGCAAATCCTGCATGGTCTTATGACAACAATCGAGCAACCGATCAGAATGAAGAGAATTATATTAACAAGGCTGGTGTGCCTTTTAGAGTTTATCAGTTAAAGAAAGATAATAAGTTCAAGACTTATAGCACTGGTATTACACCCATTACTGAAACAAAAGAAAGCGAAACAAAAGATGTACCTGTAGCAGTTGGTCAGTATATCACTGTTGATGGCTCTACAAATAAGCCTAAAGCAGTTGCTACAAAGCCTACTTCTGGTTTTGTTGGTAAGGTAATTGCCGTTGAGGAAATTGGATTCCCTTACTGCATTGGTTCTATTGGTCAAAATGTTGTTATCGGTTCTGGTGATTCCGCTGTTGGTATGGGATATTCCGCTGATACAAGAGTAACCAAAGTAACTATTGAAGTTATTAAGAATGTCTAATTAGGGAGGTATATAAAATATGGGAAACTATCTTGTTGAATTAACAAATTTGATGAATGATTCTCTTACTGGCAGAGTTGGTCTGTTTGCAGAAGGTGCAGAAAAGTTTACGGATCAGGCTATAAGAGAGGCGTTCTTTGATATTCTTGGTGAAGATAAACTTACTTGGCAGGGTTGGAGAAACCATAAGAATGAAATCTTTACTGTCATGGAAAATGTACTTACAACCAATCTGCCTCTTGCATGGGAAGGTTCTCCTTTCTATGAGCAGTTCGTAGAAGTGAAGAACGGTGCATTAGGCGATAAGAATGAGTTTGTAGTTGAGGACAATTCCGTTCTTGTTGCAACAAAATTTGCTGGTAATTACTGGTCTACTGACAGAACGAAGTTACAGGGCAAAAAGAGTTTTGGTGTATCTACGGAATGGATTTACATTCATATTTATGATGAATTAGAGAGATTCCTGAAGGGTACTGTTACTCTTCCTGAAATGCTTGCTAAGTTGCAGAAAGGTTTCCAAAATGAAATTGATGCACGTATCTATACTGCTTTCAATGGTGCTGGTACATATCTTCCTTCCGCATTTCAGGAGTCTGGTTCTTATGATAGAACTACTATGGCAAATCTGATTGAGAAGGTACAGGTTGCTTCTCAGAAAAATGTAGTTCTTGCTGGTACTCGTACTGCTCTTGCGCAGATTGCAGAAGGTATGGACACAAAACTTATTTCCAATTCTCAGAAAGAAGAATTTGCAACTAATGGTTGTATTCTGAATTTGACTGGTCTTGGTGTAAGTGCAATCATGATTCCTCAGACATTTGTTCGTGGTACTTATGATTTCAAAGTAGATAATAAGTCTATCTATGTTCTGCCTGATGCAGAGAAACCTATTAAGATGTACTTCGAGGGTGATACAAGGGCAAGAGACCTTACGGCACAGGATACGAACGATCAGACCTACGACAGTCAGGTGCAGACAAAATTAGGAACCGGCATTGTGTTTAGCAATCTTATGGGCAAATATGCCGTATCTTAATTAGTAGATATATAAATTTTATTCAGCACCGACTAAGGTGTTATTTTTATGCCTAAATTGGTGCTGAAAATAAATCAATGAGGTAAATATATGGAAAAAGAACAGAAAAATTCATTTTTCCATTGCTACTCTTTTAACTTATATCATTTCTTAAAATCACAAGGTTTTAATTACATTAAAAAGTCTAAAAACAAGACTAATAATTTGACTTATTTCACTTTTGAGAAATCAGAAGAATTAAATAAGACAATTAACACTTGGAATGAGTTAAAAGAAAAATCAAAGATGGAGGAATTATAAACATGGATTATACAAAAATGGAACTTGACGAATTAAAAGAATTAGCAAAGTCAAGAGGTCTTAAAGTAGGTAATATTGGCAAAGATAAATTGATTGCAAAATTGAAAGAAAATGACGCATATACTGCTGTTTCTGCTGAAGACGATGATTTAGCAGAAAACGTAGATATGACGCAGACTGTAGAACAGAACAATGTACCAAAAGATGTAGAAAAATCACAGGATGAAGTATCGGAAGATACTAAACCAGTGTCTTTGTTGGATGCTATTTCTGAAACCATTGACGATTTAGATGAATCCGCTGACGATAAAGACGATTACGAAGATAAATTAGACCTTGATACTTCTATTCCAGTTAAATCTATTACATTTGGCGGTCTTACATATAAATCTAGGACAACAAACGCTGTAATCAGATGGAAACAGATTGGTGAAATTCAATACATGACGGTTGCAGAACTGAATGAAATGAATAATTACAGTAGCGATTTCCTTAATAAACCATTGGTTATTCTTATGGACGAACGTGCTGTTAAAAAATTCAGGCTTACTCCTGTATATGAGAATGTTGCAAAGCTAAACAATCTTAAATCAGTTTTTAATTCTGATTTGGCTACAATTAGCAAGGTCGTAGATGATGCTTTGCGTGTAAATATGCGAGATATTCTTATTAGCAAGGTAAGACAGATGTATAAGACAAGAAAATTAGTTGATGTCAATGTACTTCGACTGTTACAGGATAAATTACATTTTGATATTTTAAGTGAATAATATAAAGGCAGGTGATGGATATGGCTAATACTACATACAAAGAACTTGCCGATGCTGTTTTCCGCAGTATAAAAGATCGTTCTTTTTGTGATATATCAGAAGAAATGGCTTATGACATTGTTATTGGCTATATCAGACCAGCCATCGTTAAATTTCAGTCATGCAAACAGGATCTATCACAAAGAGACGATGAACTTGGACAATTTAATTTTCGATTGACAGATGATACATTTATTCTGTTGTGTAACTATATGACGATAGAATGGCTTACAAGTGAATTTATTTTGACAAGGGAAGCATTAAAGGCTCGTATGTCTACTGCTGATTTTCATAAGATTGATAACAAAGATATGCTTACAAAAGCAAAAGAATTACGTTCTGAACTTATGAAAGAGAATGATCAACTTGCAATCAATAAATCATACAGAAATTCCAAGTTGTTTGACTTAGTTACAAATAGGAAGAAGGTGTAATGTATGAGCCTTCAACTTATGAAAGAGCGAATCAAACATAGTGGTTCTACGGCACGAGAGGAAATGATAATTGATGGACAGAATCTATTAAAAGAAGAGTTAGAACATGATTCGTCTTACTCTCCTACTATGTATTTCTGGAATCCAGTGTTGGGATGTGATGACAGACCTGCAAAAGTCAGAATATATAAACGGAAATATAGTTCGCTAAATGGAAACTATCAGAATTTTCTAACCACATATGACAATCCTATTAAGATTGGTGAGTATATGCACGATACGAAAGATGATACATACTGGCTTATATATAATTCTTTCAATGTCAATGATGTGCATTATGAAGGGAAAATGATTCAGTGCAATTATCTTCTAAAATGGCAGCTTGCAAATGGGGAAATTATAGAGCGTTATTCTAATATAGTTTCTGCATCCAAGTATGATGTTGGAGAGACAGGTAATAGTACGCTTGTGCTGAGTTCTAACAACTATACTATCCTTATTGGATATTGTGAAGAAGGTTTTGAACTGGAAGGCAAACGAGTATTCATTGATATGAAGCCAACTAAGCCTACTAAGGTGTTCAAAATTACTCGTAGTGACGATGTTCTGTATAATTCTGGTAATATGGGTTCCTTGTTAAGTTTCATAGCTGATAAAACAGAATTCAATCCAAATGACGATAATCAGGAATTGAGGATATGTGATTATAATAAAAATACCACTCCTCTCCCACCCACCCCATCAGAACCCAATGAAACGACAGATTTAAGGTGCGTGATTTCTGGGAATACAAATCTGAAAAATGGATATTATCGTAAATTTACTGTAACTTTTTCAGATAATGACGAAAATACTGTTGACTGGCAGGATGTAGATTATCAGTGGAATGTAAAATCAGATTTTGATGTCAAACAAACTATTACAGATAATAAAATAACTGTTTCTGTTAATGATGAGAACCTTATTGGAGGTTCTTTTTTTGTACAAATTATCATTGGTGGGGCTGTCTTATCTGAGATAAAAGTAAATATTGTTGAGTGATGGAGGTGATTGCATATGGCGAACAGTACAAGTATTTCAGACTTCAAAAAAAATGTAGTAGATGCGATCACGCATGATGACACAATTTTTTATGCTTTCGGTGCTGATAAGGATAAATATGAAAATGGTGGAGATTTAATAGGGACACACATTTTAACATACAATAAAATCCCCGATACTGTTGAGACAGTTTCAACCTATATGACTATTATGGTACATACAAAAGTATTTGACAGTAGGTACGATAGAAATAAAACTTTTGTTATACCAAGACTTGAATTCTATATTTATTCACATTTCAAGCATATGCAGATGGATAGAGAAATCACTAAAGATAATCGTTGCGATTATATCTCCATGCTTATTGACAATATGTTTAATGGCTCAGCTGAATATGGTGGTATTGGTGAATTAAAATTGTCACTAAACGAAGAAGGCGCATACAATAAAGATTTTCTATATCGTCACATGCTATTTGAGACTGTTGATTTAAACAAATCTTTTTGTGAGTATGAATAGGCAGGTGATACGATATGGAAATTCTAAATGAGTTTGATGAGCTTCAGATATATGGTGGTAACAGTTATAAAGTAAATGATGATATATCTATCAGACAGCCAACTTTGGGTGAAATTAGGGATTATGGCGAAAAGAAATATTTTGGCATGGTTCATACTTTGTGTTCTGTTGGAGCAGATTTAAAATGGCAACTTGATGATATTGGTCAAGACTACACCAAAGTATCTGACTATGAATTGTTTTGTTCTATTTTATGTAGGCGATATACAAAAGAAGATACAAAAATATTATTTGGTGATGTTTTAGATTTTTCACAAATGAAAATTCAGTATAAAGAAGATATTCAGGATCATATTCTTGTACAATTTGTAAATTCAGAAAAGCAAATTATTATAGACAGATTTATATACTCTTCTATCGTAAATATATTGCGTAAGATACATAAGATGAAGCGAAATGATGAAATGCCTGGTAATGAATTGACTCGTCAAGCATTAATCGAAGATGCGCGAGAAGAACACGAAGAAAACAAAGATAAACCGATTAAATCATATCTAATGCCATTAATATCAACTATGGTAAATTCAGAAGGGTTTAAGCGAGATGATACGACCGTATTTGATATGCGAATGAGAGCTTTTATGGACAGTGTTGCTCGTGTGAACAAGATAAAAAATGCAGAATTGTTATTACAAAGTGGATATTCTGGATTTGGCGTAGATTTAAAGAAAATTGATAAAAACGCACTCAATTATATGGGAGAACTTGATTAGTTTCAAGTTCTTTTTTTATATATAAAAATTCAAAAAAATGAACGGAGGAATTACATAATGAATGTAAATGAACTGATTCTTGATAAGGTTCGTAGTCTTATTTTTACTGACCTTTCTGATGGTTCCGTAATTGGTCGTTTGACAAAACTGGAAGACCCTAGTTTACAGACTGCCGCAGAAGGCGAAGAGATTACAGACGCACAGGGCGCATTGATTAGTAAGATTTTCAGAGCAAAAACTGGTAAATTTAGTGCAACCAACTCTTTGTTTAGCATGGATTTGCTTGCTTTACAGTATGGTGCTGATAAGGAAATTGCTGATGATACAAACAAAATTGTTGTTCCTGTAGAGGAAATTCTTACTGTTGCCGATGGTAAAGTTACTCTTGGACATGATCCACTTGGCGAAATCAAGTATATCTATCAGCTTGAGAATGGTCAGCTTGCCAAGAAATTTACTGTTGGTACAGCCGCTAGTGCTACTGATTTTGAGATTAACGGTAAGGAAATTACTGTTCCTACTGGTGCAACTGGACGTATTTATGTGGAATACGAATATGAGTCTACTTCTGCTGTTCGCGTTTCCAATAGTACCGATAAGTTTCCTGAAGCTGTTGGTGTTAAGATTTTCGCTATCTTTAAGGACATGTGTAACGAGAATATTAAGTATGCAGGTGTCATTAAAGCCGCAAAGGGTAAGATTGATCCTTCTTCCATTGAAACAGCACTTACTGGTACTGGTAAGCATAGTTTTGATATTGACTTCATGAAGGATTATTGTGACGAAGACGTAGACCTGTTTAGTGTCATCGTAGCAGAATAATGTACTTTGTATAGGGCGGTATTGTATCGCCCTAATTAAAAGAAGGAGTATTTACATGGAACATAATAAGAAAATAAACCATTGGTGCGCCTTATGCGGTATTGGCTACCATGCTTGCGATTCATGTAGTAAAGAAAAAACTATTACTCCTTGGAGATCTTTAACAGATACGGTTGGACATTATAAAGTTTTTATGGTTCTTAGAGATTATAAAAACAAGGTAATTAGCAGAGAAAAAGCGCAGGAATTATTGTCTGGTTTAGATTTATCTGATAAAGAATCATATAAGGATAATGCTAAGAGTGTCTTATCAGATATTTATATGATAAACACTGTTGATAAACCTGTAAAACTCACTAATAAGCAACGTGGGCGTAAACCTGTACAGGTAGAAAGTAAAATGGAAAATGAATCCTTGTCTGAAGAAATTGAAAAATCAGAGGAATAAAGAATAATTATGAATAGTATTTTGAAATATCAATCCAATATTATAGGGTGAGATACTGTTCATAATCATAGATAGTATTCTCACCCTATTTTTTACGATTTTTATGAAAGGTAGGATATATAGAAATTAAAACTATAAGTGAATTAACAGGAAAGGAATATGAACTTGAAGATGTAATATGGTATGGCAACGCACTTCAAGCAGCACAGTATTATTTATGGAACTGTAAGCCAGTAGATATGACTGTATCTCCTGATACAAAGCGTTGGGCTTTTGCATTTACTAAAGATGATCACAAAAAATATATTGGACGTTGGAACAATCAAAAATCTGATTACAAATGTTAGGCTGGTGATAAAGTGGGAAAAAATATCTATTTAGATAATGCGGCTACTACTAAATTAACAGATTCAGTAAAAGAATATTTAATATCTATATTAGACGATTTCGGAAATCCTAGTTCTTTATATAGTTTATCAGAGAAGCCTAAACAAATTATATCAAACGCACGACAGTCAGTAGCAAAATTTATTAATGCAAATTCAGATGATATTTATTTTACAAGTGGCGGATCAGCAAGCAATACGTTAGCAGTTAAAGGGTATTTCCAGAAGAACGATTGTACTCTCTTCTATTCTCCCATTGCACATAAATCCATTTTGAAATGTGTGGAATCTTACCATAATAGTATTCCGTTAAAAGTAAATAAAGAAGGTATTATTGACATACATGATTTAGAACAGTATTTGGATGTCTGTATTGATACTCCATTCGTTGTAATAGATCATGCCAATTCTGAAATTGGAACCATTCAAAATATAGAACAGATTATTAAAATTACACATTTATATAATGGTATTGTCTATTTGGATTGTACTGGCAGTATACCAACGATTCCGATTGATGTGAAAAAGTTAGATGTTGATATGCTTGGCTTTAGTGGACATAAGATTCATGCGCTAAAAGGTTGTGGAGTTTTATATAAGAAGAAAAATATAGAACTTGAACCTTTAGTTTATGGTAGTCAAGAAAATGGTTTATTTTCAGGTACAGAGAACATATTAGGGATAGCTTCAATTGGTAAAGCTGTGGAATTGGTAAATTATAAAGAAATTAGTTCTTATGCAAGAGATTATGCATGGCATTATATTAAAAAAAATATTACGGACACTTACATAATAGGTTCTGAAAACAATGAAAATAGATTGCCACACAATCTATACATGTGTTTTAAAGGTGTCGAGGGTGAAAGTTTAATGATTCTTCTTGATATGAACGGAGTCCAAGTAAGCACAGGTTCTGCCTGCAACAGTAATTCGCTTACTCCCTCTACTACTCTATCTACTATTGGTATGGATAATAAAGATATTCACAGTTGTATCAGAATGACATTCAGTGGAGAAGAAACACAAGAAGAATTACAATATGTATGCAGAACATTGAAACAATGTGTTGAAAGTCTCAGAAATTTTAACACACAATAGAACAACAATTTCAAGTGGTGATTTTAAATGAAATTGAAACGAAAACTAAAAACGCATGAGCAAAAAATGCAAGAATTAGCAGTTAAATATAAGGTTGCTAAACAGAAACGAAATGAGCGTAGATTGAAATATGAAATTATAAAAATGTCTCTGCCGTTTCGATTAACACTAAAATTTAATAAACTGATCGTGTTACTATCCATTGTCGCAATTATCTCCTATACAGTTGCGGCTATTTTATTGCAAAAATATACAATGACAGAGTTAAGCCCTACTTTGACTACTTGTGTGTATGGGTTCTTTGGAACAGAATTATTAGGACTTGCTGGAATAAAAATATTTGATACAAAGTACCAGCAAATCGAAAGTAATGTAACGGAAAATATAAATGATCCTGAAGCGGTCGGCTAGGAGGAATTATTATGAGTATTTTAGATGGTATTAAAAACTTCTTAGAATTAGTAAACGAAAACTGGACTACTATTATTGTAATCATTGGACTTGTAATTGCAATTACTAAAAAGGCGATTACATATTTCAGTAAATCTGATGAAGAGAAAATTGCTATCGCAAAGAAACAGATTCAGGAAACTATGTTGAAATTAATCAGTGACGCAGAGCAAGATTATGACGAATGGAAACAGGCTGGCTCAATTAAGCGAGCACAGGTTATTGATGAATTATTTGCAAATTATCCTATTTTATCAAAAGTAACTGATCAGGAAAGCCTGATTAAGTGGATTGATAATACTATTGATGAAGCGTTAGTAACTCTTAGAGATATTGTAGAAGAAAATAAGAAACAGGAAGTGATGTGATAACATGGGTTTATCAATCAGTAATAATGGACTTACTCTAATTAAGAAGTTTGAAGGTTGTAAACTTACAGCATATAAAGATAGTATTGGTATTCCAACAATTGGATTCGGGCACACAAACGGGGTGAAAATGGGGCAAACCATTACTCAGTCTCAAGCAGACGCTTATCTAAAATCTGACTGTGCGAGTGCAGAAAAAGCTGTAAATAGTTATACTAAATACAATTGGAACCAGAACCAGTTTGATGCACTTGTCAGCTTTACCTTCAACTGTGGTAGTGGGAATCTGAAAACATTATTAAATAATGGACAACGTACTATTTCCGAAATTAGTTCAAAAATTACAGCATATAACAAATCTGGAGGTAAAGTGTTACAAGGACTAGTAAAGAGACGTGCTGCTGAAAAAGAATTATTTGATAAACCAGCATCATCTTCTACTGTTCTCGTATCACCATCTACCTCTAGTACAGTAAAATTTGTCAAACCTATTAGTTATCTTCAAACTGACCTCAAATGGAAAAATCATAATTATTCTGCAAAAGGTGAAAAGAAAACTATTGGCAGTGCTGGGTGTGGTGTTACAGTCGCCGCTATGGTTATTGCGACATTAAAAGATAGGAATGTAACTCCAATAACTACAGCAGAATGGTCTATGGCACATGGATACAAGGCTTTAAATCAAGGAACATATTATACATATTTTGTGCCACAGTTTAATCAATATGATATTACTTGCAAAAGATTAAACCAGTCAAATCTATATGGCAAGTCATCTTCTTCTGCTCACACGGAAGCATTAAATGCCTTAAGAAAAGGTAATTGGGTGATTGCTTGCATGGGGAAGGGAAACTGGACTAGTTCTGGGCATTTTATTCTTTTGTACAAATATGAAAATGGGTATGTATATATCAATGATCCAGCGTCAACAAAAGCAAATCGAATTAAAAATACATGGGATTTGTTTGCAAAACAGGTTAAATATTTATGGACTGTTGAAGTTCCTGACAATTTTAAACCTGCATCCATTCCTACAACTAATGTAACATCCTTTGGCTATACTGGAAAAGTTGTTAATTGTACAAAATTGAATATGCGTAATACACCAAATGTTGAAAGCAATAATGTTGTTTGTATTCTACTAGTTAATGATACTGTACAAATTATTGGTCGTGCCGCTAACGGATGGTATCAGGTAAAAACAAAAGATAATCTTGTTGGATATGTATCTAATAAGTACATTACGATTTTATAAGGAAAGGCAATTATATGAATGGAAGAATTAGTAACTAAATACCTAGAAAATATTAATCCTATGATTGTACTTGTTGCGCTTGTGCTTCTTATTTTTTTCTGTTGGATTACTATTAAAAACAGGAAAGTAATTTCTGATTTTTTTAATGATTTATACAATAGAAAGAAAAATAAAGAAGAACTACTGCAAACTATTAAGGATAATCAAACCGATATTAAAGCAATAATGGAAAATCGCATTCATGACAGGGAACAATCATTTGCTATTCAGAAAGAACTAACAGATGCTCAAAATAAGCTTTCTGAATCGTTGTCTAGCATCTCACAAAAAATAGACGATATGCAACGTAATACAGATGAACGTTTCAAGGAAAGTGAACGTAAAAATAATAAACGAATTAGAGCCGAGCTGAAAGATAAAATAAGTCAGTCTTATAGGTATTATCATTCTCTTGGTAAAATTAATGACATGGAACTGGAAGCATTGGAGGATCTGATTGAGGAATATGAGTCAGCCGATGGCAAAAACAGTTTTGTCCACAGTGTTGTACAAAAAGAAATGTATACATGGGAAAAAGTTTCTCAGATGTAGATAGTATTAAAAGGGCGATTTCAATGTGAAGTCGCTCTTTTATTATGTCCTTGATTATAAGGACATTTTTTGAATGAAGGACATAGTAAAGGAGCGATTAATATAAGTGCAAAACTTCTCACAATAGATTCATCAACGAATAAATCTGGATGTGCATATTTTTGTAACGGTAAATATAAAGCGCATCATTTATTAGACTGTAGTAAAGATAAAAATATGGATTCACGTTTTGAGGAAATGTCACATAGGTTATGGACAATTCTTGATTTATATAAACCACATATTGTTTATGTAGAAGAAACTGTTGTATTAAGAAACGCACAAACACAAAGATTTCTAACAAGATTACAAGGGGTTATCTACGCTTGGTGTATAAATCATGACTGTGAATTTAATACAATAAGACCAACTTCTTGGCGTAAAGTTATAAATATGTCGCAGGGCAAAAATGTAAAAAGAGAACAGTTAAAAGAACAAGCAATTCAATATGTAAAAGAGCATTATGATTTAAATGTTGGTGATGACGAAGCTGATGCAATTTGTATTGGAGATGCTGTAATAAAAATGTATGGTGATTGATTATGTACTCTTACGAAATAGAACAAGTATTAAAATTACATAATTACAATATTTATTCAGACATATATTTACATATATGTAATTCAAGTCCACAAGTAACACATATAAAATATGATTCTTATAATGATGATTTCCACATATGGACTAATGATGATTATTACTGGAACATAAAAGTATATAGGAAGGAAGACAAATTATGATTACACTACTTAGATGGTATTTATATAAAACTAAAGAAGTGAAATGGAAACTGGAATTTTGGCAGTTCGCAGATAAGCAGCTTATGGAACTGATTAAAAATCCAGAAGAACTTGAAAAGAAATTTATGGATTCATTAGCTAAAGTGATTCATGAATCTAATAAGAACAATTTAGATAAATAAAACCAATAATTACCTCTATATTTTTACATTATTATATGATACATTCATTTATGTAAACTTACAGGAGGTGATATAAATGGATAATTACTATTTTAAATTAGTATGTGTTAGTGAACATGATCCATTAGAGTATGGAGTTCTTGAGGATGTAAATCTTGGCAGTTTAGAAGATGTTCACAAGTATGTTGTAGAGCACATTAAAAATCATTCTCCAGAACAAATAAAATGGATGTTAATACCGATGAAAAAGTCAAAACCGAAATTTGCGTAAGATAATATTAAGATAATATAATTAAGAGCCTGTTTAAATACAGGTTCTTTTACTTTTAAAATGTCTCTTTCATAGGGATAAAGAAATAGCACCGTATTTCTACGATGCTATTCTCTCGTCATTTCCCTAACCTCCTGAAATGATCTTAAATGTTTGCAATTAGCCAAATTGCAGATCTAAGATAAGGATTAAGTTGTGACATTCATAACCTGCTCTATAGCTTATTATATCATTGACATTTCTGATGTCAAGCAGATATTTTCACCGTTTATTCTTGCTATATCTCAGAAACATATGCAGACATAGGATTTGTGTTTATGATTTTGTGTAGTAGAAGGTGGCTAATCTCCTACCGTTTCATCTAATTCACATGAATAAGCGGATACTCATATCTTTGGTACTTATGTTACATTATTTCTTCTTGTTGTCTCTGTAAATCGTATATAGTAACCCTAAAGCCGCTATACACACAGAGATAATTGAGCAAGTTACCTCTATCACAGCAATTCCTTTCTCTACCTATGCTGCCACAGATATGAGTATTATAACATAGATGAAATATTTGGTATATAAAAAATTATTATTATTGCTCTCTCATTGTCCTGTGAGGGAGTATTTTTGTGTAAAGGATAAAATATGGCTACAGTAATAAGATCAATAAGTGATTTAACAAAGATTCTTGAATCACGAATACAACAGGCACTAAAGATGACTCAGCAGGAAATATTTGAAGTGATTCAGCAACATATAACAGACTACTATAAAGAACCTGTATTTAGAAATGGAACAAGTGCTATTCCCATGATATATGATAGAACATACAAAATGTTAAATTCGCTAATTAAAACAGATATTGTAAAAACTAACGGGACACTCTCCTGTTCTGTAGAGATTGACCCCAACTATTTAGATTATCAATATATGGGTGGAGCCAGTGGATTAGATATTATGCTAAGTGCAAATGAACAGTTTCACGGATGGTCTATTGAAGGAGATATGCGCATATGGGATGACGCATTAGCAGAATTGGGATTAAAACCAGGAATATTATATATCATGAAAAGTAACCTGAAAAAATGTGGTGTCCCAATAAAGTAACTCGCTACAACAACTAAATAACTATGAAAATTACTACCGCCCTTTGTCGGCGGTATTTTTAATGCCTATAACAAAGGAGGTAATTACATATATGGACGAATTTTTGATATTGCTCCAAGCAAAATTAGATGAAACAAAGTCAAAAGAAAATGTCAATGCAAATATTAAAGAACTTCAAAATCAGCTAGATAAATTAAAGATTCAAGTTGAAATTGATCCAAAATCATTATCAAATATTGTAAAACAATTAGAATCTGCACTTGGTCAAAAGATTAAGATTCCCAATATTGCTATTGATTCTAAAATGGGACAACAAATTGGTAGTAATATCGGGCAAAATATAGTAGATGGTATTAGCAGGTCAAGTAATAAAGTCAATTCAGAAGTACAAAAACTTGCTAACCAAGTCAATAAAATTCAACTTTCAATTGGTGACGGAACTTATGAATCTAAAGTAGATGCTTTGGTTGCCAAGACAAATCAATGGACTGATGCTAACGGAAATGCAAGAATCAGTACAAATGAATTGTCAAAAGCATTTGACCAATTAACTACCGCTTCTAATAATTATGCAAATAGTCCTACAGAGGCACATCAGAAGGCTCTTATTGCATCTGAAAAAGAATTAGACAAACAGATCAAGACCGTTACAAATTCTGTTAGGTCTATGAATACGGAATTAGCAAAAGATTCTGCTATATCTTCATTTCGTAATCAGGTTGTTGATTTTATGAGTAAAAATGGGAAAACTGTAAAATCTTTTCAGTTTGGTTCTGAATTAAAAGATATTTTTGCTAAAATCCAACAAGGTGCTAAATTAAGCAATCAAGAGTTATCTATATTAAAACAAAGATTTATTGATGTTCAAAATGCTGCTCGCGCAACAGGTAAACTTGGTAAGACATTCTTTCAAACTTTGAGAGAAGGAATGAGTTCGTTTAGTTATTGGACGAGTTCTACCTTCTTGGTTATGAAAGCAATCCAGTCTATCAAAGGCGGTATTAGAAGTATTGTGGAACTTGATACTGCTTTAGTAGATTTAAGAAAAACCACATCCATGACGTATGGTGAACTAGAGAAATTTTATTATGAAGCTAATAAAGTTGCTAAACAGATGGGTGTCACTACTGCTGAAATTATAAATCAAGCATCCGCATGGTCACGGCTCGGATATTCAAGCGCAGAAGCTGCATCTAAAATGGCAAAATATTCTTCTATGTTTGCAAGTATTTCTCCTGGAATGAATGTTGACACAGCTACAGATGGATTAGTCAGTGTAATGAAAGCATTTGATATCGGCAATGATAATCCTGACGAAGTTCTTGATGGAATCATGTCTAAAATCAATATTATTGGTAATACTGCCGCTACTAGCAATGCAGAGATTGTTAATATGCTAACAAGATCATCTTCTGCTATGAAAGAAGCAAATAATACATTAGAAGAAACTATTGCTTTGGAAACAGCAGCAGTAGAAATTACAAGAGATGATGCGTCTGTCGGTAATGCATTTAAAACCGTATCCATGAGGATACGTGGGTATGACGAAGAAACCGAAGAATTTATTGGAAATGTAGAAGAATTATCTGGTGAAATTGCAAATCTGACAAAGACTGCTTCTACTCCTGGCGGAATTAGTTTATTTACAGATGATACAAAAACAGAATATAAATCTACATATCAGCTATTAAAAGAAATCAGTGATATTTATGATCAGCTTAGCGATAAAGATCAAGCAGGATTACTTGAAGCACTGGCTGGTAAACGTCAGGGTCAGATTATAGCTGCAACTATCAATAATTTTGAAGCAGCAGAAAAAGCGATGAATAGCATGGCAAATAGTGCTGGTTCTGCTGAAAAAGAAATGTCAGTAATTATGGATTCCATAGAATACAAGACAAATCGTCTTAAAGAAACCACTGTTGGCGTAGCCCAGAATCTCTTCAAAAGAGATGACATGAAAACAGTCGTTGACGGTTTAACATCTGTTATGAACGTTATTGACTCATTAACCTCCAAACTTGGATTGTTTGGATCTATCGGACTCGGAGCAGGATTATTTACCTCCATTAAAAACGTCGGTATGGCTGAATTATATTAGTTTGCCATCAACATCTGCCAAAATGTTGTGAATGTGCCGACAGCATAGTTTTTGATTCTTGTGGCAAAGACAAGAAGGTTCTATGCCTGTCATGAGATACATGATAGTAAATAAAATACATACTCATTCGTATGTAGGTCGATATGGTCTGAATAGACTCTTTGTGATAATACAAGGACGGGGAATCTTGTGCCTGTCACAGTAATGTGATACTAAATGAGATCCGCAGGGAAGCCTCTCTTTATACTCATTTGTATAATGATGAACCCTCACTGTAATGAAATGGCTAGAGACGGTTAGATGCAACGCTGCCGTAACAATATACATTCGGTACTATGCTGAGATATGACAGTTTATTATTCAGTAGGAACCTTATCTCCTACTTTCATATCGTGGATGATAAGAATATCTATTTTGGAGTGGAGTCCAGAATAGACGAACATAAAAATATAAAAGGACTACCAGAGTGGAATCCAGTAGTCCAAATTACCTATGTAATTCTGTCTCAAATGAGACATCCTTAACATTGGCTTTTGCATGGACATCTTTGTACTTTACTAATGTGTTGCATATTTTACATATAATTTTATATATGTAAGGTAACACAAATCGAATGGTGGTGTAAAAGAATATAAAGCTTGCTAATACACATACCATCCCATATGCAGAGCCACACTCAACAACACTTTCAATTATGTTTTCCATGAGCCACCTCCGATAATTCTGTTTTTGTTGTAAATATCATACTATTAGGTGGCTTGTGTGGAGCAAGCCTATCTCACCGTGGAAGTGAGATGTTTTGGAGGTGGTTATGAAATCAAATCTTGATGTTGTAATGGAATTATATCATGTAGGAGCACGTAAATATAGACAGAACATTTATTTGTATGTACTGATATAAAAAAGAGAAGAAGACTTTCCCATGACTGGGGTAAAATAGTAGAGAGTGATACTGCTCTTCCATTTCTTTATAGCAACTGTTTTCACAGGAAGAAATAGGATAATGTAAGGATTTCTCCAAGCCGAAAATTGTGGAGATTTGAACGGAGAAAGCAAATAATTCTCCAATAAATAGGGCGAAAACGTATAAACCACTTGACTACGTTCAAGAATGTGTTATACTAACAAGTAAAAAGAAGCAAATACAAAAGGCACTAACCCGTATGACAAGCGGTTAGTCCAAGTTTAAATTAGATTCTAAATGTTAGAAAATAACCGTACTTTGGAGAGGGCGGTTATTTTCTTTTGTTTTTGTAATTAAACGCAAACGCAAGAATAGTAAAGATTACTATCGTGTATGCAAACATATCCGAGTATGTAACCATATACCAGTCCTCCTTTCGCAATATTTCCTCGAAAGGATATCTATAAGATAAACATGAGTTCAGTCTCACGATTAGAGGACTAACCGCCTACCACTTTAGGTAGCACCCTTTATCATATTGTAACACATTGGAAAATATTGTCAAATAATAAAATTTAGATTAAAATATTAAACACTTTTATTGAAAAATATTTACAAATTTTACTTATTATGCTACTCTAAAAATATCAAAATTTTTATAAAATTTGAAACGGAGGTAGCATAATGAAAGTATCAAGTGGCAATAAGCCTGTACAAACGTTAGCAAACAAAGTAAAGCGCGGTAATATCATACTGAAGCATAGGCTTCAGAGACGTGAAGGAGTCTGGAACAAAGAATCTAAGTCTTTACTTATAGACTCATTACTTAGAGGCTATATTGTGAATCCAATCCATACTATTTCAGAGGGCGGTAAGCAATATGTAATTGACGGTGTACAGCGGCTTGGAACTATCTCCGACTTCCTAAACGATGGATTTTCTCTATACAAGAATTTGAATCCTGTAGAAATTGAAGATATGACTTATGAAATTGCAGGTCTGAAATTTTCAAAGTTGGAGCAGCCTGTTAAAGATGCAATTTGTGATGCTCAGATACAAGTTTATGAGATTACAGAGTACACAGACAAAGATGTGCGCGAGATGTTCTCCAGGCTCAATTCTGGAAAACCTTTGAATACGACCCAGAAAATGACACCGAATATGTCTGATTATATGAGTGATGCGATATTTGATATTGTGTCTCATCCTTTCTTTGAGAAGGTTTTGACGCCCGCTCAGTTTAAGAGTTCTGTGGATCAGGCAACGGCTTTGGAAATACTTATGTTATGTGCAACAACCGAAGATTATGAGATTAATTCTTTCAGCAGAAAAGATAAAGAGAAATTCATAGAATATAGTAATTATAAAGACCTGAATGATAAAGTTGAATTAATTAAACAGGCTTTAAATAAACTTGATGAGAATTTTGATGAAGATGTGAAGATACCCAAAACTAGCCTGAGTTTTATTATTTTTGCGATTTGTCGGGTTATCAAAGAGAAAAAAGGAATGACAAAGGCTATGGATGCGATCAAAGATTTCCTTGCTAATTATGATACAAATGAAGAATATAAGGGATATATTACACAGGGCACCTCGGCAAATACCAGTGTGGTTCAGCGGTTGGAATACTGGCGCCATATTGTTAAATCATTATAATTCATATAGTATATTGGAGCCTGATCAGAAATGGTCAGGCTCTTTTATAACTTGCCAATGCCCTTCTCATCATCTAAATCTAATAACCAATCCACACTACATCCAAAATATTTACTCATCAACACCAACTCATCCGCTCTAGGTACTACCCTACTATCTGGACTAAACCAGTTGTTTATCTTGGTGATGGGTATGCTGGTGAACATTGATAATTGTATTCTGGATTCTGGTATTGATAATAGGGTGTGTAGGTTGTGGAATGATGGTTTGTGTTTCAT